ACCCTTCTTTTTATTTATTTTCCCAAATATAACCACCATTTAGTTTTTGAAATATTTAGTTTCTTGGTCTTTAATTTTTTAATTTTCTTATTATTATTTACATAAATATCCATTTGTTTTTTAACTAAATCATTAGATTTTAAGTCTGGATATAATTGAACTAAAGTAATAAGACTTTCTTTATTAGCAGTTTTAATCATTATTTTTTCTTCTTGAGTCATATATTCTTTTACCAAGACATCAATAGCAGTTTCAATTTTTTCATTTTCTTGCTCATAAACAGCTATTTTTTCATCAATAACTTTTCCTTCTGCTATATCATCCATCATACATATTCCTACTATTATACATATTACAAGAAATACACTAAATATAAAACTTAAAAAACTACCAACTGGCGTATCAACAAATTCATTAATAGTCAATCCTATTGCTATTAATATAATAAGGATAACACAAAAAACAATTAACATATTATTCTCCCCTTTTCATTGTTAAATTTTAAAAACACCGGTAGATGGAGTCGAACCACTTACACCACAGGTTTTGGAGACCTGCTCTAGCCCGGCTAGGATTTAGGTTCTACCGGTAAATGCGGAAATACCCATTCCCGCATATTTTATTATTATTCTATCCCAAAATAATATCTACCTTACCAGTTGCAATATATGTCGACTGTACCATATGCACAGCCAGTATCATATACTTTCGCTGGTCCAAGAGAAGTCATAAATTTAGAATACTTACTCTTAAAACTATAATTACAAGATACAACAATGTAGCCATCTTTATCTCGTATAGTTCCATCATTTGCTACATGACGACCTGGGATTTTCAAACCGCCACCCGGCAAAATGCGTTGAGAATAATATGTTTCTCTTTGACCATTATAATTTTTAACTCCCATTGATGGTGTTAAAGGATTTGAAGTAATATGGTATCTGCCATTATATTGCAATTCTACACCCTGAAAGGAAGGAATTGGTTTATATATTTTAATTTTAATTACTTTTCTAAATCCGCCATCTTTAGACATAACAATTATTTTTCCTTTTCCTGCTCTTTTTGCGGTAATTGTTTTGCCTTTTACAGTTAAGATTTTTTTGCTCTTGTTTATAATTCTAATTTTTTTACAAGTTGCATTTGTAGGTTTAATTTTATTTACTTTCACCTTTTGTTTATCTCCAACTGTCATTGTCTTTTTACACTTTACTTTCATTTTCTTGACCTTAACAGTAGGTTTTTCTGTTGTGGTCTCATATTCAATTTTACTTGTTGTCATTGTTGCTATATCTGCTGCATCTACTGTTACCTTATCTTCTTTTAAAAATGTATACATTACAATAGTAAGAATTATAGTAATAATAATTGCTGATATATTAAGCATTAATTTTTTCATTTCTTTTCTTTCTCCTTTTCTTAATGCGGATACTCGGTTAATGCATCTTTAAACGAGACCTCCGCCTATTCAAAAGAACGACAGAAAATAATTATGCCAAAATTATTCTCTTATGCAATCAAGATTCCCAAGTTGCCAGTTCGGAAATTCTCTTTATCATGTGCCAATATGATATTGCTCGCTCTTACTTCAATAAGATATTGAAGATTTGCAAAGACTATAATCTTATTTGCTACTTAAGATATTGATAATCTTCTTTACTGTCTTTATAAATGGGATAAAGTTTATAAGACTTTTAAAATATTCAGTTGTTTTTCGCCTATTGGCGAATACTCTTAGTAGGATTCGAACCTACAAAAAACAGTTTTTGAAACTGCCGCCTATGCCATTCGGCTATAAGAGTTTAATTAATAAACTTATTTTTATTTATCCAAGCACAATGAGGTTCAAAAATAAGTAAAAACTATCCTGAATGGACCTACTAGGACTTGAACCTAGGGTCTTGGAGTTATGAGCTCCCTGCTTTAACCAACTAAGCTATAGGTCCATTTATTTTCTTATATTATATTTTTTATAATCTTTATTCAAATAATTTTCAAGAGTACCATAAAGTTTATGATTACCTATTTCTTCAATTGAAACTCCCCACATTTCAGCTAATATTTCTTCTTCATACCAACATTCTATTGCGTCTTTTTCAGTCCAATAACTAACATAATCATTTATGTCCCAAGAATCATAAATTTTTTTATAGGCTTTTCCTTTTGGTGGTAATTTATCTACATTTCTTCTTACTTTTTTATTAGCAAGTCTCTTACTTTTTTTAGAGCTTCTCCCACCATCTTTTATAATAGGATGTTTCTTATATGAGCGACTCATAATATCACCTCTTTCTATGTAAACAAGACACAAATAATGTGACGGAAACAGGACTTGAACCTGTGACTCCCTATAGTGCGATATAGGTGCTCTACCATCTGAGCTATTCTGCCTATTATTTTGCTGTACGTGTCTTAAATTTATATAAAATTTTAACAAGCAACTTTTATATAAAATGTCCTTATATTAAAAAATTCTTTTTTCTTGCTATGCTATTAATAGTATTTTTAAATTTTCTCATATCACTTTGTTTATCAAAATCCCAAAGTAATAATCCAGATTTTTCAATCCAAGTGACATTCGCATTAAAAGATAATAAATATTCTACAAAGTCTGCGGGTGATATGTTTAATATTCTACATGGAATCCACCAATTAGCTGAACCAGCAGAAAAATTTGAAGTATCTATACAATGCCATTTCCCCGTTGATGATTGCCATTCTTCCATTCTATAGATACTGCTCATTTTAGTTACCTCCTATTTAGCTAATCCTAATTTTGTAATTAATTCACTAACATTACGCTTTTCTTCTTCAGTTGGTTCTGCTACTGTTGAAGCAGTTGCTGACTGTAATGTGTTTTGATTATTCTCAACTGCTCCTACTTTTGTTGCTCCCGGCAGAGCTGTATCTTCACCCTGCTCTACATTAGTTTTTGCACATGTTAATGCTATTTTTATTTGTAGGTTTTCACCATTTTCAGTTACAGGTATTCTAATTTCTTTCCCATTATTATATAAAAAAGAACCATCAAAAGTTTCTAATAACTTTTTAGTGATAAATTCTTTTGCTTCACTTCCTCTAGCTGCCATTATAGTTTTCTCCTTTTTTTATTTTCTATAAATATTATATAATATTTTTTCAAAAATATCAATCAATATTTATAAATTCAGATTTAGAGTTAATAGCATCCATCTCTTCATTTACAAGAACTAAATCATTTTCTTTTAAAGTTGAGGAAAGCTGGATATATGCATCACATAATCTACATCTCCCGCCCCTTAAGCAAGACCTGCCGCATCCTAATCTTCTTTCTCCAAAAGTAGGTAATATATGATGACCTTCTACTTCTCCTTTGAAACCTATAATATATTGGTTAAGTGGTCCAACCCATTGCTTAGATTTAGAATAAATATTCTTATAAGCTTCTTGCTGTTCATCTTCTCCCCAAAACTCAAAAATATCAACATAAGGCTCATAAATTTTAACATCTTCCGCCCTTATAAAAAATGATTTTATATCATTGCCATGTAAAAATTTTCTTTGGCATATATTTGGAAACACTCTAACATTTATGCCATATGAATGTAAAATTGGGGCAATATCTTCTAAATAAAAACATAAACCATCTGTAATAATTACATCCGAATATCCAGTTCTTATTGCGTTCCACATCTCTTCTTCGTCACTAATAAAATCTTCTACATAATAAGAGAAATCATTATCAAATAATAACTGTATTACTTCCGTTTTATCTAAATCAAACTTCTTTAATAAAAATGTATAATTAAATTCTGGATTTTCTTCTTCTAATTGTTTGAATAATTCAATTTTATTCTCTTCTAAAAAATTAGAACATTCATCAATTTTAATAATAATTCTTTTATCTGAATATCTATTAAAAAATCCTAACAAATCTTCATACTTTTCATCTTTTAACTCTATAATAATTTCATCAAAAGACTTTAAATCTAAACTTCTGTTATATCTAACACTATATTTCATTATTTTCTCCTATGAGTAAAAGGTAGTATAGAATTTATACTACCTTTTACCAATATATTTTTATTTGTCAAACTATTCAGCTACTTCATCGGTTTCAACTTCAGCAATGGCGTAACCCATTAATCTTCTTGAACCAACTTTTACTTCTTCCTTTGTTGCCTTTTCAGCTCTTACTAACTGAGATAATCTAGCAACTACTTTTGCCTTTGTTACATCTTCAAAAGCGTCCTGCTCCTGAATGATTTCTGTAATCTTATCAGCAGTCTGTCTTTCAGAAGTTAATACAGCTTCAATAGCATTTCTTAAGTCATCTCCAATAGCCTTTGCCTTTTCAGCTCTTTCTCTAGCCTTTTCAGCTTTCTTAATAGTTGCGGCGATTTCCTTATCAATGAACTCAACCTGTGCCTCCTGCTCATCATAAGCGGCAGCTGCTAAAACTACTTCCTTAATTGCTTCTAACATTTCTTTTCTTGTTACTTTCTTTTCTGTGTTTGCCATAATACATTTCTCCTTTTCTTTAACTATATTTCTTTCTTTATCTTATATATATATTATACTAAAAATTTTTATAAAATTCAAGCTGACTTTTTAATGCCTTAAAATCTTCCCATTACTTCTTCCTGTATTAAGTCAGCCTCAGCATCTGATAATTCTTCTAATGACAGACCAAACTTTCTTAAAACTGGGTCTATATCTGCATTAGAGAGCGTTCCCGCATTTTTCTTTCTTCTAAATTCAGCTATTGCACCTTTGATAGCCTTTTCTCTTTCTGAATCAAAAACTCCTTCTTTATCCATTGCATATAAATCAAATCCCATTCCCATTCCAAACATATTTTTATCTCCTTATTTTAATATCTTAATTTAATAAAATGTTCCCAATCAGTAGGTTTGTCTAAATGATAATCTCCTTTTACATTACAAAAATTTTCTCTGCTATAGATTGAATCTCTTGTTTCATTAGTCCAAACATCAATATATTCTACAATAAAATAATTTAAAGCATCTAAAAGATGACTAAGATTAAAATGATGTGAATAAGTAAGAGTACAATCAGCCCACTTTCTAGACTTTTTATCTATCATTCTAATTTTTACTGTTAAGATACCGCCACTCCCATCTTTAAAAGAACAGTAACTATCTTTTATTTGGCGGATTTCAAATCTGCCTTTCCATAAATCATCTTCTCTGATAGTCTGGTTTACTTTTTTAATATCTCGATTCATTTTTCTTTGGAGTTTCTTTTTGTATTTATATATCATAAACAACACTCCCTTTCTTTATCTTATATAAATATTATATAATATTTTTTATAAAAAAACAAAAAGGACTTTTATGATGCCATAAAAGTCCTGCATATTATGCTTCTTTTAATTCTTCTCTCACTCTCATTAAAATTTTACCAAGTTTATTTTCTTTTGGCTTTTGCAAACATCTTGGACAAGTACAAGAACCCCAGTAGTTATCATGCCAATAGTTACCTTCTACTAACTGTTCATCCTCTGTTGCTAATAATTTAGCCTGCATCCTTTTGTTTTTAAACTTATTTGAAACAATTTCATACATTACTTCCTCTTTTATTTCATCCCAATTGTTTTTTATCTCTATTCTTCTTCCCATTCGTTTTGCGTCATCTGGAGTGTCTGCCTTTTTAATTGCTTCTCTCTGTATTGGGTTACTTGTTTTTGCAGCCTGATATGCATGTTCAGAAGTAGGATATTTTACATTATGATATTCTGTCTGACACGCATAAAAATTTGATAAAAAACTATATTTTCCTTCAAAAGATGTAATCATTATACCCAATTCCTCCTATCTTTTTCAAATTTTTCTTTCTTTTCTCTTTTTAAATTGCGGCGTGCTGGCTTCCCGCCTTTTAATGCCTTATATTGTTTACATTTTTGACACGCTTTACGAAAAGTTCCTTCGTGACCTAAGTCACAACATCCTTCATATTTGTAGTGTATACAAGTAATTTCTCTATCTTTTGCCATAATTATCTCCCCTTTCTTTAAGAGTTGAAGTCGCTGTAATCAAAAATAATAGGTGCTCCGTTATTATATCCTATATTTGCTTCATGTAAATCATAAATACAATTATCTGTAATAAAATCAATTAATTTTTCTAATATATCACCGCCATAATAAAGGCAAACGCCTCTTAACCAGTTTTCTGCTATATTGAAAAAGTTCTTTTTTTCACAAATAGTGCCAGTTTTTTTATTAATCTCTTTAGAGTCATAAGTTTCATCATCTGCATTTGTATATTCTACATATTCTTGTTTGTAAATAGGATATTTATTTACTGTTCCAATAAATTCAGTTTTAGCAAAAAGAAAAGATAAACCTTCTTTTTCAGCAATTTTATAATTTTCAACTTCTTTTTCACAATAATCCCATCCATTATCAGTATCACTTCCACTAAAGCGTTCAAATATTAATTTATCATAATCTTCTGATTCAGTATCATAAATATAATGATATTCTCCTTGAAATGGGATTTTAATAACCGTTGTGTTCTTCTCTTTTGAATCCCAGAATATAAATACTAATTTACTAGCTCCACAATAATGTTCATAATCTATTCCTTTAGGAATGTTCAGTTTTTCAAATATTTTTTCATTTATATAACACATTTCACCTTGTTCATCAAGTCCTATATCTGTAAAATCACAATCTTGAAAAATCTTTAAGAAATCATTATTAGTCATAAATAAAAACGCCTTTCTTTTTTATTTTATAATAATATTATAACAAATTTTTATAAAAAATTAAAGAAGTAGAAAATATTCTACTTCTTTAATTATAAAATTGAAATATTAATAAATAGAATCTGAGTTAAGACTAACATATCCGTGCAAACACTCTATCGCAGTAGCAGTGCGTATACAAATTTCTACATAAGCATAATATGATTTAGTATCTTCAGATGGAACAATAAACTCAATTGCACAATCAAACTGTTTATCTTGAGGGTCAAAAATAATATAGTCCTCATTTCTTTTCATCTGATGATATTTAGGTTTTTTACTAAGTCTTATTCTGTCAGTAATGATTATGTTGTCAGGAAAATAACCATTTTCATCATAAAAATCCATAAGTTTTTGAGTACGTGTATTTACTGAGTGTCCATTCTCGATATCATAACCCTCCTTTTGAGTTGCAGAAGGGTCTGGTATATGTGGGTCAAAATTATCTGATTTTTTAAATTCTTCTATTTCGACTTCATCATCTGACCAAGAATCATCATTGTAAAAAAATCATTGCTTTCGCTTCCTCCTTTATCCTGCATTAAAGCCATCAAAAGTAAAGGATTACTCATATCAAAGGCGGAAGCTCCCTGATTTTCTCCATTAGTCTGGTTCATTAAAAACATCATCGGAATAAGATTCTCCTTTAAACCGCCATCGCCGCACATTAACATAAGAGGCATAAGATTACCAAATGGATTATTTTCAGATGCAGTATTTCCTGTAAAGTCAATCATTGATACTACTTTTGTTACAAAATCAAATCCAAACATAGATTTTGTAGGAAGGATTGTTTTCTTTTCACCTGCCGCAACATCAATAACCTGAATACCATCTTCTATTGATGTTACGAATACTGGCACACCATTATGCATAATAATATCACCCTTTTTAATATCTTTAATAGCACAAGGCATTTTAAAAATCATACCTTTAGCATCTATATCAATTAAATCTACATTTACAATTTCATCTTCATTAGCATCATATGATACCATTTCGCCTACTTTATTTTTAATAGCGATACCTAAATGACTTAAATGTCCGTCTTTAATTGCTCCAAAATCAAAATTTTTAAAAATATTCTTCATTATCTAATACCTCTTTTCTTTATATCTTTTATAAATATATTATATAATATTTTTTATTAAAATTCAATAAAATACTATCTTTCTAAAATTTTTAATATAAGTTCTGCACATTTATGACAAAGTTGTGCGTCTTTACTATTATATTTATTATTATGTTTATTTAGACCGTACCCATTCATACTAAGGTGAACATAATCGCCTTTTGAAAGCTCAGTTTCGCATCTATCACAAAATCTTTTAATCATTATCTTCACTCCTCCAATCAATACGTATCTGCTCTGGACCCATTATAGTAACTTTAAAACCATTATTTCTTAGCTCTTTTGCAAACCTATCAATAAATTTAGGTGGCATGCTAAATTCATCTGCTAAACGTCCATATTTAGCAGTCTCTATTAAAATATTATTAGCATCTTTTAAAAATTCATAATAATCTCTATCATTTTCAATAGCAACTATTCTTCTTAATTCTTTTGCTGTAACTAAAATTGGTTCTTCTTGTTCTAATGTAGATATAATGCTCATTCTTACTTCTCCTTTTTATCTTATTTCCAAGAAATTTCAAACAGACTAAAACAAGGACTCTCTTCTACTTTATACCCCATTTCTTCTAGCTGTGATATTATATCTTTTTTAAAAAGAGGAGGTATTGTAATAGTTATCATAAATTTTCCTGAGGTCGCCGCCTTTTTAAATTCAAGATTTAATAATCGAACTAATTCTTTATACCCTTCTTCATAAGATTCTTTAGTTAAAGCTTTTAATTCTTCCGGCTGCATTAATTTTTCTGTTGATGTTTTAGGCATATTATGTTTCATAATTAAATCTCCTTTATAATACATCTTGAAAGCTGAGTTGTCTTTACTCCTCTAAACTCTTCAAATTTTTTCACCGTTCCAGTTAAATCAACAACAGAGCCTTTATCTAAAAATAACTCTTTCTGAGTAAACCACACCAAGCAATCTTCGCCATGATAAAAAGTATGGATATAAGTATAACCATAATTACCATTAAAACCACGAGTTGAATGATATACTACTGTTAAATTGCGGAGACGCTCACCTATTTCTCCTACATACTCAGATAAAGATGGACCTGCGACTTCCGCAAATTTTTTATCAATAATCTGTTTTGATTTTTCAAAAAAGCAAGCCTCTTCACATTCTTCATCCCAACCATAAATTTCATCAAAAGTAATTGGAATTAATGTAAAATCTTCAGATAATTCAATTTTATTTGGAATATGCCACTTTAATATTGGATTATATTTAGCTCCTTGTTCTTTTAACCAGTCTTTAATAGCGTATGTATCTTCTCCATATATACAATAAGTTACTCCATCTGTATTAAATCCATGTTTTTCTAACCATTCTGCTTTAGTCATATTGTATCAACTCCTTTTAATACTTACTCTTTTTATATCTTTATAAATATATTATATAATAATTTTTATATAAAATAAAAGATGAAGAGTTATTCTTCATCTTTTTTCTCATAAATACTTATTTCTATTTTTACTATAATAAATTCACAAATTAATATCACAGCTATAAAAATTAAAACACCTATAAAAAATGGTATACTAAATAAAGCGGCAAACATAAGACCACCTAATATAGTAACTAAAATTGTTATTATTGTTAAAAGTAAGTAAATTAAAATCTTCTTAAAAGGATGCATTTTATACACCCCCTAAAAATACTATAGCCAAACTACATGCTACATAAAGACAGGCAACCGCCGCCTTACCTTTATTACTTAGTCTATTGATTAAAGTATAAGCTGTACTAGATGATAAAGGTAACATTGCTAATTTTATATATTCAAACATAACTTATTCCTCCCTACTCAAATAAAAAATCATAATCATGTAAAGCCATTTCTATTTCAGCAATAGATAACTCAAAATGAGGATGGGATGGGAAGAAAAATTCTTTCATCTCTTCCACTTCATCACAAGTTATAGATGCTCTATATTCGCTTCCCATAACTAACGCCGCCAAAGTTTCTACATCAGTGTAATCTGTATGATTATACCAGTCTGTTATTCTTCTGTCTATTGTTGCATTATCCATAAGAATTTGCTCAAATTCAAAAGCATCAACTACTGTCTTGAAAACTTCTTCATATAATTTCTTATTCATAATCATATAAAACACCTCTCTCTAATTTTTATTAGCAGTTTTACCAAAAAGGTAAAACTGCTTTTCTTTTTTACTTTCTATATATATTATATAATATTTTTTTATGATTATCAAAAATCTTCTGATATATTGGTAATAACGATTTCAGTGATAACTGCATTTTCTTTATCTTTATCAGTTACAATTTCTTCTCCATCCTGTGGCTTATATATACCACGTCTAACTGTGTTAAACTGATAAGTTGCTTTTTCTACATTAAGTTTAAAATCATTATCATTTATATCAAAATAAAAATCATCAGTAGAAAATATTGCTTCACCAATAATACACCCCAATTTATCTGTAAGTGATAATTTTACCTTTTCCGCTTCTACTTTAGAAGGAACAAATGGTACTTTAAGACTATGACGTTCTTTATTTTTTTGCGTATAGCATATATTAAAATAAATTGTTTTATTACCTTTATCAATGTTTAAATCTTCTATTGCTTCTTCAAAAGACCAACCTTGCTGAAGTTCATAAGCTATTGCTCTTAAAGTATCATAGTTTGTTTTAATTGCGGTTGCTCGTTTTACTACTTTTGGTATCTCGCCCCAATATTTTTCATCTAACTTATCTTTTAAATATTTTACAATATCCTCTGATGTAGGATATTTAAAGCAGATATGATAATGAAATCTTCCTGGTCTATTTACCAAAAATGAACTAAGGCTATCTAAATTATTACAAGTAATTACAAATAACTTTTTATTACGAGAAGTTCCGTCAAAAAGTGATAATAAATCATTTTGTTCATAAGGAGAACTAAAAGTTTTATCAAATTCATCAAATAAAATCATACATTCAGTAGGAATACTATCAATATAATCCCCTAAATTTGAACTAGCTTCATTAACATAAATAACTGGTAATCCCATATCAATTACTGCATTTGTTAATAATTTAGTGAATAAAGATTTACCAATACCTTTATCGCCGCTTAATAACACTCCTTCGCTTCTATTGAAGTTACGAAATGTATTTAATACTTTTTCAACTTTCTTTGTATGAACGCCATAAATTTTTTCTTTAATATCATTCTTATCCGCAACATATAATAATTGATGTCCTGACTGAGGGTTAAAAGTTACCTTATAGATTCCCGCAGGTAAAGACTGATGTGTCTGTATACTTGAATCATATAAATCATATTTAGTTCCAGTTTGTATAATAGTTGTCATATTTATTCACTCCTTTTCATATCTTATATAAATATTATATAATAAATTTTATAAAAAATAAATGAAGTAGTTTTTAAAGGCGGCGATGATGTATTTATACTTGATAATTCTCTAAAATTTTGATATAATATTTATATAAATAAGGAAAGGATAAATATTATGATAGTTAAATGTGATATGATGAATTGTCCATGGAATATTAATACAGATTGTAGTAAACCTTTAGTGTCAATTAGAAATGGACAATGTATATTTTTTAATCAGGTAGTACGTGGATACATGATGCCTGTTGATGATAGATTAAAACAAGAGCCAACTATAGTGGAGGTAGATTATGACGAGTGCGGAAGTGGCGATGAAGTTGAATGTGAGCGAGAATTATGTAAGGAAGCACTTCAAGAGACTCCAAGAGAGTCTGAAAAGGCGGGGAGTCCTACTAGTGAAGATAGGGAGGGGTCCTGACGCAATATATAAATTAGGTAGTGTAAAAAGCACTTTATTAGAATAGTGAAAATTTGGATGATTTTTGACTCTTGATAAGAAATCAAGCAAAAACGTTACGAGTTTTAATAAAAATGTTAAAAGTCGTATAATAATGCGGATGCTCTTGGTTAATGGCAACATAAAGACAGCCTTCCCGCATTTATTAATAAGAATGGTGCAGTTTATTAACATTTTTTATTAACATTTTGCTAAATGGTGTAGTTTATTAACTTTTTTTGCTAACATTTTTTGAAAATGGACAAATCCCTACAATTTGTAGGAATGATTTTTTATAAAGAATATCATAATAGAAAGGAGAAGTTTCTATGACAATAGAAGAGCTAGCACTTAGAGTTGGAAGGAGTGTAAATACATTAAAAAATAATTTTCCTCGAACTCAAAAGGCTTTGGCAAAAAAAGGTATTTTTATAAAAAAAGAATATGATGAATTTAATAAACTTATATATTCAATAGAATATAAAGATTTAAAGGAGAGTTAAAAATGAACACTAAAACAAAACACAGAATAGTTTATAGGATGGATTATGCCTTAATTTTACAAGAAAAAGGTCATAAGATTGCGGGAGTGATGCCAAATCCACAAAAGCCTGAATATAACACATGGATTTTTGAATGTGATGACACCTTTGAAGCTGACTTAAATTCTCTAATAAGGGAGGGCCGCCGCATTGAAAAATAGATTAGTTATTGAAAGTAATTGGATTGCAGATATAAAACAAAAGTGTAGTAGAGAACAATGGAGAGATATTTTAGAAGGCATTGTAGAATATGGCATTTTTGAAGAAGAAATTGAAAGTAAAGATAATTATGTAGATGCGGTTTTAAAATTCATAAAACCTCAAATTAAAAATATGCAACAAGCCTATGATAAAAGAGTAAACAAAGGGAAAAATATTGGTAGACCCGCAACTATAGATACAGAAAAAGTATATCATATGGCTAGAGAAGGAATGAAAGCTAAGGAAATTGCGGAAATTTTAGGGAAAAATGTGAAGTCTATTTATAGTAATCAAGGTTGGGTTCATAGAAAAGAAGAAGATTTTTTAGAAAAAATGCTATAATATTTTTCTTAAAAGTTTTGAGAATTTTAGGAAAAATGCTAAGTATTTTTATTTATTTTGCTTAATAAAATTCTCAAAATTTTTTCTAATTTTGGGATAAAATTCCCAAAACTATTCCCAAAAGTCGTCGGTAATTTTGAGAATTTTGAGAATTTTTTTATTATGTTTTTCTAAAAAGTATTTTGGGATTTTTATTAAGAGAAAATCAAGTAAAGCATTTAAAATTCTCAAAAGTTTTTAGGAATAATTCTCAAAAGTTTTGCGAAATTCTCAAAATTAATTTTGCGATTTTTCCCCAAAAATTCGCTCGCTCTCATTAGATATAAATATAAAGAATTTTGGGAAAAACTTTCCCAAAATATAACGTGATATTCTATCACTTCATAGCTTCGCTTCGCTCGCTATTCCGTGATAGAATATCACTTAAGGGCGCCCTTTTAAACAATATTATAAAAAAGGAGATAAAAATATGAATAAAAAAGAAAATTTAGTTAAAAATTTGCGAAAAAGTCAAATGGAAGCAGCTGCCGCAGAGCAAGAAGCTAGGAGACAGAAAAAAGAATTGCAAATGAAATTGGAAAAAATTTTGGAAGATTTAGATAAAGTAGCGGGGGGTAGTGATGAAAAGGAAACTACAAAAAACTGATTTGGACCAAATGGAACAGCCAGTTTTTAAATGGAAATGTGATAAAGGTATAGTTTTTGTTAATGGAGTATTGGTAAGAGAGATATTTATAAGAGAAAATAGTAGAACCATTTGGGAAAAGAGGAAGAATAAAAGAGTGAGAGGGCTGAGAAGAGCGATGGAAGTTTATGAAGATAGCAGATGTCAGGAATAAAAAGTTTTAATGTGGTAAAAGTTGGATAGAGATAAGATAAAATTAATTAAAAAATACATTAAATTAAATAAAAATAAGTAAGATTATATAAAATTGAGTGAAAGACTAAGTGGAGTGGGTAAAAATTGAGTGAAATAAGGCTATATAAAATTATATAAGATTAACTAAAGGTATATAAAATTGAGTGAAAATGTATAAAATTGAGTAGAGTAGAGTAGAATTAAGTGAAATTAAGTGAAGGTGGTGGCACGGGACCCGACCTATATCACTTTCATCTTCTCTCATTACCGCTATCCTCATCGTCATCCGCACATATAAACATAAAAAAAGAACTCTATTTCTAGAGTTCTTAATTCTTTAGCTCTTGATATGATAGTCTGCAAAATGCAGGCTATCTATTTAATCATTTAAGTGCTTTAAGAAGTCATTGATTGCCGCATCAATATCTTCAGGTTCATTATTTTCACTTCTTTTTACTCTTACTCTTGGTTTTTCAGTAGAAGCAAATCCAGCCTTTGGAATAAAACCGCCTGATGCTCTTTCTTCTCTCATAGTTTCAACAAAATATTTAGCCATAGTATCCATCATAGGGTCTTTCGCAAAGTCAGTTCTTTCCGCCTCAGTAATAACACCTTCTCTTACTAAAATGTTTTCAAGAGATGTCATCATATCACAAATGTCTTTCTTATTCTCTGCATGTCTATTGTTATTGTCACGTGCGGCAATCTGTTCATCAATAACTGCCATAATTTCTGCTCTTGTTGCACCTTCTGCTATCATAGTTGAAATATCTTTTACCATTTTTATTACCTCTTATTTCTTTCTTTATCTTATATATATATTATACTAAAAATTTTTATAAAATTCAATTAGGAAGAGTGGACTGAATTTTGTTATATTATTGTGCTATTGATTTGGCGGAAAATGTTAGAATATAAGTTTTATGAATAAGACTTAGAGTAAGCAAAAGTGCTAAAATTTTTTAGGCTTAAATTGTTAAGTTACACTCTTGAAAAAATAAACATTGAAAAATGGAGTGAGAGAAAAAGTTTTTGCTATATTATTCTATTGATAAACGGGCAGGAAATGTTAGAAATATAGTTTTATGGAAAAGACATTAGAAATGTTATAACAAGGCGGAGAAAGGCAGCGGGAATATTTTAGTCTTTTTTTATTATTATATCATAAATTTTTATAAAAATCAAATTTAAAAATAGGGGTTCAAAACACTCAGAATTGGCGGCCATATGCGGAGATGCCGATAAAGGATTTCGGGACGCGGCAGAAAAAAATATACAAGTTCAAACACTCAGAAAAATTCGCCATATAGAGTATGGGACTGGGACTCGGAGCCTGTCGCTCGCTCAGGCTCCGACAATTATAGCACATTTGTTACTATTTGTCAATAGTAAATTTTCACAAAAAAATACACAAAAACTGTATTTTTTCAACAATTTTTGTGCATTTTTACTAATTTTTTTATATTTTTTAAACAATTTGGACAAAAAGGGGAAGGAAGTTGCCCCTTTTCGCCCTTTTATACTACTTTTCAGTGATTTCTACACCTTTTACAGCGAAAAATGACTTTTTCTTGATGATTTTCTTCTGAATTTTCTCATTTTCATACATTTTCTTGCAAAGAGCAGATAATTTCTGATTTGAATAAGCATTTAATTCATCAGTTTTCATCATTTCTGAAATTGTCATTCCGACACCAGCATTTTCAAGAACTGAATGGATAGTTTCCATAATTTTCTCATTTTCAATCTGTGTCTTTGTAGGCTTACCTGAACCACTTCTCTTATTATTTAAGAGTTCAATTTCGTGTTCACAAAATTTGCGAACATCTTCTTCAGTTACTACATAAGGCTCACCGTCTGTTACTGGGAGCGTAGCATTTTCTCCATTCATCATTTTAATAATTGCGTTAAACATTTCTCTCTTTGTGATTTTCATAAATAACACCTCTTTCTTTCTTTACTTTACATAGTCATTATAACATTTATTTTTGATTTTGTCAAGACTTTTTTTTATTTTTTTAATTTTTTATTTGAGTGCCTTGACTTCACTCCTTATATTAGTATTATATTACTTTTTAGCCTTTTTGTCAAGTATTTTTTTTCTTTCTTTTTCATACTTGCGATGGTAGGCTAAAACATCGTGCTTCCAATGAGTTTCTTTAGTCCACATAATATTCTCCTTTCTTTGGCGATAGACCTTTACAAGAACCCAATCCTTTATTAAGCCCTTGTAAAGAACTCTATCTCTTATCTATGTATATAGTATAGCATAATATTTTAATAATTACAATTAGTAAAATTTCACAATTTTGGGAAAAAATTTTTGTGTAAAATTACTATTGACATCAGAGCGAAAAAGTGGTATAATAAAATATTACCCAAATACGCAGCGTTTCAACCGGAAACGCTGCGATGAGTCCTGTTAAGGTCACATATTGCGTGTAACATATCACATATTATAATATGTAACATAGTACGTGACATATCACATATTGTATTTAGGTAAAAGTCACTAATACCGGCTCCCCCGCACTTATATAATATGTAACATTAAAAAAATAAAAAAATGCAAGTAGTATTGAATACTACTTGCACTCGTTGTCATTACTTCTTTTTACGATGTTTGATTAATTTAATCGTGTAATCATTACCACCTTTTGTAAAATGTAACTCAACTTCATTTTTGCGTTCCACATTGTCACTAATTGTTTGTAATGTTGGAACTATTAAATTTAAAATTTCAAGTTTTTCTGTATCAACTTTGCGTTCCCTTTCGGTAGGTTTGCGTTTTTTTGTTAAATCTTTCTCATACCTGCGTTTTAAGGCTTTAGCCTTATTCTCCATTTCTGCCATTTCTTCATTACAGTAGTCTGAATTATCTTCTTCCCATAGTTGGGTGGCTTCTTCCAATGTTAAAGAATGACGTTCCATTAAACCCTTAATTTCTTTGGCTTTTTCTTCTGCCTTAGTCATTTTTTATCAACTCCTTTTTTAAGATTTTAAGGGGATAACCTTTGTGGCTATCCCCTAGCCTTTAGGCAATTTTGAAATATGAAACTTTTTTTACTTTTGTATTTACTACCTTATGCTCGTCTACTAACTGATGACATAAAACTGAAAGTTTCTGATTTGAGTATTCAGTCAAACCGTCCATTTTAGCAAGTTCTGTAATGGTTACAGGTTCGTCAATTTTCTCAAAAGCAATTAAGATTTTTTCTTTGATTTTTTCATTTTCAATCTGCGTTTTTGTAGGCTTTGAATTGCTACGTTTCTTATTGAGTAACTCAATTTCTCTTTCAATGAAAGCCTTAAAATCTTCATAGTTTTCAATGCTATCTTTGTGATTCTCAATCACTCCTAAAAGTCCGTTAAAATAATCTCTCTTTGTCATTTTTTTGTTTGTCATAATACATTACCTCTTTTCTTAAATTTTTTATTTGGTGGGTTGCAACTCCATTCCCTTGACACTATCTATTATAGCACTTTGAAATGGAATTGCAACCCTTTTTATTAAATTTTTTTATTTTTTTTAAAAGTTTGCATTTTCAAGTTTTTCAAGTTCTTTCATAATCTTCTTCCAATATGCCCCACCTTTTTCAAAACCGTTATTATTTTCAATGTAATTTAATAACAATTCGTATAATGGTTCAACGTATTTATGATTTGTGTCTATTGCATAATCTATAGTTGAACCTAAATCCCTAAACGGAAACGCATACAATGTAGGCTCAATTTTGCCCTTTTTCAAGGCTTTTGTTAAAATCTGGCTTTCAATTAGTGCGTCCGATAATGCGGTGTGGTCCTCGATAAAATCATAGTTTTTCATTAAATACTGAAATGACGTTTCGGCTGATGATTTGAAAAATACCACACTGTTTGTCACATAACCTCTATCAAGACAAAAGTTTCTGTATTTATTGATGTTTATTAAACGCTCGCAAGCAATACACCATAAGTCAGCTATAGGATACTGTACGCCCCTTAATTCAAAATATGGATTTAGATATTCTTCATTTTTAGCATTACTGCGATTATTAAGAATGTCCTCACAACTCTTTTTTTGTCTATCTTCCCATTTCTGATAGTCACTTGAATATAAAGCCTTGATATAACGTTCAGTAAATGGTATTGCCTTTTTAAAATCAAAACACGCATTGTAGGCAGTTGAAATATCAACTTTTTCAAGGTCTGCGATAAATAACTTCATAATGTTATTCCAGCAATCAACTTTAATTTCGCCTTTTTCTAACAATTCCATATAAATAGGTCTTTTATCTCTGTAATAAGCAGTATTGAAAATATTAGGAACAAAGAACGTTTCCTGAACTAAAAAGTTTTCTGTTTTTACGATATTACCCTGTCTGTCGGTAATGCTCCAACCAATATTATATACTAAAGGTTTAGCAATCGCAATTTTCTGTTTTTGATTAGCATTTTTGCAAATCTGATTTGCAAATGGAATTGTTGCCGTTTCGGTGTCTACTGTTAAATAAAATTTCTTGTTCATTTTGTTACCTCTCTTTATTAATTTATAAATGTACATTGTCAAAAGTGGAGTTGCAATCCCTTGTGCCTCTTGACAATATTAATATTATCATATCTTGCGAGGAATTGCAAGCACTTTTTTAATTTTTTTAAAATTTTTTATTAATTTCTGTAATATTGTATTTTACTTTATATTCTTTTAGTATGTTTTCAATAATAGAACTATCCTTTTGATTTTCACTAAAAACATCAATATTATAATAAGTTTGTTTTTTATACTGAACTGGGTTCATTACATAAGAAATACTAAACTTTTCTAATTTTTCTACTAAAGTATTATCTTTAGTAGTAACGGATATTTTCCATAAACAATCTTTTTTTGTTTTTTCTAATAACCACATTGAAACATACACCCCTATTATATTAGTTACAATAGTAACTGTAACAGTAGTTATTAAGTCTAAACTTGCTAACTGTTTTACTACAATAGCATAAAAGCCATAAGTTATTGCATTAATAATGGTTGCCACACCTTTTGACGCTTTAACTGTTAAAATGGTTTTTAATGTAGATAACATTACATTGATTAAACTACAAATAAAAAAGATAATAGTTGCAAATTCGATAATCATAAAATATTACCACCTTTCTCTTAAAATATTAAATTGTAAATGTTCAAGTGCTTTATTTATCAAGCACAAGTCTATTATATCAAATGCGTTACAAAAAACAATACTTTGTTATCATTTTAATCAACTTTAGCAGATTGCACAAAAATGCGGGGTTGAGGATATTATTCTTTGTGCAATCATACAAAATTTTTCAATTGAAAATTTTGTGCAAAATGACGATAGTTTAATCTAACTGCCGTTAGTTTTAACTAATTTTTGTTTGTGAAGTCTAACTTGCGTTAGTTATAACTAACTTGAATTAGGGGCAATCTAACTAAAATTAGTTTAACAAAACTTTAATGAGAGGTGGCTAACTTTAGTTAGTTTAGGCTAACCGGGATTAGTCAAGCCTAACCAGAATTAGTTGTGTCTAACTTTTGTTAGATTAAAATATATCAATCAGCTTGATGTTTTTTATGGGATAAAATAAGTCAAGGTTCTTGATATATTTTAATCAATTTAAAACCCGAACGTATGTTCGGCTTGACAACTCGGCTCGTCTCAACCATCGACGAGCCGACAAACATCTGAAATATATGAGTCTATAGGCTCCCATTTTATTATAGCATACCCGCCGCACTTTGTCAAGTAGTAATTTTACACAAAAAAGCAAGTCACATTTTGTGCAACTTGCCTATTGACTTTTTATTATTCATCACTCCACCTTTTTACAACTCTAGTTACTGCATCTAATTGAGAGGTTAAACTTGATACTCTATTTTTAACCCATTCAAAACATTCTGCTTTTACTACATCAGGCTCCATTTCTTCCCACGCAATCTCAAATGATTCCATATCTCTTAATGTAACTAAATATACATTTTTACCAATGGGTTCATCAAGATAAATTTTATAATAATCTTGTGAATTTAATCCTACAAATGTACCTAATCTGCCATTACTTTTTAAATGTTTATCTGCTATTTTTACTCTTGTACCTTTTTTTAGCATATTATCGCCCCCTTATTTTCGCACTGATATAATTTGAAATTTACCATATACTATTTTAATTGGCTTTTCATAATCTTCATTCTTTAATGTAAAGGCTTCACCTGTTTCAATATTAAAAATTTGAGATTCTCCATCTGCAATCATATAGACTTTTGTTGATTCATCTTTAAAAACAAAAGTGTCTCCATCAGTTAAGCCCTCTCCATGGATTGTTAAATCTTCATCACATTCTAATATATTCTTAAAATTTACTTCCATATTATTTTACCTCTCTTTCATTTGATATACATATTATAGCATAAGGGGTTGAATTTGTCAACCCCTCAACAACATATTTTTTACTTTTGTATCTAAATTATCATTTATAAAATCACAATATTCTTTGGCGGTAAGTAATCTCTTAAGAACATCTAGGCTTATATCTTCACATTCTTCATATTCAATTTTAAATTCTATAGGAACAAAATTCTTTTCTGTAATTTTAAAATAAGAGCGTTCCATTAATGAATATTTAGGTGCGTGATAAATATTAATATAAGGCTTATTCCTAAATAAAGTATAATCAATTTCTGCATTATAAATTTCATCTGTTTCTACGTATCTTAATGTGTCTTTAAAATTATCATACTGTATTATTTTAATTGTAATTTCTTTTTCCTCTTGATAGGATAAATGTTTAAAAACTGAAGTTCTATGCCATTCTTTTTCTCCTATTGCTCTTACATAAGTTTGTCTGTCAAATACTTTTCTCATATTGTTTACTTCCTTTCCTTTAGCTTATGTATATATTATACATCAAAACTAAATGATTGTCAATAGTTTTTTATAAAAAAGATAGCAGAAACTTAAGGTAAAAAGGAAAGGGTGTTTCTGCTATCGGGATTTGTCTATTTTATTTATTTATATATAGTGTGTAATTTTTTCTATTTTTCCATAAGGCTTTGAATATCTGCCAAAGTCCTATATATAAATCGTGTGTATCAAGGTCTATCATATTATATTTTTTATTTCTTATAACTAAAGTAAATCTTTTTTTCATTTATATATCCTCTCTTTCTGTTGATACATATATTATATCATATAAAGGGGGCTGTGTCAACTGTTTATTTTAGGAAACTTTATTTTTTCTTTATTTCTGAATTTTCATTTAAAAAACCTTGCTTTATGGGTGCTATGGAGTGAACCGAGCCACCAACGACCATTTTCGGTAGCTCCCTAATTACTTTAGGAATGTTTGCAAAGCCTTAAAACATAAATCAGCATTTTCTTGTGATTTAATATCTTCATCTTCTGCAAAACCTTTCATTGCGGCGGTGAGTAATTCTTTGACGGAAACAAATTCGCCAACGAGTGCCATCGCCGCAATTTCATTAAGATTTTGTGACATTGGTTTACTCCTTTCATATATTTTATTGTCTTTAGTTTTTCATACTCTTGATATATATATAATAAAATTACATATTCATTATTTTATCTATGATTTCTTCATTAGTTTCGCCATTCTTAACCATTTCAATTTCTTCTTCTGTAAAGATGCCAGTTTTTTCTAATGAGTCAACTAATGTTTTAGTAATATCATCAAGACTTTCTTCTGGTTGTAAATCAAAAATTTGGCATAATGCACCAACTGTCTTAATTGCAACCTCATTGTCAACATTTGTCATATTTGCTACTACGTCTATTGCTGTACTATACTGTAAATAATTCATTTTATTCATATCTAATACCTCTTTCTTTATCTTATACATATATTATATAATAATTTTTTTTATTTTGTCAACCCTATATGGCATTTCATTTACTTATTTTTCAATGCCGTATAGGGGTATTTATCATTCTAATATTCAGATTCTAAAAGCCTATAAAGTGCTTTTATAATATCACTCTTTGCATTGATAGTCGCACCTAAATGCCAACCTTTTAAAACCTTTTCATCATCATCAACTAAAATCTGAAACCCACCTAATTTTCTAGTGCAATCGGCTTTTGTTGTGCCATACTGTACTAAATGAACTTCATCATAAGGAAAACCTCTTGTTATTAGCCAATCTTTTTTTGCTTTTCTAACTTTACTTTTATATTCTTTTGAACTGTCTTTTGATAGCCAACTTGTTACAACTATTCTATAGCCAACTTTTTTCAAAGCCATTAAAACTTTATATAGCTCACGCATATCAACCAAAGGTTTGCAACCTGAATATGGTGCTTCATCTTCATTTCTTAATGCTTTTAACCAATTTGGATAGCCATATAAGTCTGCTATTGTACCATCCATATCAAAAACTATAACTTTCATATTAAAACCTCTTTTCTACCTACCCCTTTTTCAAGGGGCAGGATTTTATTTTATAATCAATTTTCAATATCTTCGCCCATTTTTCTCAAAGTTTCAAATAGTTCTTCTTTGAAAAAATCATCAGTTGCAAGTCCCTTATTGATAATTTCTATAAGTTTTTCGCATATATCTGTATTATTGACTATTGTTTCAAAATTTTTAGCCATACTAAACACTTCAAGCCAAGCGTCATATATATTATCATTTGCACTGACTGCGATTACACAACTTATTACTTCTATTTTTTCAACTGTAATTATTCTCATATTAAACCTCCTACCTAGCCCATATAGGGCTAGGGTTTTATCTTTATTTTATTATTTTGCTACCCATACATATTTATCATTTTCTTCAATGCTTTCAATTTCACTACTGCTAACAGTGAGGGTTGAAATATTTTTGTTAGGTATTGGTTCATCTAATGAACAAATAGGTTCAAATCCCATATGTTCTATTTCTCCATCGTCGACCTCTTCCCATACCTTTCTCTCATAGCATAAGAAACACTTGTCGGATTCGTCGATATGCTCGCCTATTATCTCAAGGCAGACTATCTCCCTGTAATATGGATTGTCTTTTTCAATTGAATAATTTTTGCTCATAATGTTTTACCTTTCCACCCCCCTTGTGGGGGTGTTCCTTTCTTTATCTTATGTATACATTATACACCCTACGGTGTATAATTGCAAGAGGGAATATTGCACAAAATTTATATTGAATTTTTGTACAAATTGCACAAAAATAAATAAAAACATTTCAAATTAAAATATATCAAGGAACTTGATATATTTTACTGATTAAAAAACATCAATTAAAAAACATCAACTAACTTGATTTATTTTATGGGATAAGAAACATCAATCAACTTGATGTTTTTTAATCAGTTTTAAACCCGAACGTATGTTCGGTTGGACCAGACGGACCGTGGACAAAAATAAGGTCCAATGTCCACGGTCCGCTTAATAAAACAAGAGTTTCAAACAACTAATTTGAGTTAGCCTATACTAACTCTGGTTAGTTGTACCTAACCTGAGTTTCAAACACTTAACTGCGGTTTGCCTATACTAACCTGAGTTTCAAACAACCAATCAAAGTTAGCCTATAGCAACTAAAGTTTGATATTTCTAACTTCAGTTAGCTTAAACTAATCACAGTTAGGCACCACTAATTAAAATTAGACTAAACTAATTATAGTTAGATAACACTAATAACAGTTAGTCAAGACTAACTTCTGTTAGTCACAACAAAAAGTTAAAAAGGGTTTCCCCTTTTTAACAATATATCAATTTCATTGTTCGCCATTGTAAAATGCTTATTTGATTTTTTTCTCTTCCTAACTGTAAAGCGTCTCTTTTTGTGGTTACTCTATGGCTTTTATCTATATAATAGATACCATTTTCAAACCACACACCACAATTCCCGCCGTATGCCCTAACGGCTTTTATAGCTTCCTGTGGGTCTGTGGTTTCTATTCCCTCTGTTGCTACCTGATAGCCTGATTTATAAGTGATACACTTACCACCTTTTAATGTCAATCCGTCATTATTTTGTAGTTTTTTAATTGTTCTAATATTAATCATCTTATTAGCCTCCTATATCTCTCTATCTGTATACAATTATATAGTATACTAACCTAATAGTCAAGCACTTTTTTAATTTTGGGATAAAATTATTTAATTGAAAAAATTTCATTTTTTTCTCTTGACAACTTGATACATATATGATATAATTTTTCGGCTCCGAACGTACGTTCGGGTAGACCGAACACACAAAAATAAAAAGTGGCATTTATGCCACTTTAGATATTAGCCAGCAGACAAAAAAATTATTTTTTTCGTATGCTTTCCAGTACTTAATCACTGTTTTATTTTCAAGTCCTAAGTTAGTTATTAGTCGGTTACCTATTTCAAAATATTTTTGTTTCATTTTAAACACCTCTTTTTTATTGTGTGGGGGCTTTTCACCCCCCCTTTTTTTATAAATTTGTTTTTCTTTCCATAAATATTTCTATTATTTTATAAAGATATTGAAAATCAATATCGTTTTTTTCTATTTCTATTTTTTCAAACCCTATTGAGTTATATAAAGTTATTGTATAACAGTCTACATTAGCAAAAATAGCAATAAAAGCAAAATCTCCAATTGATTTTATACAATTCAAATTAAATGATTCAATATCTTTATTACTATATTGTGGATATGCCATTTGTAACTGTCTGCTAATTTCTTCAACTTTCTCAATTCTTTCTGTAAGATTCATCATTTTGTTTTACCTTTCAACATCTTTGATGTTGCCCTTTCTTTATCTTATGTATACATTATATATCTTTTTTTCGGTTTTGTCTATAGTTTTTACAAAAGTTTTTTAACTTTAGCAATTTGCACAAAACAAGATAGAATCCATAGCAAAATTTTGTTAATATTGACTATTGACTTTTAAAATCAATAGCAAATAGTAACAAAAATACAACATCTTTTTTGTGCAATTTCTCTCAGGATTTTTTCAAAAAAAGTCTTGACAAACTTTTTGAAATATGATATACTTGAATGGGGTGCCCTTGCGAATTCGGGGTGAACACCTGTTTGAACGGTGTTCGCCTTCTTTTAAAATAATAAAAAAGGGGGTTGTCCCCCCTTTTTTTCTTTATTTTAGTAATTATACAGTTTATCAAGTCTTTTTTGAAAATAATCTCAATTACTTGAGATTATTTTCTTTTATGATGTTTTCACATCTAGCCTTTAGACTTTCGAATGTGTCACCTTTTTTATAGTAGTCTAAATTCCAATAACCTATATGAATAAGATAAGCTTCATTTTTTGCTTCTAAACAAGCTTCAATTGCTTTATCTAAACTCTTGTATTCAATTCCATTATTTTCAAATTCCTCTGTGTCTTGTACAAAAAATCTCATTTTACTTTACCTTTCAACATCTTTGATGTTGTCCTTTCCTTTATCTTATGTATACATTATATCAAAATAACAGAACAATTCAATGATGTTTTTTAACCTCTTTTATTAAAATCCTTGATGTTTTTTAACCAGTTTTATTTCAGGATTTTTAAAATTTTTTAAAAAAATTTTAAAAAAAGTCTTGACAACACCACATACTGTGTGGTATAATATTTCGGACCCGAACGGACGTTCGGGTTGACTATTTTATTTTTCTACCTAAAATATCAAAATTATCATAGTATCTGTAAAGACTTTTTACTTTATGAATAGGAGTTTGTGAACCGTCATAAGCAACCAAAACGCATTTTAACTTTGCCCCACACCTCTCTATTTCTTCTTTAATAACTTGTGCAGTCTTACCACTAAAATAACTATCATCAATAAAAACATAATCTTTGTTAGCATCAATAAAAGGTGATAAGTCTAAAACTTCTTTATTCTTGCGAAGTCCCCCTTGTACGATTATGTCAATCGGAAAACCATAATTGTGTAGACACAGACCAATTTCCCCACTAGCAATGACCGCCGCATTTTCATTCTTTGCTTTATAAAATAATTCTTCCAATAATTGTTTATCAAACTTAATTTGCTTGTCTAATTCATCAAAGAATATTTCTCCACCAATGAATTTCTCTAAACAATTATTTACTTTGTCAAAGATTTTATTCATTACTTAACCTCTTTCTATCTATACATAGCCTTACCATTTAGGTAAGGCTTTTATTTTATCATTTTTACTATTTTAGTTTTACATTTAGAATTTCATCATCTTTAATTGTGTTGTCTGTATGATTAGTATACATTTCAAGTACTACTTCATCGCCTACCTTAAAGCCATCGCCCTCAAAAGCGAATAGATTGCCTTGCTTGTCTTTAGTGATGATATTGTCATCTTTACATTCTGTTACTATTGCTAATCTGTTGTAATGTGTTTCAATGTAATTAATAGCACCCATTGAACTATACAATACAATAGCAATTAATAAACAAATGCACCCATTAATCACACACTCTTTTCTCTTACTTCTTCTGTTCTGTTTTGTTCTACTCATAACCTTATTACCTCTCTTTCCTTTTTGAGTATACCTTATTTTATCATACATTTTTAAAACTGTCAACTATTATTTTTAGGGTAAACCCTTACTTTTAACTTTGTAAAACCGTTGCTCTTTAATGCCCACCAAGTAGTATGTTTTTCTGCACACATTTTAGTAATTGCTCTTTGTTGATATTTATGTTTATTTTCGTTGTACTGTTGCACACTATCAACCTTTATTAAAGTAGTTACTGGTTTGTATTTACCTGTTGTACTGAATAGTGTAAATTGTAAAGTTATCATAGTGTTGCCACTCCTCTCTATTCTTTTTCTTTTATTATAATACTTCTTGTGGTTCTTGTCAATGTGATGTAGTGTATTGCTCTGCTCTTGAGTGCTTAATCTTAGCCTTAGAACCAAACCTTTAACTTTGTCAATAGGTAAATTGCACAAAAATAGTCCCAAAGCTCTTGATACTTTTTTGTGCAAAATGCTGGAAATAGGTAAAATTGCACTAAAACTGTTTTGTGTAATTTGTACAAAATGCACAGGATTGAAACGTTTTTATCCCCGCATTTTTGTACAAATTGCCTATTGACAAACGCATGTTCTTTGTGGGAATTGTGCATATTGCACAAATAAAAACGTTTCAATTCAAAAATTTTTGTGCAATTTTACCTATGGTAAAGACGGCCCGTGGACAGGAACAAGGAACAATGTCCACGGCCCGACGCAATAGCTATATATAAGATTTGTTCTTTTATTCTAAACAGTATATATAAATATTATTATCATATTATATTATTTATATATTTATTTATATATAATTATCAAGACTTATATTATCTATCTCTATATCACCATCTTATCTATCAAGAGATAAAGATATGAAGAAAAGTACGGGGGTGACCATCCCATTCTAACTGTCATAGAACCTTGCTACTACGCAGACGTACCAAAAATATTTTTCTCATTTGAAAACTGACAGAAAAAACCTTATCTATTATTCAACTATTGATGGGGGGTATATTTCGGGAGAAAAAATATTTGATTTTAGAAAAATGATATTGCCTCGTCAAAACTTTCTCCAAAAGTATTTTTAAATTCAGAAAACGTTCAAAAATATTTTTAAATTCTTAATACGGATTCAAAAGTATTTTTAAATTTTTTCTCCGCATACCCCAAAAATAGGACAATCAAATCTGCATTGATGGTCTTCTTCATATTTACATATAGGAATATTCAAGTTTACTTCCGCCCCATATTTTTCAAATTCATCTTTATTTCTATTATAATATTCAAGAGCATATATTCCACTATCACACTCTAATAAAAAATTATAAACTTTTTCTAAATGTTCTTTTTCTATTTCTTGTCTATATGTTTCACTTATTGCTTCAAATGCCATCTTCTTCCCATTTACCGTAAACCAATTTAACTTTTCTTTTTGTACATCAGTGGCTTTTTCCCAAGAAACAGTAATTCTTGGGGGTGTTGGATAAGGATTCTCTAGTTCTGCTACAAAAATTGCGGCATTTGCTCCACTTAAAACCATTAGTCCGCTCCTTTCAAATAAAGTGTTTCTTCCGTTCCATTCGCACAAAATACAACAAAATTCATTCTTTTATTTACTTTATAATATCTTTTCTCAATATAAGTTTTATTACCCGTTTTAATATTTCCATTATCTATATCAATTCTTCCCATAGTTCCATCTTCGCCTACATAATATAATTTATTATCATCAATATAATATTTAGTTATATTATATTCTTCAATTTTAGTTGTTGTTGTAGGCACTACCGCCAATCCAATAGCAATAGAAAGGAGTAATCCAATGATAAATCCTGTAAACGAACCTATCATTGCACCAAAATTCTTCATATAATCTTCATCTTGTAGCCATCTAAAAAACATAGCTCCTACTATCATACATATAAGCACTACTAACATAATTATTCTCCTTTCTCATAAATAATATATTTGGTTGTTTTCCAATCAGCACCAAGAAAAAGACAGCTATAATTTTTTAAAGCCCCTTGATAAGTTTCTTTAACTAAAATATTTTCTCCTTCCGCCATATCTTGTTTCTTGACAATAGAAAAATCAGTATAACTATCATCTTCAGTCGCCGCAGTAATATAAACATTTTCTTTGCTATAAGCGGATAATTTTCCATGTGAAACATAATAATTTACATTTTTATAAGTTTCTGTTTTTACTTCCGTTTGTGTTAATGAAGCAGTACAAAGACCTACAAGTCCAGAAATAACTATAGATACAATTCCAGTTATAAAACCTATAAAAAGAGTATCTACAAAATCTACTTGTTTAAAACGACAAACACCCCAAGCTATTATACATACTATAATAATTAAAACCATAAATATCTCCTTTATTTTTAATTTTATTATTTTCTTTATATAAATATAATATAATAAATTTTTTATAAAATCAAATTAAAGAATATTAAACGAGTTTGACAAAGAAAAAATTTTGTGTTATAATTATTATAGATGAGAAAAATAGATTACATTTAGTAGTCTATTGAATATAAAAAGATAGAGGAGAGCTTAATGACAGAGACAATGTATGAAAATGCGGCGGTGGCCGATGATGGCAGATTAAAGCTAGATTATACGCTTGAAACACCGGAAGCCCGCAATGAATTAGTAAAAAAGATTATAGCTGAAACGCCTCCTGAAAAACTTTCAAAAAGATATATAAGTATATTAACAGATTATATAGTATTTGCAATGGATAAAGAAGAAAGAAAAAAGAAAAAAATATTAACTGACAATAGAATGGTAACAGTAAATGAAAGAGAAATGTCTTTTGAAGGACTTGTAGGTAAATTTGAAAATGGCGAAGATGGTATCTATAATATTATTGCAAATGATAAAAATATTATTTTTAAACCAAAATTTGAAATTACAGAGAAAGATGTAGCGGAAATCCCCGCTTTAAAAGACCTTAGAGATGCAATAGAAAAAGTAGAAGAAAAAGCTAAAAATGCAAGAGGTAAGAAAAAATATTTATTAAAAAAGCAAATTATAGAAATGCGTAAAGACCAATATGTAATAAAAAATGCATATAAACCACCAATGTATAGTGTTAATGCTATTAAAAGTTTTAGTAAAATAGATTTTAGTGATAAATTTTCAATAGATGAAGATGGTACACCTCATAATGATGGATTAATTTCATTTTTTAATCCAAAACATATTTCTGCATTATTGTGTAATTATAGTAAATTAAAAGAAGATTGTTTTGATAAATTCAGCAGTGATTCTTATTATTTAATGAAAGACTTAGAAGATTTAGTTGATAGAACTCTAAAATTTGATTATCCCTTATATTATGATTTAATGATATATAAAATAGATGGTAAACAGAATATAGAAATACAGCAATTATTACAAGAGAAGTACAATATGACTTATACTGTTGAATATTTATCATCTTTATGGAGAAATAAAATTCCAAAATTAATTGCGGAGAAGGCGGTAGAAGATTATTTAATCTGGCATTATACAGAAAAAGAGAAAGGCCAATGGAAAAAGTGCTCAAGATGTGGAGAAATTAAATTAGCTCATAATAAATTCTTTTCTAAAAATAAAACGAGTCGTGACGGCTTTTATAGTATATGCAAGGTATGCCGTAACAAAAAGCCAGCTAAAAAATTTTAATTTCTGACCAAAGGTTAAATAAAGAGGTAGAAAAAGAAATGGGTAAAGTTTTAATTAAATGCGATACTTGTGGAAAAGAATTTTTTAAATACTCAAGTAAAATAGGTAAAAATAATTTTTGTTGTAGAGATTGTTATAATAAATTTCATTCTAAAAATGTTAAAAAGTATACTTGCGAGATATGTGGTAAAATATTTACTGGAGCAAAAGCAAATGCAAATAGGTTTTGCTCCCGTGACTGTTACAATAAATTTCATAATATTGTAAATAAAGAACGAGAATGTCCAATATGTCATAAAATATTTATTGCAAGGACTTCGGAAAATAAATATTGCTCACAAAAGTGTCATTTAAAAAATTTACATTCAACTTATAAAGGGAAAGAACATTGGAATTGGCAAGGTGGCATTACTGAAGAAAATGAAAAATTAAGAAAATCACCTGAATATAAAAAATGGCGAGTTTTAGTATATGAAAGAGACCATTATCAATGTCAAATATGCGGTAGTAAAAAAGAAATAAATGCCCATCATTTATTTGGATGGAAAGAATATCCAGATAAACGTTTTGATGTTAATAATGGAATCACGCTTTGTAAAGAGTGTCATATTAAAGTTCATCAAAAATATGGATGGACTTCAAATATAAAAATGACGCCGGATTTTTTAAAGAAACCTGGTCAAAAATAATTAAGTTTGATGGTTTATTTTTGCTTTATATTTACAATAGAATAAAAGGAAGGTGAAAATGTTTGAATTGTTATTGTGAAAAATGCGGAAAGAGCATGGATGAAAGTCAATTTTATACATATAGAGATGGAAGCAAAGTTGAATTATGTAAGAAATGCTTGACTATGCATATAGATAATTTTAATCCAGATACTTATGTTTGGCTATTGGAAAAAATGGATGTACCTTACGTCCCTTCAGAATGGAATAGCTTAAGAGATAAAGCGTTTGCTAAAGACCCTAGAAAAATGAATGGTATGTCAGTTTTTGGTAAATATTTATCTAAAATGAAATTAAGGCAATGGAAAGATTACCATTGGTCAGATACAGAAAAATTAAAGGCGGAAGATGACAAGAAACGAGAATTATATTTAGAAGACCACCCTGAACTTGCAGCAAGAGAAGCTCAATTACAGATGCAATTTCGTAGAGGAGACATTTCTGAAGCTCAATATAATACTTTTATGAGTACAGCTGAATTGAATAATCAGCTACCACCCGCCTATGTTAGTGGGACAGATGGCGCTAATAATTATGCACCAGGTTCTAACCCTTTTATGGAAAATAATTTTATTCCAGAAGAAGAATTAAATGACCCCGCTTCAGAATTAACAAAAGAAGATAAAATTTATTTAGCAATGAAATGGGGCAGAACTTATCAACCTGGTGAATGGGTAGAATTAGAAACAAAATACAATGAGATGATGAACTCATTTGATATTCAAGATTCTGATACTATTGGTACTTTAATTTTAACTTGTAAAACGTATTTAAAAATGAATCAGGCTCTTGATTGCGGAGATGTTGATGGTTTCCAGAAATTATCTAGGGTTTATGATACTTTAAGAAAATCCGCAAAATTTACAGCCGCTCAAAATAAGGAACAAAAGAATGACTTTGTTGATTGTATCGGCGAGATGGTTGCCTATTGTGAAAAAAATGGCGGAGAAATTCCTAGATATGAAATTAAAGTTCCAAATGATATAGTTGATAAAGTTATTGCTGACTTAAAAGAGTATAATAGGTCTTTAATTTATGAAGATAAAGCGTTAGCTCAACAGATAGAAAACTATATTAAGAACAGAGAAAATGCGGAAAGTATGAAGAAAGATAGAGAAGAAGCAAAGAAACAAGGATTGTCAGAAGTAGAATTACAAGATGAACACTATAAAGAGTATTATGATGATATAGCAGAACAAAAAGAGGCTGATGCGAAGGTTTATACAGAGGAGGATAACTAATATGAGTTTACAAAGTTTATTAGATTTATCCGATTCAAGAGGTTTAAAAAAGCAGGGCTTATCAGAAGAAAGATTAAAAGCTCAATTGCCTCATTTAAGAAATTTAGTTTCTTTTTATAGAGAATATCCTGACTATTTGATAGATTTTATGAAAGGCCCAGATAGTACCTTTAATTTCTATTTTTATCAAAGAGTATTTTTAAGAATAGTTATGCGACACAGATATGTATATGCTACATTCCCGCGTGCTTATTCTAAATCATTTTTATCTATGATGGTTTTAATGATAAGATGTATTCTTTATCCTAACTCACATTTGTTTGTAACTACTGGTGGTAAAGAGCAGGCGGCAAGTATTACGATTGCAAAAATAGAAGAAATTTGTAAACTAATTCCTTCATTGAATAATGAGATTGATTGGACCAGAGGGGCATCAAAAAAATCTAAAGATGATGTAAAATATATTTTCAAGAATGGTTCTTCTATTGATATTTTAGCGGCAAAGCAGTCATCAAGAGGACAACGTAGAACCGGAGGCTTAATGGAAGAATGTGTATTAATTGATGGAGATATTCTTAATGAAGTTATTATTCCTACAACAAACGTAGATAGATTATTACCAGACGGAACAAGACATAAAGAAGAAGTAATTAATAAAAGTCAAATATATATTACAACTGCTGGATGGAAAAATTCTTTTGCATATGATAAACTGATAGAGCTTTTGATACAATCAGTAATTGAACCTGATAGAGTTATGATTATGGGTGGAACTTATGAAACACCTGTTATAGAAGGACTTTTGGATGAAGACTTTGTAGACCAGCTGAAACTTCAAGGCACATTTAAGGAAGAGTCTTTTGATAGAGAATATAGAAGTTTATGGAGCGGAGATGCAGAAAATGCATTTTATTCTTCAGAAAAATTTGATAAACATAGAGTTTTATTACAACCAGAATATGAATATAGCGGTAGGAGTTCTAAAAATGCTTATTATGTTCTTGGCGTGGACGTCGGTCGTATCGGATGTACAACTGAAGTTTGTGTATTTAAGGTGACGCCGCAACCGCAAGGAACATCATTGAAGAGTTTAGTTCATATTTATACATATGAAGCAGAACATTTTGAAGACCAGGCTATTCATATTAAAAAGTTGTATTATAAATATAAAGCAAGAATTATTTCTATTGATGCCAACGGTTTAGGTATTGGTTTAGTTGACTTTATGGTAAAATCTCAAGTAGACCCAGAAAGCGGAGATTCTTTACCTCCTTTTGGTGTTGAAGGTGGAACTTCAGAAGATGCTGTTGAACCTTATAAAAAAATAAAAGGTGTGGATGTAGAAGAAAATGCACTTTATTTAATTAAAGCTAATGCACCAATTAACACAGAAGCATATTCTTATGCTCAAACTCAATTATCTAGTGGAAAAATTAAATTCTTAATAGATGAATCAATGGCTAAAACTAAATTAATGTCTACAAAAGTTGGACAAAATATGGATAGTGATAAGAGAAATGAATTTTTAAAGCCTTTTACTTTAACTTCTATATTGAGAGAACAAATGTTAAATTTGGTTGAAAAAAATTCAGGTGTCAATATTATATTAGAACAGTCTTCTAAGAGTATTAAGAAAGATAAGTTTTCTGCTTTTATTTATGGTTTATATTATATAAAGCAAGAAGAAGATAATAAAAGAAAAAGAAGAAAAAGACATATTAGTGATTTTATGTTTATGAATTAAAAGATTGGGTATTTTTAATTATTAGAATAAAAGTTTTTTTGAAATATATTGTGTAAAAAAGGAGGCAAAATATGCGAGCAAGTCGAGGAGAGATAAAAATAGAAGAAATTTTAAAAGAAGCTGGTTTAAATTTTAAAGAAGAATATATTTTTCCAGAATTAGTTAGTACAAATGGTAGACCTCTAAGATTTGATTTTGCTGTCTTTGATGATAATAATGATTTAGATTTTTTAATAGAATACCAAGGCGTTCAACATTATGAACCAAAAAGTAAATTTGGTGGTTTGAGCGGTTTAAGGAAACAGCAATATAATGATATGAAAAAAAGAGAGTTCTGTGCAAAGCACGGAATTACTCTTATTGCTATTCCCTATTGGGATGAAGGTCGTGTAAATTATGATTATATTATGAAGGCGGCGGGCTATTAAAATAAAAGAAAGAAAGAGGTGTCACTTTGATTAATAGACAAGAACAAATTAGAGAAAAAGGTTTTCGAATGAGTCCTATGCGAGACACCAGAGAGAAGTATAGTCCTTTTATGGACCCAAACTTTTCAAAAATTAAAGTTGGATTAAAAACATTAGATGATGCTATTGTTAATGTAGGTGATTACAAACAGATAGATGATAGATTAGCTGATAAAAAAGAAGTATTAAGAGCAATACATGAAAATGATGAAGAAACGATGAGAGATATATCAGAATTTTTCTATAAAACTAGCGGTATTTATTCTAGATTATGTAGATATATGGCTAATTTATATAGATATGATTGGCTAGTAACACCTTATATTAATTCAGAAAGCGTTAAAAGTGATAAAATATTAAGCGGTTTTAATAATGTTTTAACCTATTTAGATAATTTTGAAATAAAAAAATTTTTTGGTGACACAGCCTTAAAAGTTCTAAAATATGGTTGTTATTATGGATATTTAATTCCTCAAAAAGATAGAATGTGTATTCAAGAGCTTCCGCCTAATTATTGTCGTTCAAGATTTAGTGTTAATGGGCGTCCGGCTGTAGAATTTAATATGAAGTTTTTTGATGATACTTTTAGAGATACTACTCAAAAAATGAAAATATTAAATTTATTTCCTTCTGAATTTAAAAAAGGTTATATTTTATATAAAGAAGGAAAATTACAACCAGACTTTTTAGGAGATACTTCAGGATGGTATTTACTGGATATTAAAAATACAATTAAATTTAATATTAATGGAGATGATTTTCCTGTTTTCATTTCAGTAATTCCTGCAATCATAGACTTAAATGAAGCTCAAGGATTAGATAGAAAAAAGATGCAGCAGCAATTATTAAAGATTATCATTCAAAAAATGCCTTTAGATAAGAATGGTGATTTAATATTTGATGTTGATGAAGCAAAAGAATTACATAATAACGCTGTTCAAATGTTAGGTAAAGCGATTGGTGTAGATGTATTGACAACTTTTGCTGATGTAGATGTGGCGGATTTGGCTGATAAGAATAGTTCTACTACAATAGACGAATTAGAAAAAGTTGAAAGAACAGTATTTAATGAATCTGGTACAGCTCAAAATTTATTTAATACAGACGGTAATATTGCATTAGAGAAGTCTATTTTAAATGATGAGGCTTCTTTATATAATTTAATTTTACAATTTGAAGCATTTCTAAATATGATAATAGAACCTTTTAATAAGAATCCTAAGAAATTAAAATATAAAGTTCAAATTTTGACAACAACTATTTATAATTATAAAGACATGGCAAAATTATATAAAGAACAAACTCAATTAGGATATTCCAAGATGCTACCTCAAATTGCCCTCGGTCAATCACAAAGTTCTATTTTAGCTACAGCTTATTTTGAAAATGATGTATTAGAATTATTTAATGTATTTATTCCACCGTTAATGAGTTCTACTATGAACGCTGATGCTTTAAAGACAAATCAAAACGCGGCAAGCCAGAGTAATGGTAGCGAGAAAGAGGGCGCAGGCCGCAAGGAATTAGCTGATGATGAAAAATCAGAAAAAACTATAGCTAATCGTGAAAGTATGAATTAGGACAAACGTAATTAATTTCATAAAGAAGTTTTTTATAATATAATAGTCAAAATTAGAAAGGAGAAAAACAATTATGCATCAATCAGTTGCAACTATTGATTCTCCGGAATTTATAAATCTTCAACCTTTAGATATTAATCCTTTGATGTCTAAATGTGAAATTAAAGTTTTGTATATTGGAGAGAATAGAAATCATTCTTTCATAACAAAAGATGTTGCCACAGAAATGTCTAAGACATTGCGTGGCGCTCCTATTGTTGGATATTATAAAGAAGAAAATCAAGATTTTAGAGACCATGGTGACCAGATTATTATTGATGAAAAAGGGATTCAATTTAAATGTCTTACTAAGCCATATGGTTTTGTTTCTCCAGATGCTGAAGTTTGGTTTCAAAAATTTGAAGATACAGATGATTTTGGAAACAAAATAGTTAGAGAATATTTAATGACTACAGGTTTTCTATGGACAGGACAGTTTGAAGAAGCTAAGTTAGCTATTGAACAAGGACGTCCTCATTCTATGGAATTAGATAAAGATACCTTAGATGGTTATTGGTCAGAAAATGTTAATACAAAAATGGAATTGTTTATTGTTAATGATGCAATTTTTTCTAAATTATGTATTTTAGGTGATGATGTAGAACCTTGTTTTGAAGGTTCAAGTGTAACAGCTCCTAATGTAAGTACTAATTTCAGTAAAGTAGACGATAACTTTAAGCAAACATTATTTAGTATGATGCAAGATTTAAAATTTGCATTAGAAGGAGGAAACATGGCAAAAGTAGATGAAGAAAAAAAGGACAAAATTAATGAAACTGTAGAAAATAAAACTGATAAAACTACAGAAGAAGTTAAAGACACTGAAACAGAAAAAGATAATAAAGATAAAGATAAGAAAAAGAACTATACAAAAGAAGATAAGAAAGAAGAAGATAAGAAAGAAGATAATCCAGCTCCTGCAGAGGATAAGAAACCTAAAGAAAAAAAGGAAGAAACAAAAACTCCTGCAGAAGACAAGAAAGAAGAAGAAGATAAGAAAGATAAAAAAGATTATGCTTTAATGTATTCAGAATTAGAAACTAAGTATAATGATTTATCTGCAAAGTATGAAAGTTTAGTTGCTTTTAAACAGAGCGTTGAAAAACAGCAAAAGGAAGAATTAATTGGTGGATTCTATATGCTTTCAGATGAAGATAAAAAAGATGTGGTTGCTCACATTGATGAATATTCTTTAGATGATATTGAAGCAAAATTATCAGTAATTTGTGTAAGAAAAAAGGTTAATTTTGATTTAGACGATATATCTAAAAATGAAAATAAAACAGAAGAAGAAAATCCTGTTACAACATTTAATTTAGAAAATGCAGGAGATTCTGTTCCAGCTTGGATAAAAGCTATACAAAATCATAAATAAGAAAAAATCAAGGAGGAAATAGACAGATGGCAACAACAACAATCAGTAGAGTTGGTTTTGGTCAAGTTGAACCAAATCATCTTTCAGCTCAGAGAACATCTCAGATTTATGCTCAGTTACCAGCTGATGGTTCAATCAATATTCTTGAAAATGGTCAGTTTGTAAAATATGATTATGCTGCAGGAAAAGTTGATTTTACTGGCAAAGGTGAATGGATGATGGTTTTCAATGAAATTAAATTATATGATGATTGGAGAGAATCATATAAAGATTTCGCAATGGTTAAAGAAAACTATGTTGATGGAGAAATGGTTCCAAGAGTTATAAAGACTAATGTTGGAGATATTTACACAACTAATTGCGTAGGTGGTCCAAATACTTCAGGTAAGGCAACATATGCAGGTATTGAATTACAAGAAACAGATATTTTAAAGGTAGATACAACAGGTTACCTTGTAAAAGGCGAAGAAACTGATGAAGGTCTACTATGGCAAGTAGTAAAAGTTTACACTATGGCAGATGGACAGCCAGCTGTAAAGCTTCAGAGAATTAAATAAGGAGGATTTAAAAATGGCATTAAGTAAAAAAGATTTAATTGCATTAGGTAAAAAAGTAGCTTCTGCTAATCCTTCTGTAGCAACAGCATTTGCCTACAACGGAGAAAACTTTAGCTATGAACAGCTTAATGATACATTCAGAGATGAATTATTAGAAATTTCAAGCACATATGCTTTATTTAGAGAAAATAAAAATACTATCTTCTCATTAATGGAAGAAATTATTGATGATGTATTACCTAAAAAGGTTTTAGAAGCATACGGACAGTTTGCTGAAGTTAAGACTTTTAAACAAGGTGATAAGCCAGTATTTGTACAGAGAATTACTTCTGCAGCAAAGAGACGTGGAAAACAGTTTGTAACAAAAGTTGGTTTAGCTGGTATCTATGAAGTATTCAAATTAGATGGAAAGACATTAGAAGTTCCTACTGAAGCTTTTGGTGGCGCAGCTCAAATTGGATTTGAAGAATTCTTAGATGGTAGAGTTAATATGGCTGATGTATTAGATATTATTATGGAAGGTCTTGATGAATCAGTTTATAGAGAAATTGCAAAAGCTTTAAAGAAAGCTTATACAAGTTTACAAACAGCTAATAAATACAGCTTTAAAGGTTTCAATGAAGATGTTATGGATAGATTATTAGCAACAGCAGATTCATATGGTCAGTCTACAATTTATTGTACTTTTGAATTTGCATCAACTATGATTCCTAATGAAGGATGGATTTCAGATGCAATGAAAGACCAGAGATGGAATACTGGTTATCTTGGAAATTATAAAGGTCATAAGGTAATTATTTTACCACAGTCTTTTGAAGATGAAACAAATACAACTAAAGTTATTGACCCAGCTTATGCTTATATTATTCCAACAGGAGCAAATAAGCCTGTAAAGGTTGCTTTTGAAGGTCAAACAATTGTTAGAGACATTGATAATGCTGATATGTCAAAAGAAGTTCAAGTTTATAAGAAATTTGGTGTAGCAACATTAATTACAAATAATATTTGTATTTATGAAAACTCAGATTTAAAGATTGAACATAAAATTAACCCTGAAGGTTAGTAAAAATAAATGGGGAGTTTTTTATTAAACTCCCCGATTATTTGTAAATATAGAGATAAAAGGAGAATAAAAATATGTTAAAAGATACAGATTTAATAGAGGTTATAAATAGAAGTTCTGGTGGAGTTGGTTATGAAATTCCAGATTCTAATGGTTTAATTAGAACTTTTCAAAAAAGAGAAAAGAAAAAAATTCCTTTTGAAGAGATAAGAAAATTATTATATCAAGTAGGTGGAGAATATATTTTTACTAATTTGTTAGTAATTAAAAATGAAGAAGCTGTAAAAGAGTTATTTTCTACTAGACCAGAGCCAGAATATTATTATACAGAAGTTGAAGTTAGAACATTATTAGAAACTGGTACATTAGACCAATTATTGGATTGTTTAGATTTTGCTCCAGAAGGAGTTATTGACATTATTAAAGATGTTGCAGTAAAAATTAAATTAAATGATGTTAGTAAAAGAGATGCTATATTAGCAAAAACTGGTTTTAATGTATCAAAAGCTATTGAAATAAATGAAGAAACTGATGTAGAAGAAGCATCTGAAAAAATAAATAGACGTACTTCTCCAATTACATTAGAAGAAAAAAAGGAACAACAACCTCAAAGACGTGTTCCTAATTATAAAGTAACATCAGTAAGTAAATAATAGAAAGGAGTAAACATGGGTACTTCTTTTACAAAAATATATGATAGTTTTCTATCAAAAGTAACAGATGATATGTATATGGAAATGACTGAATTAGACACTTTTAGATTATTAGAAGATTTTTTAAAGGCGGCAATTCAGAAATTTGAATTTCCAAGAATTAACTTAAGTAATTATGAATTAAGTTATGAAGATGTAGATAGTTATAAAGGAGTAGAAAGTAATAATGTAGAGGTTCCCGCATTTTTATATATGGGTGGAGCTTTTGATGAAGATTTAACAGAAGAAGAGATTAATATTCTTTCTACTTATATGATTGTTGAATGGTTTGGTCAGCAATTAGCAAGTGTTGAAAATACAAGAATGAAATATAGCGGAACTGATTTTAAATTTACTTCTCAAGCTAATCATATGGCAAAAATACAAACTTTGAAAAAAGATTATGAAAGAGAGGGCTTCCATTTGCAGAGACTATACAAAAGAAGAAAAGTAGATAAAAAAGGAAACATTGTTTCTACTTTTGGTGAAATTATGGAAAATTCTACAGATGGATACAAAAAGCAGCGTGTATTTAAAATATAATGCTATTATAAACGATTCCGCTATTGATGATAATTTAAAAAGAATTACAAACCAAATATATAGATTACTTCCTGTAAGAGAAGAGGGCGGCGAGTGGAAAAAACCGCTTATTACTCTTATAGAAGAATTATCAGGAATGGATAGTTTGTTAATCGACCAACATACTATTTTATTTTCTTTATTATGTAAATTGGAAGGATTACTTATTTTAGATGAAGATTTTCAATTATTTAGAAGAACAATTTTTGAAAGTTTAAATTTAGTAAGTAATTTAAGAGAACAATGTCAGGATTAGATAATTTAAAATTAAGATTAAGTTATCAAGGTGGAAATCAACAAGGTCGAATGAATCTAGATAAGTTAAGAAGTTTAAAAAAAGCTTTATTATACTCATATCAATCTGCTACTATTGAATTAGCGGATGGTAGACAGTTTAGAGCGTTGATTAACCCAGATAAATTAAAACCAGATTATGATAATAAAATTTTATCAATACCTTTTAAAGACATATGTTTAAATAAAAAAAGACTTGGTAAAACTAGTGCAGGAGAAGAAGAAGTAGGAATTAACTCAGGTGATATTTTTAAATGGGTGGAGGATAATACATATTGGATAGTTTATCTTCCTTATCCAGAAGAAAAAGCCTATTTTAGAGCTGAATGTAGAGCTTGTCAAACTGCAGAAATAAATTTACAAGGTAAAAAATATAAAGGGTATGTTAGAGGGCCAGTTGAAACTACAATTCCTTGGAATCAAAAGAATAATATAGTTTGGAATACCCCTAATTATACTTTAGTTATGTATATACCTAAAAATGAATATACATTAGAATATTTAAAACGTTTTGCTAAATTAGAATTTGATGGAAAAATTTGGCAAGTTCAAGCGGCGAATCCATATTATGGCAAAGGCATTATAATGATTACAGCAAAAGAATATTATCAAAATAGTATGGAGAATGCGGAGGAACCGATTAATCCGGATAAGCCTGAACATGGTGCAATTTATATCGACGGTCCCGCAACTATTCAGCCTTATGATATTGTTAGTTATTCTATTACTGGAACCACAGGTGGAGTATGGAGTGTTGATAGTCATAAAGTAAAAATTATAGAACTTGAAGATAATGTTGTTACTCTTGAAGTTACAACTGGGAAAAGCGGTTCTTTTAATTTATTGTATAAAAAAGATAATGAAGAAGATATAGTATTACCAATTACGATAACTTCTTTGTAAAGGAGATAAAAGGAATATGAGAAAAGATTTAATAATGAGAGATTTTCAATCATCTTTTCTTTCATGTGAAAATGACACAGAAAAAATTTTGCGTAAACTTTTTATAGAAAGTAAACCTTATTGTGATGAATTGAAAAGATTATTAGTTATAAACGCTAAAGATTGTTTAGATAATCTTGACAATGAAGTTTATAAGAAAAAAATTCAAGAAATGTCTATTGGAAAATTAATAAAAGAAGGATATATCAGAAATGTTCCAAAAATTAAATTTCCAGAGAATGAAGAAGTAAAAGCATATATTATTATTTCATTTGATAATTTTACACCAAATGCAAACAATCCGCAATTTAGAGATTGTTTTGTTCATTTTGATATTATATGTCATACTGACTATTGGGATTTAGGTGATTATAGGTTAAGACCTTTAAAAATAGCAGGATATATAGATGGAATTTTAAATAATTCTAAATTATCAGGCATAGGAACATTACAATTTTTAACTGCAAATGAGCTTATATTAAATGAACAATTATCCGGCTATACATTAGTATATGAAGCTATTCATGGTACTGATGATAAAATAGAAAATGATGAATAGTTATGGATGAATTATTATTAATATCTGGAAATGATATTCCTTTTATTCAAGCCGGTATAGTTATTCATCAGCCTTCTTTAAAAGAAATTGCTTTTATAGGAGAAGAAAACTTCTATATGGGGTGTGAATTATTAAAATTTTCTAAAGATATTTTATTAGAGCAGGACAAAATTCTTTTAGGAAATAAAACAAATTTTGAAATAATAATGTCAATAATGAATGAAAATGATAGCGATGATAAAAACCATGAAATACAGGTAGGTAAAGAGAGTATTAATATGATTTTTATGCTATTGTTTCCAAGATATGAATATACTATTCAAACAAACTCAATTGACTTTTTTCAAGAAGAGCAATTAGTAGGTTCTATTAATGAAGATAATTTTGAAGATTTTAAAGAAATATTAAATATAATATTTTGTTTAACTTTTCAACAAGAAGAAGGTCAAGAATTTAATCCTGCAAATGAGCAAGCTCGAAGAATTGCGGAAAAACTTAAAAAAGGTCGTCAAAGGGCGGCTGAAGCAAAAGGAGAACGGGTTAAAGTAAACATTTTAAGTAAATATGTTTCTATTTTAGCTGTTGGAGAGCATAAGGATATAAATACTTTATTAGAGTATACCATTTATCAAATTAGAGATGAATATGAAAGATTTTTATTGAAACAAAATTTTGATTATACTTTTAAAGCCCGATTAGCAGGAGCAAAAGATTTACAAGATGGTAAGTATTGGATGGATGATATTCATGATGATATATAAAAGATAAGACAAAAAATTAAGGAGGAAACTATACATGAGATTTGGTGTAAGAGAAATATGTGATGTTGTATTTAAAGCTAAATCAACTATTAGATTAGGTGATGCTAATTCTAAGTACGTTTTTAAGCCAGGACAACCTGTATTATATATTGATTCAGCTAAAACTTCTACAATGGAAGAAGCTGCTACAACAGTATATGCTCAGGGTGGTAAAGGTAATACAAGCTTAATTGCTTGGGAAGGTGAAAAAACTTTAACATTTACTGTTGAAGATGCTCTTTTATCTCCAATAAGTTTTGCAATGTTATCAGGTGCTGGTTTATTTGGCGGTACTGCAGGAGATGGTGCTGAAAAGGTTCATGTTCATACTTCAACTGAAACAACAGTTGGTGCAAGTGGCCTTATTAATTTAGCAGATGCATTAGAAGCTGGTGATGAAGTTTGTACAACTGCTCCTATTTTCGTATTAGAAGAAGAAGGTGGAGAAGTTACAGGTAAGTCTTATACAGCAACAGCTACAAAGAATAGTGTTACAATCACTGGAGATGCTATTCCTGCTGAAGGAACTACTGTAATTGTAGATTATTATGTATTACAGAAAGGTGAAACAGTTTCAGAATTAGTAATTGATGCAGAAAACTTTGCAGGATACTACTATGTAGAAGCTAGTACATTATTTAGAAAGCAAAAGAATGGTAAAGATATGCCAGCTGAATTAACATTCCCTAATGTTAAAATTCAGTCTAACTTTACATTTACAATGGCTCCAACTGGAGACCCATCAACATTTACATTCACAATGGATGCTATGCCAGGCTATACTTATTTCAATAGAAAGAAAAAAGTATTATGTGTAATGCAGATTATTGATAGAAATGCTGCTTCAACAAGTAGACAACAGGTAATGAGTCATGCTGAAGGTGAAAAAGTTGTTGATGATGAAAAAGCTGAATTTGAAGACAGTGTAACACCCTAGCACAGACAGTACAGACACAAAAAATGAAGTAAAGACTGATTCATTAAAATCTGATACTGTTAATGATGGATTAGATGATATTAATATTGATGAAAAATCAATTTTAATAAAGTAATTCAATGAGGAGAGGTAACTCTCCTCATTTTTTTATTTCTGAGGAAAGGAGGAATTAAATATGGCAAAAGCTAATGTTCAAGTTGGAGAAGTTAAAGTTAGTGAAAAAACTATAGAAGAACAGACACAAGAGACTATAGAACGAAGTTTAGAAATATTAAAGAAAAATGGTTCAGATTTAGAGCAGTTAAGACAAAAAGTTATAAAGACTGCGGAAGATGTAAATTCAATTATGAGTGGCTATGTTTACAAAGGTATAGAAAAAATGCGTGGGCAAGTTGGAGGAAAAACAGGTATTAATAGTCAGATAAAAGCAAGAGAAGATGCTTTAAAAGAATTATCTTATACAGATAATGAAATTAAAGTTGATAATATTATTTCATCATTACAAGAACAAAAAAAAGCTATAACTGATAAAATTCAGGCAGATAGTAAAAGAAAAGTTTTATATGATTTGAGAGTGAAAGTTGTAAGATTTCAACAAGCAGTGTTAGAAATGCAAGGTTGGTCAGAAAAAATAACTTATTTATTTGAAAAAGATGACAAACCAGTTATTTATCAATTAGATTTAAGTACAAATCAAAAAATTAATAAATGGGTTTCATTAGCTTATAATACTGGAAAAAATGCATTAAGAATGACTTTGAAAGAAGTTTCTCAAAAAGATTCTTTAAAAACATTAAATAGTAATTTAAATGAAAATGAGTTAGCTACATTAAATGACACATATAAAGAAGTTATACGTCGTTTTAATCGGTCAAAAGAAGTAAAAGATAATAAGAAGCCTCCTTATCTTGTATTTTGGAAAGAAAATCAAAAATATGATTATATGTCAGTAAGTAATTTAGGAGATATTGCAGAAGGTTATCAAGTTTTTTATTTTAAAAGAGCAGCTTTAACTGCAACAGCTGAAGAATCTAGAATTAAACAATTTATGATAGATGGTGTTGGAACGGTTGACCAATCTTTAGGTTTGTATGGTAGTGATATAGAATTAGATAATGGTTCAGCTTATGCTTCAAAATCAAATAGTGCTGATTTATTTGGTTTTCCAAAAGTTAAAGATTTAGTAGATAAAGTGCTAACAGAAGGAAAAAGCATGAATGGAAAACAAATGTTAGAAATGATTGCGAGAGAAAGAATGACAACTGGTAAATTTGCTACACAAAACAGAGGATTAAGAAATCATATAAGAAAAGAATTAGAAGATACAGTGCAAGAGGCTTTAGATGAAAATCTTAAAAAGATTCTTGCAGATTGGGGACTTTCTTGACAACTAAAAAATTTTATGATATACTAGAATTAAGAAATATAAAAGGAGATAAAAGGAATGTCAGAAACATTTATAAATTATTCAGATTTAGATTTTAAACAGGAAGACACTGATAAATATACAGTTATTACTTTTAAGGATAAAGAAATAAAAGTATTAAAATATCTTCCATCTATTGAAAAATATAACTTATTAAACACAACTTTATTACAAAGTATAGATGATACTGTTATTATTAATGAATATAAATTAGATATGTTCTTTAATATTAATTTAGCTATTGCATATACTAATATTGTTTTTTCAAAAGAAGAACAAGATATGGAATTATCAGACTTGTATGATAAATTCAAAACTAGCGGTTTGTTAGATATGATTATTGATGTGATTCCTGATGATGAATATGCGACATTATATTCATCATTAGTATCTAATAAAGAAGAATACGTAAGTGAAAGAAAGAGTGTATCTTATGGTATTGCAAATGCTATTGAACAGATAAGTAAAAAATTACCTAAACAAGAAGAAATGCAAAATTTATTACAGTCTTTAAAAGATTTTAACCCAGAAGATTATAGTAATGTAGTTGAATTTGCTAAAGCGGCAAATGGTGGAAGAGACATTACAGAATAGGACGGACAAAATAAATTAATATTATAACCCTTATTATCATACAATGATAGTAAGGGTTATATTTTTTTACATATAAATTATGAACGGAAATTAAGGAGGAAAAGGATTATGGCAGGTAGTAATAGAATTGACTTTACTATTGGTTTTAATATAGATAAAAGTGCTTTTAGTCAAATGCAGTCAGAATTTGATAAAATAACTGCGTTAAGTCAAATGCCTGGTGCCACAAAACAATTAAAAGAGGCTGGTGTTATGGCTCAGCAAGTAGGGACAATATTAAGAGAGTCTTTTAATTATGATTTTGGACAAATCAATGTTGGTAAATTCACTCAAGGATTAAATCAAGCTGGTATTTCTATGCAACAGTTAAGAACTAATTTTGCCTCAGCTGGAGCAATAGGTCAAACAAGTTTTGCTAGATTAGGTAGTAGTATTTTAAATACTAAAATTCAAATAAAAGAAAGTAATACTTTATTGGACCAGATGGCTACAACTATGACAAATACTATTAAATGGGGTATTGCATCTGGAGTTTTTAATAAAATAACTCAATCTGTAAGAGAAGCTTATACTTATGTTGAAAAATTAGATAAATCATTAAATGATATTCAGATTGTAACAAATAAATCTTCACAAGATATGCAGAATTTTGCTAAAGAAGCTAATAATGCTGCAAGAGGTTTAGGAAAAAGTACAAGAGATTACACTGAAGCATCTTTAATTTACTATCAACAGGGTTTAAATGACACTGAAACAAAAGCAAGAACAAATACAACTTTAAAAACTGCTAATGTTACAGGACAGTCTACTTCTGCTACATCAGAAGAATTAACTGCTGTATGGAATGGTTATAAGGTACAAGCAAAGGATACTGAAAAATATGTAGACAAATTGGCGGCAGTAGCTGCAACTTCCGCATCTGACTTGGAAGAATTATCAACAGCTATGTCTAAAGTAGCATCTTCAGCTGATGCAATGGGTGTAAATGTTGATAGCTTAGCTGCGCAAATTTCAACGATTATTTCTACTACTAGACAAGCGCCTGAAACAGTAGGTACTGCTTTAAAGACAATTTATGCTCGTATGGGTGATTTAGAGGCAGATGGTACAGATGAATTTGGAGTATCTCTTGGGGATATTACTTCTCAAATGCAATCTATGGGCGTTAATATCTTAGATGAAACTGGTTCAATGCGTGATATGGGAGACGTAATTGAAGAGGTTGGTCAAAAATGGCAAGGATGGTCTAGAGAACAGAAACAGGCTGCTGCAATTGCTATGGCTGGCAAAAGACAGTATAATAACTTATTTGCTCTTTTTGAAAACTGGAGTCAATATAATAAAGAATTAGAGGTTTCTAAAGATTCTATAGGTACATTACAAGTTCAACAAGATACTTATATGAAGAGTATGGTTGCTAAACAACAGCAGCTTTCAACTCAAACTGAAGCTTTCTATAGTGCTTTAATTGGAGATGGACAAGAAGTTAATAATTTAGTAGATGGATTAACAGAATTAATGACTGTTGTTACTCAATTCACAGATGGAATGGGTGGCGGTTTTAAGTCTATGATTGGTTATATGACTATTATTGCTAATTTATTTAAAAATCAAATTGGCAAAGGACTGATGACACGTTTTTCAAGAAAAGCATTAGAGAATGAAAATACTTCAATTGTAGAGGGTAAAAAACAAACTTATTTAGCTGGACAAGGATTACAAAATATTAAAGAAAATTCTGTAAGATATGATGAGGAAAATCAGCAATATAAAGGAACTAAAGTTTTTAAAAATGGTAATACAAGAGAAATTAATTTAAGTCCAGAACAAGCGGGTACGATAAAAAAATTTGAAGCTGAATCAGACATTGCTTCAAGATTAGATAAAATAAAAAGCGGATTAACTCAAGAACAATATAATGATTATATAGACCGTCAAGAAAATATAGGTAATTTAACTAGAGAGGCAACAATAAATAAGCAAGCCGCAGATTCTGCTCAGAAAAAAGCTGAAAATTTATTCTTAAATCCTAATGGAGAAAAATTTAAGGGTACTACTGGTGCCGCTAAGATAAATTCTGATATTTATATTAATGCTAAAGATGCTATGAAAAATGGCGATACAGGAGCATATAAAAAAGAATTAGAAAGAATGGATAAACTAGTTCGTAATGCTAAAGATTTAAAAGATTATGAATTAAAAACTAAAAATGTAAACCAAGAAAAAGTAAAATTATTAAAAAAAGAAGCAGGTTATTCTGAAGATACAAAACTAAGTGGACAAAAAATATATGAAACTCAATTAAAAAGAAAAAAAGCTTTAGAAGAAGAATGGAAAACAAAAGCTAATGCTTCAACCAGTGAAGAAAATTTAAAAAATGCAAAAAAAGGAACAGAACAGCAATTAAGTGCAGATGAAAAAAGTTTTTATAAAACTCAAAATATTCAAGGTTTTATTGGCGGAGTTTCTTCTTTAGTTATGACTCTTGGTAGTGTAAATAGTATATTAGATACTATTTATAATAAAGATATATCAGGTCCAGAAAAAGCGTTGCAAATCGTAACTCAATTAGGTATAATGTTACCTATGATAATATCTGGTTTAAGTGCATTAAATAAGATTACTATTGCAGGAGAGGCTGCTACTTGGGGTACGGTATTGGCAAAAGCACAAGAGATTGCTTTAACTATTACACAAAATGGACTTACAGGTGTTACTATAGTATTACAAAAAGCTTTAAATAAAGTAGTATTAGCCAATCCTTTTGTTATGTTCGCAATGGCTATAATGGGTGTTATTACTGCTCTGAGCCTTTTTAACAAATCAAACGAAGAAGCAAAAGAAAAAACCAAAGAAAATAACGAAGCAAGCATTGAATTAGCAAATACAAAGCAAGAAGAAATAGATAAAATCAATGAATTAAATACATCATATGAAGAGGCTTATAATACTTATAAAAAGACTGGAGAAGGTGTTGATAGTTTAAGAGAGAAATCTCGTGAATTAGCAAAAAGCTTTGGAACTGAAGGAGAATATTTATTAGGCTTAGTTGATAATTATGCTTTATTCAATGAAGAAGTAGAAAAATTAAGAACTAAAAAAATAAAAGAATCTTTACCTACTTTACAAACAGGTGTAGATGCTGCCGCAGAAAATACAGTAACTGAAATTCAAGATGAAGATGATTTTGATAAACAAATCAAATTAGGTAGTGTAGACGTAAACTTTTCTGACTTAAATAGTATAGATGATATATTAAAATATTATTATCAATTAAATCAATCTATTCATAACGCTCAAGAAAATGGAAGAACTGATTCGGATGAATATAAAGACGCTATTGGAATGTTTGCAAAGATAGGCGAAAAAATAGGTGAATATACTAATCAATTAGAGGCATTAGTAAATGCTCAAACTAAATTAATTATTGGAGAAATGCCTGAGGCTACTTCTGATTCTGATTATGAAAAACAGAGAAAAAATAGTATTTCTAAAATTCAAAACAGTAAAGATGAAGATATTCAAAAATCAATTAAAAACTATAAAGAAGCCAATAAAGGAGCAACAGACCAAGAAGCTGCAGAAGCATTATATAAAGAAAATTTATCTGCATCTGGAAATACTCAAAATATTGCTTATGAAGAAAAATATCAAGCAAAGATAGGTCGAGGAGTAGCATTTGATAATGCATTAACTTCTGCTTATGGAGTAGATAATATTAAAGATATTGGTAATAAAAATGAAAAAACTAAACAAGATTATAGAAATTTAACAGTAAAAGCAGGGACAGGTCAAGACCAAAAAGAATTATCTCTTTTTGATGAATCAGGTAAAATAAATCCATTACTTTTATTTAGTTATACGCCTGATAGGCTTAATGAAGGCCATGTTACAGATGACCTTAAAGAACAAATGAGTAATTATGGTTATAATTATGATGCAAAAAAATCTCAATTTGTTGATAAAAAAACAGGTCAAATTTTTGATTCAACATCTTTCCAAAGCTCGTTCGGAAAAGGTTATAAAGACCATATAGATGTTAGTAATTTACCGAAAGAATTAAAAGATAAAATATTAGCTAACAATTATGAAAATACATATTTTGATGAAGATGAAATTCGTGCAATACAAGACATATATGATAATGCTGCAGAAACTAAATTTAATAAAGAGGCTAAATTTTTCAATGAAAAAGATTATAAACAAAATAGGCAAGAAGTTATTGAAAAATTATCTAAAACTGGCTTAGGTAAAGTTGGTATTGATAATATAGACAGTATTTGGGGAAGTCAAGAATTTATTAATGAACATGGAAATGATACTGTTGATGAAATGACTAAAGCAATTCTTAATGAAGTTGAAAATAATATTACTGAATTTCAACATAACTTTATTGAAAGTGCTAAACAACTTGCAGATAATTCATCATCTTTAGCATCTGGTGTTTTATCAGGTGATATAACTTCTGCAAATATTGGAGATAATGATGATTATAAAGCCTTGTACGATAGTGCCGATCAGCTTAGAGCTTTATACCCAGATATTGCCGCAGATGTTGATACTATTATGAATACTCAATTAACGGGCACTCAAGAATGGCTCGAATCTCTTGAAAATGTTCAAGATAAAATGGATGAAATTAAATTATCTAGCATGGAGAAAGATGTTAGTAATTTATTAGATAACGTTAAAGTTGATTTAGATTCAGATGATTTTTATGACCAGATGAATGAAATTACTGAGCAAGATTATAGTGTTATTGTTGAGATAAAATCTCAAATGGATGATGAATTTGAGACTGCATCTAAAACATTATCAAACATAACAGACCAGGCATCTAAGATTGGCGAAAAATTCATAGTAGCTCAAGAAGATATAAAAGGATTAGGTGAAGCTTTTCCGGGAATTTTAGATAATGTTACTTATTTAAAAGATGGAACAATTAAGTTAAATAAAGAGGCTACTGCTTCTGCGATGGCTGCTGCAAAAGCGCAAGCTAATGCAACAATTGATGAAGCTATTGCTGACATCCAGGCTAATCAAATAAAATTAAAAAATAAAAGAGATTACTATGCAAAAATGCTTGCTATTGTAAATGAAGCAAATGTCTCAGAAGAGTCAAGAGAAAAAGCAAAGAGCAAATTAAAAGAAACTATTGAAGAATATAATTCTAGTCTTGATAAAGAAGCAACAGATACAGAAATAGAAAATGCGTTATCGGTAACAACTTCTGAAAATGATGTCAATAAACAATCTTATGAAAATTATAAGAATTTAGCAGAGGCAAAAGTTCGTGTTAGTGCAAACATGGCTGATACTATTGCTCAAAATTGGCAAGCTGCATTAAAAGGTGATACCTCTAGTATTAAAACTGGTTTAAAAGATACAGAGGGCTATTCAGGGACAGAACCTACAACAACTCAGTCGGGCAAAAAAATTAATAAAGATAAAGTTGCAAAATATTTAGATAATACAGAACAATCACAACAATTAGCTGCAGCTTTTGAAAAGAATATTAAAGCCATAGACGATGCAATTAATTCAGGAAACGCTGATATTGTTTCTTTAACTGCTCAAAAGGCGGGAGCTGAATATGGATTAAATAATGCAGCAAAAGGTAAAGGATATTCTCCAAAAGACAAAGATGATGATAAAGATTTAGATAAATTAACAGATGAATTTGATTTATTAGAAAATATTAATAATCAATTAGAAATTCAAGAAAAATATTATGATAGAATAAATACTTTAGTAGAACATACATATGGTTTAACTAAAATACAAGGTATTAAAGAAGAAAATAAAATACTTGATTCTCAGTTAAAATTATATAAACAAAAAGATAAATTAATTCAAAAAGATATTAATAGACAAGGTAGTAAATTAGTTCATTATGGTGCCAGCTTCGGAGAAGATGGAACGGTATCAAATCATCAGCAAGTATGGGAAAAATTAAAGGCTAAAGTTAATAAGGCAGCTGCCGCAGGTAAGGAAACGACTTATGAAAAAGCTAAACAAGATTTTGAAGATTATGAAGATGCTTATGGTAAATATAATGAAGCATTACAGGAAGCCGGAGATAATTTAGCTAAGCAGCAAGAACTAATTTATCAAAAAGTTGAAAACAATGTTAAAGCTATTGAGGCTGAAGTTACTGTTAAGGTAGATACTGGAGAAGCAATTAGAAATCTTCAAGAATTTAGGGAAGCAATGGCATCTGATTCAGATTACTTTGCAAAATTACAAACTAATATTGCTAAAGGAATGAGTTATACTAAGTCAGGTGAAGTTCAGACTTATATTAATGAAGCTCAAAAGGCTCAAAAGGCTTATAATAAAATTCTTAAAGGCGGAACGGATAAAACGTATGGAACTGATTCTCAAGCAGCTATGGATGCATATAAAAATTATACACAAAAAGCAATGGAATCAGCAAAATCTATACAAGAGGCTATTAAAGAATATTATAGCACTATGAAAGAGTGGATGTCTTCATTAAAAGAAGATTTTAATGATGTACAAAATAAATTAAAGAATATCACAGAAGAAACCAAATATTATGCAGATTTATTAAATTTAATACATAGTAGCAATAAAACTGAGCAGGCCCAGTTATCAACTCAATTAGGGAATGAGTATGCAGAATCAACTAAATACTATTATGGAGAAAGAGATAAATGGGACCAAATTAGAAACGATTATCAAAAGCAAATTGATGAAGAAGAAAAAATTAGAGCAAAACAAGAAGAAAAAGTTAGAAATGCTAAAACTAAAAAGGCTAAAAAACAAGCAAAACAAGAATTACAGACAACTAAAAATAGCATTGAAGAATTAGAAGGTTTAAGAGATGAGGCAATTAAAAATTCTGAAACAGCACAAAGCAATGCTCAACAGGCCTCATTAAATTCATTAAAAGCATATCAAGACGCTTTTAAATACTCTATTGAAGCAGCTTTTCAAGATTTTGAAAATGAAATGACTGATGGAAAAGGTTTTGATTGGATGGATAAACTTTGGTCTTTAGATAAAGATTATATTAATAATTGGTATGACAATATTGAAAAAGACCTTAATTTAAAAGATTTTACTTTATCTATTGATATGGATATTGATGAAGCATCTTCTGATGCAATAAAAGAAAAATTAGCACAATTTAGAGATGAACAAGAAAAGCAATTAAAAAATCAAGCATATTTAAGTGAATATGATTTTAAATTAGCTAAAGCAAAATATAACGTTTTAAAGAAACAAATTGCTTTACAAGAGGCTCAAGATAAAAAAACATCTTTAAGATTAAGAAGAAATTCTCAAGGTAATTATACTTATCAATATGCATCAAATTCAAATGATGTTTTAAAAGCACAAAAAGAATTAAATGACGCTAATAGTGATGTATATAAATTAACTAAAGACCAAAATCAATCTGCTATAGAGAAATCTATGAGTTTAATTAAACAATTAAGTAGTGACTTAAAAGCTAAAGCGGAATCAGAAGGTCTTGAAAATGTAGATAGTTTAACTCAAGAACAAATAGAATCATGGATGCAAACACATGTTGGTGATTACTATACAGAATGGAAAATGGAATATGATGCAGCTTATGATGACCTTTTACAATCTCAGAATGATTATGCAGAAGCTGCATATACAATTGCAATGAACCAAACTAAAAAAACTGATAAAATTTGGCAAAAATTATCTGATGATGAAAAACAACGTTGGATAAAAGATAGCTTACCAAAATTAGGTACTGCATTTACTAATTATTATTCAGGAATTAATAAAAATTCTAGAGAGATGGAAGCTGTAATAAAAAATGTTTGGAAAAATTGTAATACTGCAATGTCAAATTATAAAGATGGCTTTGGTAATTTGACAACAGAAATTGGTGTTCAAATACCTGCAATGAATACTATATTAACTACTCATCAGAAAAAAGTAGAAGGAATTAAGAGTGAGTGGGATAAAGCGGTAGAAAAATATGATGCTTATAGAAAAACAATTAATAATAATGATAAAATCAAAAAATTAAAAGAAAGTTTAAATGAAGTTAAAGCTCCTATTGATGCGTTAGGTACTTCATTGCATAACGCAACTGGAAAAGTTGGAAACTTACAAACTGCTATTAACAAGTTAAAAGGTAAAAAAGTTACAGTTACAACTCATTATAAGAATAGTTACACTTTATCAGTTAATGGAAAGAAAGCTTCAGCTTCTGAATATAAGGCTGCAATTGATGCATCTCAAAAATCATTATCAAAACAAAAAAATGGTCGTGTTGATGCTGGTGATTATATTCAAGGTAAAGGCGAAGGACCTAATCCTGCGGGTGTTCCTGAATATGACAAAAAAGGTAATCCTACTGGGACATATTTAAGAACTTCTGAAGTAGATTGGGTAGTTATGCAAATTGCTCAACCTAAAAATAAGCCTCAAATAGCAAAAATTGTAAATCCTTATAATAACATGACACGTTGGTTATCATATTCAGATATAGAAAAATGGTTTGAGGGATATGACACTGGTGGTTATACCGGAAATTGGAGTTCTTCAGATGGCAAAATTGCTATGTTACATGAAAAAGAATTAGTTCTTAATAAAGAAGATACTGCAAATATGTTAAAAATTGTTGATAGTGTTAGAGAAATAAATACTCAAAGTTTAGATTTATCTTCTTTAATTGCTCAACAAATTATAGATACTTTATATAGTAATATGCAAAGTATCAAAAAAGATTTTACTCTTCAAAATCAATTATCTATGAAACAAGGCATTTCAAATGATGAAGTAACTATAGACCAAAATGTTACTATAAATGCGGACTTCCCTGGCGTATCAAACGCACAAGAAATTGAAAAAGCATTTAATTCATTAGAAAATATGGCAACTCAAAAAGCATATTCTACTAAAAGAAGATAGCGGATGGCGGCAACCCCGCCTCCGCTGGTTAAGATAAATTAATATTATTATATTAACTTTTATTTTAATCATAGAGAAAAAAGGAGAATATGTTATGAAGAGAGAGAAAGAAATTAATAATGCAATTCTAAATGCTATTGATATTTTAATTAATAGAAGATTAGAAACAAGCAATTTTAACACAACTATATATGGAGTAATAGAAGAAAACATTAAAGGTAATCAATATAAAGTTACCTATCAAGATTCTTCTATTGTTGCTTATAGTAATACAGATAAAAAATATAAACCTGGTGTTGGTGTTTATGTTTTAATCACAAATGGAGATATAAATGAAGCTAAATTTATTTTAGGTTCTACAGAACCTAATTGTTTTCTTGATTAAGGAGGTAAATATGGAAGTATTTTTAATGATTTTACAAACAATTATATCTATTGTTATACCTGTTGCTATTTCAGTATTAACATATTTTGCAAAAAAATATGTAGATGAAAAAGTTAATAACGAGCAATTAAAGAAGGCAACAGATATTATTGCTACAGCAGTTAATTCAGTTCAACAGACATATGTTGATGATTTAAAAAAGAATGGCGATTTTACTTTAGAGGCTCAAAAGAAAGCATTAGAAAAAGCTAAAAATCAAGCTTTGAATCTAATGAATGATAAAGTGACTTCCGCAATTCAAAATAACTATGGTGATATAGAAAAGTTTGTTATCACTACTATTGAAGGAATTATTGGTAAGCAAAAATAATAAATATAATAGGGATAGTTTAAGACTATCCCTATTTTTTATTGCTTGGACTAAATTGTTTTATTTTAACCAATAGAGTTTTATATAAAATAGCGAAAAGTCGAAGGAGGATATTATGTTAGAACTATTAACAACATATTCTATAGCAGAAATACTTATGTTTGTTGTTATGTTAGCTATTGCCATTAAAGAAGTTGTTACTTTTGTAGAATGGGCTGTGACAAAATTAAGACAGCTTTTTAAGAAGGGTTTTAATGAAGATAAAGAGAGAGAAAATGTATACGCAAAAATTAGAAAAGAAGATAAAAAAATAGAAGATTTAGTGGCAGAGCAAAAACATATCTGTGAGTATTTAACAATTATTGCTAATAAAGTAGATTTGTTAATTGATTCAGATAAAAATGATATAAAAACGTGGATAACAGAAAAACATCATTATTTTTGTTATGAAAAAAAATGGATTGATGATTACAGTTTGGAAGGAATAGAAAGAAGATATAAAAATTATCGAGATGAACATGGTAATTCTTATATTGGTAAATTAATGCAGGACTTAAGAGCATTGCCTAATACTCCTCCAACAGAATAATAAAAATTAAAAGAGAAAAAGGAGAAAATAATATGGCTTTTAAAATAGATATTTATCCGCCAATAGTAGATACTTATATGCCTGCTTTCCCTATTATAAATGATAAATTTAATGAAGAGAAACAAAGAGCAACTATTAGAATATATTTTGGCATTTCTGCCTATAATAGTTATGAACAAATTTCAGATTGTATTCAAGTTACAGTTAGAAATCAATATACTAATCAATCTTTATTAAAAGCAACTAATGGCATAAAAGTATTTACTAGTAAGGATAAAGATAAATTTGGAATTGATGAAACTGTTAGTGGTAATAATAAATATTATATTACATTAACTGAAGAAGACTTTATTAGTCTTGATAATAAAGATGAAAAAAAATTTACAATAAACCAATATATGAAAGCTCAAATTCGTTTTACTAAGAAGGGCGAAGCAACAAGTGCAAAAAATACTGGAACTATTGATTGGTTTAATGAACAAATAAATAACTTTTCGGAATGGTCAACTGTTTGTTTATTAAGACCTATTTCACAACCTAGTATTTATATATCAGAATTAAATCAAGAATCTTTAACTGGTGCTTTATCAAGCACTTTTTATGTTTCAAATTTAACTGACTTAAATGGTCAATTACTTTTTAAAGATGACCAAGAACAAGAAAAATTAGAGTCTTACCGTATAAGAGCTTATATTGATGATAAGGAAGAAACTTTAATTAGTGATTCTGGTATTCTTTATGCTAATGAATATACTCCTAATGTTTTTAAATATACATTTAATTATCAATTTAGTGAAGATATAGATTATAGAATTAGATTTGACTATACAACTATAACTAAATATGAAGAATCAAAAAATTTTTATATAAAGATAATTACAAGCGGCGGGAATCCGCTTAATGCAATTCTTTCAACTGAAGCTCAGGATGATTTAGGACGTATAAAAATTAATGTAAAACATAAAGAAGATAATATATCAGGATTTATTGGCGTTATAAATTTTAGAAGAACTTCTAGTGAAAGTAATTATACAGTATGGGAAGATATACATAGAGTATACATATCAGACGGAGTTCCTTTAGATTATACTTGGTATGATTATACAACAAAGAGCGGAGTTTTTTATAGATATGGAGTTCAAAGATTTGATAATTTAGGTAGAAGGGGAGTTTTATTAAAAGAGTTAGATGAAAATGATAACCCTATTTCCGCAATTAATTATTTAGATAATATTTATATAGTTAGAGATGAGAAGATATTATGTTTAAAATATAATTCTTCTATTGATTCTCTTACAAGAAATGTAATGGAATCAGTTACCTCTACTCTTGGTTCAAAGTATCCTTTCATTACAAAGAATGGAGTTGTAAATTATAAAAGTTTTACTTTAAATAGTTTAATATCTTTTTTTAGTGATGAATATGAACTAGTAACTATAGATAAAGAGGGTCATAATACTTTTACAAATGAAAATTTATTTACAACAAAAGATAATATGTATTTTTCTTCTGATATAGTAAAAGAGTATGATAATTTTAATAATATTAAACATATAACTTCTCAAAATAATTATATTTATGAAAGAGATTTTAGAGAAAAAGTATTAGATTTTTTACATGAAGATAATATAAAATTATTCCGTTCAACTCCTGAAGGAAATATGTTAGTTAAATTTACTGAAATTTCTATTACTCCAGAAGAACAATTAGGTAGATTAGTATATAATCTATCCGCTACTGTAACAGAAGTTTCTGATTATTCTCTTGCTAATATTGATAAATATGGAATACAATACATAGGAGACACTACACAAAATATTATTACAGAAGATTTTGTAGGACAAATTATGGGAACTTTTACAGGAACAACTGAAATAATAGAAGAAGTAAATAATAAACATGCTTATGAAGGAGCATCAGATATAATTAATACTTTTAAAAATTTTAATTGGCTAAAAATTAGATTTGTAAATGAAACAGACGCTCAAACTATTTATACTTCAGAAGATGGACAATTATCTTCTATAAGCACAGATTTTGCTAATGCAAAAGAAGTAGGTAAAGGATATATTATTAACATTAATAATAAAGATATTTTTGTATCAAAAGATATTCCTTATTATGAAATAGCGGATTTTAATACTCCAGTTACTTCATTATATTTTCCTAAAATTAATCAATTATATGATGAAACACCAAAAGTTGTAATTGATTATATTGTTACAATGGAGAAGAATATTAAAAATAATCAAATCATTAATAATATTTTTGCTTATAAAGGTATAGGACAAGAAAGAAGAACATTTAGATATAACGAGCATATATTACCTATTTTAAGAAATAAATATCAAGTTAGTTCAAAAAGATTTTATATTAAGTTATTATCTATTGATAGATTAGGAATAGAGGCGGAAGCTGGTACAGTTTTATATGTCAAAGACTCCGCAGACAATAATAATTATTATAAGCACATTGTTTGGAATAATAATAAACTTGATTTTTATGATGACCAGTATGTTATTTTAGATGCTTATTTTGGAGGATTATATCTTCCAAGTAATAAAGTCCATGAAGATGAAAATATTTATAACTTTTTATCAGAAATATCTCAACCTGTTGAATATGGCATTTATAGAATTTCAACTAAATATTTAATAGGAAGTAATTTTAATAGCATAGAAGATATAAAAAATAGTATTTCTAAAGAAAATTTAGCATTATTAGATAAAAAAGGTCTTGAAAAAGGAACAGACTATCAAGATTTTATTATGACAACAGATACAGAATATGAAAATTATATATATTTGAACGATAAATTTTATTCTTATGATAAAGAAAGTCAAATTGCAAAAATACCTATTAATGCTTATATTAATTATACTTATGAAACAGAGAAAGGAGAGTATGCAAAAAATGATAAATAATTTTTCTTACTTATCTGATTCTTTGTTTTTACATCAGTTGGATTTAGAAAAAATAAAAACAAAGATTATAAAAGTTATAGTTTTAACAAAAGAAGAAAGAGCTATTGCGGAAGTAACTGGTAGGGTTACTTCCGGTAGCATTAGTATTGATGGTAGCTCTACCGTGAGAAGAACAGCTAGTTTAGAATTTATTGCGGATACTGTAGACTATGATAGCATGGATTTAAAGCAATTATTTGTTATCAATAGAAAGGTTTCTTTACAAATAGGTATTAAAAATACTTTAAAGAAAGAATATCCGCAATATTCTGATTATGATTATATATGGTTTCCGCAAGGTATTTATGTAATGCAGTCTCCATCTTTTTCTAATAGTGAAGCTGGTTTAACAATATCAATGAATTTACAGGATAAAATGTGTTTATTAAATGGTGATTGTGGAGGCACATTCCCCGCATCTGTATATTTAGATACTTTTGATACTCTTGATGAAAGTGGAGCAATTGTAACAGAGCAAATAACAATATATCAATTGATTACTGAATTAGTAAATCATTGGGGTGGAGAGCAATTAAGTAAAATTATTATTGATGGAGTTCCTAAAACTGCAATTATGGGAATGATGTGGAAAGAAAAAAAAGTAGCAATCAATACTTCAACAACGGGTAAAGACAATAATAATAATACACAAGAGAAAAAACAAGGAATTTATTTTGCTCAAAATGATAGTCACAATGGTATTTATTATTTGGGTGATACTGTTGAAAAAATAGAAGATGCGCCAACACCGCCTGTTGCAGGATATAGTTTCTCTACTAATGGTTTAGGTAATTTATACTTTTCTGAAGGAGATTATATTGGTGGTTTATATGAAGATTTAGTATACCCTGCAGAAGATGATGCAAATGGATTACAAGCAAATGCAGGAGACTCTATCACTTCAATCTTAGATAAAATAAAAGATACACTTGGCAATTTTGAATATTTTTATGATATAGATGGAAATTTTGTATTTAGAGAAATTCAAAATTACTTAAATACTTCAAAAGCAACGGGAGATTTAAACAAATTATTAAATTTAGAAAAAGATGCTTATTTATCTGAAATAGGCAAAAGCAATGCTACATATGTATTTAATAATCCAGATTTATTTATTTCTTATTCTAATTCTCCGAAATGGGAAAATATAAAGAATGATTTTATAGTATGGGGCGAAGCGAAAGGTATAGATGGAACTGCTACTCAAATACGTTATCATTTAGCTATTGATACAATTCCCGCAAATTGGAGTAACCATAAATATAATAATTTTGTTTATGATAAAACAAATAATAGATTATTGGTTAGTATTGATTATTCTAATTATGATAATTTTCCTAAAATAGGAGTGAATGAATTAGTTTATAGAGATATTTCAACTAATATTTTTTATCAATGGAATCCTAAAATTAAAGATTATGTTATATTAAAAGATGCTACAATAGTAGACACTATAACACCACCTAATTGGAGAGATGATTTATATTTAAGCGGGATTGAGGGTACTCGTTCCGGCGGAGATACTAATAATTATTTTATAGAACTAGAAGAGGCGTGGCCTGCATTTTATTCTATAGAAAACAATAAATATATAGCAAAAACAGATATTAATATGTATAATGTTAAATATTATTTAGATATTATAGATAGCAATACAGAAGTTGCTAAATATAGTATAGATAATATTGGAAAAAGAACTAAATCATATTCTGATAGTAAAGTTAATTGTATTTTTGAACCTGATATTCCTGATTATGTTTTAATTGAATGTAATGAAGATTATACAGTGGGAGAAGATACTCAAAAAGAAATTGATGATTACTTATTAACTGGGCAAAGATATATATTGGTTCCTTCATCTATTTATAAAAATTTATCTAAAACAAGTGCTATTTGGAATAGTGCTTTTTATGCAGCTAGAGATTTATTATATCAATGCGTAAGTTTAAATGAGAGTATTGAAATAGAAAGTATTCCAATTTATTATCTTGAGCCAAATATTCGTATATCTGTTTTAGATAAAAAGAGTGAAATATATGGAGATTATATAATAGAATCTTATTCAATCCCTCTAGAAGCGGAAGGCACAATGTCTATATCTTGCACTAGAGCATTGGATACTATTTAGAAAGGAGTAAAAGGAGTGGCTAAAACATATAAAATAGGACAACATTTATATCAAGGCACTAATAATGATACTTTAGTAGATATAGATAATTATTATTCTAAGCCTATTGCTTTAGAAGATTATAAAATTATTAATACCACAAGAGACAGTAATGGATATTATACAGTTATTCAACTAGAAAATGGTAAGCAATTCGAAGTTGGTAAATGTTATTATCTTTATTTTGAATTAGTACCATCTGATACAGATAAAAATATATTATTAAGTTATAATTCTGAAGGAGAATTAGCTAATGATGATATTATCTTTAGAAAATTAAATTTAGAAAGTGGGATTCAAGATAAAACTAACAATGTGAAAAAATATGAAATTATTTTTTCTCCAGAAAAAGCATGTAATCAAGTTATCTTTCAAGTTGAAACATCTAATAATTATGTTTCTCATGTTTTATCTATTGATAATTTAGAGATAAGAATAGTAAATAATTTAATAGGAAGTGTACTTGGAGATAGTACAATGACTTCAATTAGAGAGCTTACTATTGAAGGAGATGAAAATATCTTTTTTGTTTTAAATAATGAAGATATTAAAATTGGTCCTAGTAATTATTATAAAATTTATGATGATTACAATATTAGTTTTATAGGTTTTGTTTTTAATCAACAAAATACAAAAACCTCTTTTATTATGAATTATAAATATTAAGGAGGTATAAAAAATGTTACACGGTGATAATAATGGTTTCATTCAGGTTCAAGGACCTTTTAAAGCGGGTGATATCATTTTTACGGATTTAGAAAATTATAATATCAAACATTTTAGAATACAAACTTTAGCAGACCAAATTGTATATATAGCATTACCTTTAAATAAAAATGAAAGTAATGAAGTTGTTTTTAAGACTGGTTCTACTGGAGTTTTAGAGTTTGATAATATAAAAATAAATTATATAAAATTTAATTATAATCAATCAGATAATACTTTGGTTGATATATTATTAAATTAAAAGAGAGAAAGGAGAAAATAAATGTCAAAAATTATAGGCGTTGTAGTAAATCCCGAGCAGGCAAAAGAGTTAAATTATATGGTTGTTTCTTGGAATGGTGAAAGTACCAAAGATTATTCTCATATTCAATGTAAAATTATGACTAGCAGTGGAATTTATGTCAACACTGTAACAAAAGCAATAACTAGTTCAATTTCAAATCTTCCTTTATATTTACTTCAAGATAGAATAAAACCTAATACAAAATATAAATTAAAATTAACAGGAATGAAAGATAATGAAGAAGTTGCTGATAGCACAAGTGATGAAATTTCTTTTACAACTCCCGCCGATATTGGGCAGGTGCAAGGAACTGTGTTTAATCTTTATGATTCACCTTCGAACACTAAAGAACAAAGTTATAGAAATAATTTTTTATTTAATATAGGTTTTGCTCTTATTCAAAATGTTTTTTTATTAGAAAATCATCTAGAATACAAAATGACAATTCAAAATAAAACTACAAAAGAGATAAAAACTATAGATATTCAAAATGGTGCTTTTTATAGTTTATATAATATTTTTAATGGAGCAATTACTGCGGGAGAATATAAGTTTGAATTTTTCTATAGAATTAGAGTTGGAGCTAACATATATGATTCAGCTAAGCAATCTATTACATCTACATATGAGGCAGATACTAGGCCTTCTTTAAAGCCTCAATCTTTTTCTATTACAGTAAATGAAACATATCGACAACAATGTAATATAAAACTAGTATATGATAATGAAGTTGCTAGTAATAGTTTTAATAAACTCTTAAAGGTTTATAAGGGGTCAGTATTAAAATTTACTAAAGTATTAAAATCTAATACAGATAGTTTTTTCCCACATGATGGACAATATAATTTAGATGGAAATAATACTTATACAGCAATAGTTGAGACTTCAAGAACTATCACGGACCCTGGTATTACTGAAACTGCTACAAGTAATCAGACTACTTTCTTTTTAAGCGAATGGCGTGCACCAGCAGCCCCAACAGGTTTGTATATAGATACAAATAAAGTGTTGCATTGGGGAGCTATTGAGAATGCAACTTCATATATGGTAAGTATTTTAGGAAATAATTACAGTACAGAAAAGAATTTTTATGATTTAAAGCAAACAGCATTAAAAGATTATATAGGACAGGTTAATATTACTGTAACTGCTAATAATGATGCGGGAGTAGCTACTTCAGCACCTTGTGTTTATATTAATAGACCAATACCTATTACTGGAATTCGAGTTTCTAATTTAGATAGAACAAGTAAACAAATTACATTTTCTTGGAATCCACAAATACAGTATTCATATACAATTATATATAGATTATATATTAATAATACATTAATAGCAGATAATTTAACAAATACAAGCTATACTTTTGATTATAATAATTATTTTAAAGATGGTGGAAGATATGTTATTGCAGTTGACTCTTTAGTTAATGGAGTGGGCTCTCAGCCTGTAAGTTCTTTTACTTATACTTATAAAGAAATAGAAGTTGAAAAAGATGCTATTAAAAAAGCTAAAATTAAAATTAATGAAATGACTACAACTCCTGAGTATCCTATTAGCGTAAATGCAGAAGATGTAATTGTAGAATATAATGATGGAACACATGAAAATGTACAAGTTGTTTTAGAAGATAAAGCAGAAAGAAGTTTGTATCAAGATGATAAAATTGACCTTGGAGGCAGCAGTTCTAAGCAACATGGGGTTTATAGTGCTTCAATAGGAACAGAATCACTGGCTTCTGGCAGTAATTCAATTGCAGTAGGAGATGCCGCACATGCCGAAGGATTAAATAGTTCATCTTTTGGTAATGGGACTTATGCAAAGGCAGAAAGTTCACATGTAGAAGGTCAAGGCACTAGCACTACTGAAAATGCCAAGTATGCTCATGCAGAAGGCTGGGCAACTAAAGCATGGGCAGTTGCAGCACATGCTGAAGGATATGATAACTCTGCGATGATTGATTATTCCCACGTTGAAGGAACGAAGACTGTAACAAATGGGATTGCATCTCATGCAGAAGGTATTCATACTGTTGCTGATGGAGAAGGGTCTCATGCTGAGGGATATTGGACAGCGGCTTACGGCGCTCATTCTCATGTAGAGGGAGAATCAATATTAAATGCAAGCGGAACTGCCCATGCTAATACATTAAAAGCTGAAGGAAGAGCTTCTCATGCTGAAGGGCAAGCTACTATTGCATCTGGAGATTATTCTCACGCTGAAGGTTGTACAGGAATTATTTTTGGATATGACAAACATGGAAACTATTTTAGTAATACCACTGCAACTACTGCAAGTGGCATAGGCGCTCATGCTGAGGGTGTAGCTACTATTGCATCTGGAAGGGGAGCTCATGCAGAAGGTTCTACATCACAGTATCACGTAATTAAGCTCCAAACTATTGCAAGCGGAGAAGGCGCTCATGCAGAAGGAGGAGGTACACAAGCAATTGGAAACTACTCTCACGCAGAGGGAGACTGTACACTAGCAAATGGAGATGCTTCTCATGCAGGGGGATTTAATACACTAGCAAATAATAGTTATAGTTTTGCACATGGATTAAGTTTAAATACTAATAGAGATTGTCAAACTGTAGTGGGACGATTTAATAAATCATCATCGGATGCACTATTTATCGTAGGAAATGGAACTAGCTCTAATAAATTAAATAACGCTTTTGTTGTTGATTATAATGGAGATATTCAGTTAGGTCCGAACAATATGACATCTGGAACAAATAAATTAAGAGCTGGAAACATGAATGCTAATTTTAATACAGTCTCTGCTACAGTTTTAGGTTCTGGATTAGCAATCATAAATGGCTCTTTAACTGGAACTTGGAGTAGTTTAGCCGCGACTAATTCTCCAAATGAAGAGACTATAAGATTTAATAAGGAATGGCAAGAGGAAGGGAAGATAAAAAATGAAATAACCTTTTTAGTAGAGGGCTATAAAGGGCAAATATCTGCTAAAATACAGACTATTAAAGGAACAGATTATGCTGAATTTATTTACCCTTGGGATGATAATAATTTAAATAAAGAAGATAGAACAGGATATTTTGTAACTATAAATAATCAAAAAATAAAAAAAGCAAATCCTAATGATAATATAATAGGTATAACATCAGAAACATATGGAATTTTAGGTTCTCCTGATGCATTAAATGATTGGCATAAAAAATATAAAACAGATTCTTTAGGAAGAAGATTAAAAGATAGCAATGGGAATGATATAATATCAGAAGAATATGATATAGAGCAAGCTGAATCATACATATCTAGAATTGATAGACCTGAATGGTCTGCCGTTGGTTTAATAGGACAAATGTACGTTCGTGATGATGGAACTTGCTTGCCAGGTCAATTATGTAAATGCGCAAACAATGGTATTGCAACTTATGCAGATCAGCAAGGTTTAAATACTTGGGTTGTACTTGAAAGAGTGAGTGATAATACTATTAAAATATTGTTTAAATAATTAATAGAGAAGTCTATAAGACTTCTCTATTTTTTTTATGCAAATTTTTCTTTCTTATATTTTAAAACATCTAAAATCTTATCGCATATAATAAAATCCTTATCTCTTTTTTTATTTTTTACATTATATGCCAAATTTTAAGATTTTAATAAATTTTAATTAAAATTTAGGACATTTTAATAAATTCATCTTTAGCAAAAATTTATATACTAATGACAACGAAGGATATAAATAAATTTTTAAAAGAAAGGAGCAAGAAAGTATGAATTATTATCCAAATTATAATCCCAACTATTATAATCCAAGTTATTCTTATAATATACCTTATAATCAAAATATGCAACCACAGCAAACTCAAACACAAACATTAAATGGTAAAATTGTCGATAGTAAGGATATTGTAAAGGTTACTGATGTACCTATAGGAAGTTATGGGATTTTTCCAAAAGCAGATTTAAGTGAAATCTATATCAAATCTTGGAATAATAATGGGACTACAAATATCATAACTTTTAAGCCAGATACTAGCCAACCTATGGCAGAGCAAAATCCTATTGACGTTATTCTTGAGCGTATAAATCAGTTAGAAAATAAAATAGATAATGTTATTAAAATTCCAGAAACAACACCACAAGAAGTAACACCAATAGTTGAACAACCTAAAAAGGAGGTAAGTGCAAATGCCTACTAATATGATGCAAATTATTTCTTTAATGAAAAATGGCGGGAATCCTCAGCAAATGGTATTAAGTATGTTGGAACAACAAACAGAAAATAATCCATTCGCCGCAAATTTATTACAGCTTGCAAAAGGAAATAAAAGTGGCGAAATTGAACAGATTGCTCGTAATTTAGCAAAAGAAAAAGGAATAGATTTTGATACTGAATTTAACAATTTCAAGAAAACTCTTGGATTGTAAATAATAAATAATTTTATAAGGAGGAAACAGAAATGTTTAATAATGGAACAACAGGATACAGCTTATCAGATATTGCAGCTGCAACTGGAGACAGAAATGATGATAACTTTGGCGGAAATGGTGCTTGGTGGATTATCATTTTATTCTTATTCGCATTTTGCGGATGGGGCGGAAATGGCTTTGGATATGGCCGCAATGGTGCAGGTGCTGTAGAAGGTGCTATTACTAGAGCTGATTTATGTCAGGATATGAACTTTGGTCAGCTTGAAAATGGAGTAAGAGGTATTCAGAGTGGCTTATGTGATGGATTTTATGCAATGAACACAGGAATGTTAAATGGATTTGCAGGGATTCAAAACACATTAACAACAGGATTTTCAGGAGTAGATAATGCTATTTGCTCTCTTGGTTATCAAACACAAGCTGGAATAAATAGTGTTAATGTAGGGGCAATGCAGAATACAAATGCTATTCAGCAGGATATTAATGCTAACACTGTTGCAAATATGCAAAACACCAACGCACTTCAATCTCAATTAGCAGATTGCTGCTGTGAAAATAGAGCTGCTATTGCTCAGGTTAGATACGATATGGCAACTGATACATGTGCTATTAACACTAACGCTTCTAATAATACAAGAGATATTATTGATTCTCAAAATTCAAACACAAGAGCAATTTTAGAAGCAATACAGCAAAATAAGGTAGATGCAATGCAGGATAAAATTACTGAACTTACAGCTCAGTTAACTTCAGCTAATCTTGCAGCTAGTCAGGCAGCACAAAATGCTTACTTAGTAAATGAGTTAAGACCATCACCAGTCCCAGCATATATTACAGCTAATCCATATTGCAACTGTGGTAATGCATATAGCTATGGTAATTGCTGCGGAACATTAGCTTAATAAAAATAACTAGAAACTATATTGGAGGATATAAAAATGGCAGAATATACAGCAAATACAGCTCAAACTGTAAACGCAAATAACAATGTCTTATTAACATCAACGCCAGTAAAAGGAAGTAACTCCATAATCCATAGGGAAGGTAGTGGATTAGTTACTTTGCGTGGCATTACTCAACAGTGCCGCGCAAGGTTTAAAGTTACTTTTGGTGGAAATATTGCGGTTCCGACAGGAGGAACAGCAGAAGCAATCTCATTAGCTATTGCTATAAATGGAGAGCCAATTGCTACTACTACAATGATTGAAACTCCTGCAGCAGTAGAACAATATAACAATGTTGCAAGTAGTGTTTATATTGATGTGCCTAAATGCTGCTGTGCCCAGATAAGTGTAGAAAACACAAGCACTCAAGCAATTTTAGTACAAAATGCAAATCTAATTGTGGATAGGGTTGCTTAAGGAGGTATAAGGAAATGGAAAGATTAAAAAGAATAAAAGAGAATTTAGTTAATTGCGTTGAAAGTCAAATTAATGGCAACATGCAAGAAGTAAATACAAAAGAATTAGGTGAAGCAATAGATATGATTAAAGATATGTCTGAAGCTATTTACTATTGCAATGTTTCAAAAGCAATGGAAGAAAGAGAAGAAGAAGAAAAATACAGTAGAAAATATTATACACCTTATGTACATTATCCAGATTATACTAGATATAGAGATATGGATAGAGATTATGGAAAAATGTATTATCACGATGGTAATATGACACATAATGATGGTAGATATACAACTCCATCAACTTCTTATCCTACAGAAATGAGAGACGTAAGAGAAGGTAAAAGTCCAGTAATGAGAAAATATTATATGGAATCAAAAGAGATGCATCATGGAAAAGAAAAACAGATAGAAGAATTAGAGAGATACTTAAAAGAATTAAGTGAAGATATTACTGAAATGATAAGCGGTGCAACTACTGAAGAAAAAACAATATTAAAACAAAAGTTAGCTCAACTAACTAATAAGATAGCCTAATGTTTAATATAAATGGTATAGAATGGCAATTGAAATTTGTGCCTTCTAATTATGAAGCATTAATACGGAGCAATAAAACAAAAACAGTCGGAGTTTGCGATAATAATACACATACTATTTATATAGATAATGATATTAATGGTTTTCTTTTAAAGAGAGTAATATGCCATGAACTTACTCATGCAGCGATGTTTTCTTATGGTATTGATTTATCAATAGAACAAGAAGAATTATTTGCCGATTTAATCGCTACATATGGAGAAGAAATCATAGATATTACTAATGCCCTTTTTAAAAGTTTAAAAGAGAGATAGATAAGTTCTATCTCTCTTTTTTTTTATTCCCAATTAAATTTATCAATCATTGCGGAAGCATATCCAATACCAATAGCATCTGCTATATCATCATTAACTGTAATATTATATTTATTTTTTACAAACTCAATATCTTTTGGTTTTAAAGAAGTGCGGCGGACGCCACTACCAGTTTTTATTCCACATATTTTTCTCCATTGACTTGGATATAAATATTCTATATCGAGCTTCCCGCATTTTTCATGTACAAAGATTGCTACAGCTCCTTGCAGCCACATTAATGCTCTATGTGTTTTTATATTTTGTACACCCGTTTCAGGTCTTACTTCTTCTACTACAATTTTATCTACTTTATATTTTTCTAATACGTCATCTAAACCGTATATAATTTTTTGTATTCTTTTGATTAAATCATTTGAAGATGCAGTAATACATCCATAATCTACTAATTCTTCATCATCGAAGACAGCCCAACCGCTTGATTTAGTAGATAAATCTAATGCTAGTCTTTTCATCTAAAATCCTCCTATCTATACCTAGATTATAACATAAAAATTTTTAGATGTCAAGCCTTTTTAAACAAAAAAATAAGAGCAATTTAATTGCTCTTATTTATATTACTGGTTAGAAAATTCACCAATATTTAATAATTCTTTTTTATCAACCCAATGAAAGCCTCCTGCTGTTTTTTGTTTTCCTCTAACTACTCTTCGAATAGAGGGTGCACTAATATTTAACTCTTTAGAAGCCTCTGTTGCACTATTAAAAATTTTATTTAATTCTATACATTGAACGGGGATAGAAACACCTTTCAATATTTCAGGTTTATTTTTTAATGCTTTTATCTTATCTTCATTATAATCTTTTAAATATATCCAATGTAAAGGTTGACCATTTTTAATACCTGTATAGTTTAATTTACCTTTACAAACCTTTTGAATTGCACTATTATCTATTTTAGTTTGTCTTTCTGCTTCTAAAGCACTTTCAAAACTTTGCTCTAATTCAATGCAATACACGGGAGTGTTTATCAATTCTTTAAAAGTTCCATCTTCCCACATTTGATAATTTAATTCTCTTCGTAGTTCTTTTTGTTCGTCATTTAAAGTATTAGAATTGCCTCCTTTAGTAATATTATAACCAAAATTTTTATTTGTAGTTTGATATTTTTTAATAAAAATTTGTTCATAATGATTAGCTTGCTCTTGAGTTAAATTATCTAAAATTAAAATATGTTCAAAATTATTCCAACCATATTTTTGAATTGCATTATAAAAAGCCTGTCCTTTATATCTCCGTCCTCCTGCGCCCCAACGTTTTTTCAAAGATTGTTTAGTTTGTCCAATATACTTTTTCCCATTAATTTTATTTATATGAGCATATATTTTATATTCATTCATAGCATATCCTTATTTTATTGGCCAGTACTTCCAAATCCTGAAGTAGAACGTTCAGTTTCATTCAAGTCTTCTACTTCTTCAAAATTAATAGGATAGAAAGGTAAGAGAATTAATTGGGCAATTCTATCACCAGGATTAATTGTTTTTACTTCATCACTATCATTATGAATAGGCACAATATATTCTCCTCTATAATCTGAATCACAAACACCAACACAATTTGCAGGACGTAAACTTTGTTTAGTTGCTAATCCGCTTCTTGCAAAAATAGCTCCAAATGTATCATCAGGTAAAACCATTGCTAAACCTGTTCCTACTTTAACTGTCTCATGTGGCTGAATAGTAATACCTTCATCTATTGCTGCATATAAGTCATATCCTGCTGCCTGTTCACTTCCTCTTGTTGGAATTATAGCAGAATCTTTAAGTTTTTTAATCTGAACTGCTCCTGCACATGGTCTCATTTCATATTGTAAATTTCCTACTGGAATAATCATTATTCTTCTTCCTCCTCAATTGTTTCATTTATATTATTAAAAGCACTTTTCTGTTCATAATTCACATTAATTACATCTACTGGTTCTGCTTCATCATTGAACAGTTTAGTAACTTCAAATCTTATCCATTCATCAATTACTTCGCCCTTACTCTTTTTCTCTTTTTTAGTGCTACTATATTTAGCCACTGTAAAACGATGGTCTGATTTTAATTCTTTTAAAAATTCTTCTACTTCTTTTTCACTTGATAGTCTATATGTTTCTACAACTTTTGTTAAATATCTCATTTTTATATCTCCTTAAATAATATTGATTGTAAGAGTCTCTTTACTATATTTTTTAATATCTTCTTCTTTTATTTTAGAAGAAATTCCTTTTGAAAACTGTTTTGGACCTGTTAAATCTAATTGATGAACGTCATATTGCTGAGAAAGACCTAAAACCATAGTTGGAATTTCATTAAGTTCTACTCCAACTGCATCTATCTTATTTCCATTTTCATATACATAGAATTTTTGAACTAAGTCAAAAGGTCTTAAAACGCCTATAATTTTTTTCATCTTTATTACTCCTCTATAATAGCAGCATCATAACTAAAGAAATGATAACAATAAACTTCATTAGAAGAATCTTTCAGCCAGATTTCCAAAGCATCTGCAATATCTGATTCGTCTATTCCTATTACGCTACCTCTATTTAATAAACATTCTTTTAAGTCTTGAACTGCATTTTTTGCTTTTATTTTTTTATCGCCTATAGAACAAAGATTAAATAAAGTATAATTATGAATATCATTATTTAATAACATAAAATATTGATTATGGTTTTTAATATATTCATAAGCAACTTTTAATTCTTCGTCTAATTCTTTATCTGTTAAGGCTTTTTCCTGTGCAACCGCCTGCTTATTCATATCATATAAAGTTCCCATTGAAACTTCATTTTTATGCTCTTGATATTTCTTTTCAAATACATCAGGTTTGCAAGGATAAAACTCACCTCTTAAACCTTTTATAATATAATCATTTTCTGTTGCTTGCATTTCTCCTTCAAGAGTGTGTATCCAACAATAAGCCGCATCATCCTTTACAGAAAAATCATAACAAATATCATCTCCACAAAATGATTGTAATTCTTCTTTGTTGTCTTTTGTAAATTGAATTGCTTCAATTTGACAAGGTTTTGTATCATATATCTTTGACATACTTATAAAACTCCTTTTTTCTCTGTTGATACAATTATATCAAAATTTTTTCTTTTTGTCAAATTATAAAACCCAATAATACATTGATTTTTGCTTCCCCTTAATTCAAGAGTTAAATCTCTTTCCGATTGAATAAAAGGTCCATCTATTAAATAATTAATTTTAGAAAAAATTTTTTTATCATAATCAAAAGTAACATCATTTAAAAGTTGGTCTAAAACATAACCAGTCCATATATAAATTTTTATATCAGGATATTGTTTTCTTACTTTTGATAATAAATCAGCAATATATTCTCTATTTTCCGGACATAGCGGTTCCCCACCTAATATAGAAAAATTTCTTTTTACTCCATTTTTATTTATTGCTTTTAAAACTTTATCAGTAAGCTTATTAGGTTCTATTTCTTGTCCGCCATTAAAATCCCAAGTTTCAGGATTATGACATCCAGGACATCTATGCGGACAACCTTGCATCCATAAACTTACACAAACACCTTTTCCATCTACTATATCATTTTCTTTTAAATCTGCATATCTCATACTTAACACTCTTCTCCATCAACAATATTTTTTAATACTATTTTCTTTTTACACTCTGGACAAAATATAGATTCATTATAACAAGTATGTAAATATTCTTCATATTCTCCTACATCTTCTTTTATAGTTATATCATTTGGAGTAAAAGAAAAATAGCAATCACAATATGGACAAGACATTTCTTGATATTTTTTTCCGTGTCTTATAACTTTCATAATTTTACATATGCTCCTTTTATATTTTAATATGATTTTTACATTTTGGACATTTAACATAATCATAATAAGAATCTATATAATAATTTGTTATAATAATTTGTTAAAGCAAATTGCACAGTTTCTTTAACAAATACTTTATATTTATCTTTTTCAGAGTATCCAAAAGTGCATTTGCACTTTGGACACTTTATTTTATATATTTTCCCATCTTCTATAATTTCCATATCAATCTCCTAATCTAAATGAACTACTCGCTCATTAATTTCCTGCGTCTTACCTCGATTAAAAAAGTTTGAACCGATATATCCGCATACTCTTCTAGTAACATGCAATTTACTATGGTCTGTGCATCCACAATTAGGACAATACCAATCTAAAGTATCTGGGTTTATAAGTATTTCGCCTTCATATCCGCAATTTTCACATAAGTCAGATTTAGTATTTATTTCAGCATACTGAATATTTTCATAAATAAATTGAATTAATTGAATTACTGCGGGGATATTATCATTCATATTAGGTACTTCTACATAAGAAATACATCCGCCGCTTGATAATTTTTGAAATTGACTTTCAAATTTTAATTTGCTAAAAGCATCAATAGGTTCTGTAACATGAACATGATAACTATTTGTTAAATATAATTTATCTGTTACGTGAGGAATAACTCCAAATCTATTCTTTGTAGTACGAGCAAATCTATAAGTAAGTGATTCTGCTGGAGTTCCATATAAACCAAAACCATATCCAGTTTCTTTTTTCCATTTATCGCAAGTATCTTTTAACTTTTTCATTATTTCTAAAGCCAATTCCTGACCTGCTTCTGAAGTATGGCTTTCTTCAATCAACGAATAAACGCACTCATATAAACCATGGTATCCTAAACTAACTGTAGCATATCCATTTTCTAATAAAGAATCTATTTTACTACCTTTTGGTAATCTAGCGAAAGCACCATGTTCCCAAAGTATAGGAGCTGTTTCTGTTGTAGTTCCTTTTAATTTATTTATTCTTAGCATTAAGGCTTCATAACATAAATTTAATCTTTCATCAAGAATATCCCAAAACAAATCTAAGTCTCCATTTGCGGATAACCCTACATCAACTAAATTTAATGAAACTACACCCATATTAAATCTTCCATAAGCTTTATTTTTACCATTTTCATCATACCATGGAGAGAGAAAACTTCTGCATCCCATACAAGGAAAAACTTCACCAATGTTTTCTTTCATTGCTTTTACAGAAATGTAATCTGGAACTAATCTTTTAGCTGAACACTTTGCTGCAAGTTCTGTTAAATAAAAATATTTACTACCTTCATATGCGTTATTATCGTCAAGGAAATATAATAATTTAGGAAAAGCAGGACTAATATAATGTCCTTCTTTATCTTTTACTCCTGTTATTCTTTGTTTTAATATTTCTTCAATAATCATTGCATTTTCTTTTTCATACTCAGGGTCTTCATTTATCCACATAGCAATAGATAAAAATGGAGATTGTCCATTTGTGGTCATTAAAGTATTTAATTGATATTGAATGGTTTGAACTCCATCTGCTATTTCTTTTTTCAATCTTTTTCTTGCAATTTTTTCTACATTTTCTTTAAAAATTTCACTATCAATATTTCCAAAAGAGCAGTCATATAATTCAGATGCTACTTCTTTTATATAATTATCATAACTTTTACGAACATATGGTGCTAAATGAGAAGTAGAAAAAGTTTGACCGCCATATTGACAGCTTGCAACTTGAGCTACTATTTGAGTAGTAATAGTTGCCGCAGTTCTAAAACTATGTGGTGTTTCTATTAAAGTTTCATTAATAACAGTGCCATTATCTAACATATCTTTTAAATTAATTAAACAACAATTATTAATAGACTGTATAAAATAATCTAAATCGTGAATATGTATTAATCCTTCATCATGGGCATGTATTAAATGAGCGGGTATCATTTTTCTTCGTGCTATTGATTTAGAAATTTCTCCAGCAATTAAATCTCTTTGAGTTGGAGCTAATGAAGGAGCTTTATTAGAGTTTTCCATCTGCAATTCTTCATTGTTGCCGCCAATTAAAGATAGGATAGATTCATCACTATCCATAGTTTGCTTTTGATATTTTCTTAATACTTTAAAATCTTCATAAGATTTTGCAGTTAAACTTTGACCATAATGAATAAGTCTATCAAATATATATTTATCAACTTGTTCTCTTGTTACTACATTTTGGTCGCCGCCTTCTTTTAAAAAGTATTTCTCTGTATCAATAGAAATTAATCTTGCAATGTCAGGTAAATAAATTCCACCATCTTTCATTGCTGATACTATTGCTTTTTTAATTTTATTTTTATCAAAAACAACAATAGTTCCATTTTCTTTTACAAAAAACATTCTGTTTCCTCCTATTTTTTAATTTTGGATTAACCAGGGAAGGCTAGGAAAAAGCCTCCCAATAGGTTATCATATAATATCTAATTTATTCAATATTAATTAATCATTATTGCCCTGCAGAAAATCATATGGAACTAACTTTAAAAGATTAGAAAAATGTGATGGTTCAAATCTATTATCAAATTCTTCATAGAAAAATGTATCTTTATACATTTTAAAATCTTCTTTATCTGTCATAAAACGTCTGCAAATTTCATAGCAGTCTGGATTATTTTCTCTTGCTAAAGCTCTTTGTAATCTTTTTTTATCATCACAATAAATGTAAATAGGAACTACTTCTAATCGTTTATCTTTAAGAATGTTACAAACGCCTGCAATGTCAAACACACCAACATTAATTTTATCAGGGTGCAATGTAGATAACATAGTTCCATAATACCAATTATTAAAAACTGTATATTCTAACATTTCATTATTTTCTATATTTTCTAACATTTCTACTAAAGTAACAAAATTATAATCCTTCCCATCTATTTCATTTTCTCTTTTTGGGCGGGTGGTGCAAGATACAATTCTATGAAAAGAGGGGTTTTCTTCTAAGAGCCCATTTAATACTGTATCTTTACCAGCTCCGCTTTCTCCAAACAGAGCTAGTATTTTTATTTTTTTAGAATCCATATTAATTTTCCTCCGCATTATATCTATCATGTATTAAGTTAATATCCCCATTAACCACTTCTGTAATTTTATACAGCTGGTGTGTAGGAGTATTTTTATAAGACTTTGTAACAAACATATCATCTCTTCTAAAACCAGTACACATTACTTTTGTACCTCTTGTGAACCAACCTTTTTCTTTTATTTTCTTAGTTCCATCTTCTTGTTTTTCAGAAATTTGTTTATTAAACATAGCATAATATTCCTTTGTAAATTTAACATTTACTACTCCATCTGTTGTTAATAAAGAAATAGAAGATTTAGCATCATTCTTACTAATAACAGTACCTATAATTTTATAAGTTTTATAAATAGGAATTTGTCTACCATTTCTTTTAAAGAAATAATCTACTTCAGGATTTGTTGGTAAATTAAAGAAATTAACAATTCCGTACTTATTTACATTAACTTCTTGTAATTCATGCTCGTGATAATAGAAACATAAACTTTCCATTTCCCAACTAGAAATGTTTCCAGAAGCATATTTTTCCCATTGCTCTTTAAAGAGTAATTCATTAAATTTCTTTAACATTGATTCTTGATTATCTTTTAAATAATTTCTTGCTTTATCCATACATTCTTTATAAATTTTATCCCATGTTTTTTGAATAATACAAGTACAGCCATTAATGACTTCTAATTGTTCTATGTCAAAAAATGTATTATAAAAAGTTTCACAAGGCTCATCAAATACATAATATTGACCAACTTTTTTATAAGTTTTTAAATATTTATTAAATATAAATACTCTTTTTTCAAAATCTAATTCTTTAGGAATTAAATTTCTTTGAATTAATCCATTAAAATTTTGTAAAGTTAAACGTTTTTTAGGTTCACTTACAATAGATAGATAATATGTCATAATTACAATTCTTGGAGATACTTTTAACTGTTTTCCCCAATCTTCTTCTAATCTATCAAAAGCTCCTGACTTAATTAAAGATACCATTGCTTTTTTATTAAGCGGACATCTCTGCATAAAATCTTTAATTCCTACATAAGGTCTTCCCGCTTTAATTAAATCAATAGTTGCTTTATTAATACCGCTTAATGCTTTCATACCAAATAAGATTTCATTTGTTTCAATATTAGGTTTAAAACTATAATCAGATTTATTTATATCAATTAAAGATACTTTAATTCCTCTTCCTATCGTATCACCTAATGCTTTTGCTATCTTGCCATAATCAGCATTTTTTTCTTTTCTCTCTGTATCATCATCTTCATCAAGAGAACCACTATTTACAATTAAGCAAGCGGTGTTCCAATAAATTGGATTCCAATTAGTTGCAATATATATTGATTGAACGCCGATAAAGGAATAGGCCAATGCATGAATTACTGAAAATGAATACCCCATCTGAGGTCCAACACCATATTTCCATACATATTCACCTAAAGTTTTTCTTTTCGCTTTTTCTAAAATATCTTTCTTTAATTGCGGTATTTTAGACATTTGCTTTTTACCTACAATTTTACGGGCAGCGTTTGCTTCTTCCAAATTAAATCCGCATATATTTTCATCCATTAACATTTGCATTAATTGTTCTTGTGATGGTGGAACTCCATATGATTTTAAGAAATATGGTTCTAAAGTTTTCTGTTCTTCTTTTGTTAAACCAAAATCATCCATTTCTTTATACCATAAAGATATATCATTTTTATATCTGATATATTTTTCCATAGGTGTTTCCGCACCTTTTTCAGATGTCATCAATCTCATTAATCCATTAGCATCAGCCATTTCTAATATATTATGCGGTCTAATCTTTTTTGCCGCCTGACTTCCTACATCACTATCGAACTGGAAAATGTTTAATACACTATTGTTACTTAATGCATCCCATATTCTTTTATCATCTAAAGGAAGTTTTGTTGGATGAAAATACTTATCATAAACTTCTCTTAATGATAAATCTTTTTCAATTTCTCCATCCTCTTGTAAAAGCTGAATAGCTTTGAGAAGTTTATCCTGAACTTCTGTTAATAAGAAGTCGTATTTTGTCATTCCTGCAGCTTCACACATATGTAAATCATATTGAGTAATAATATCGCCATTAGGAGCTTTCATAAAGCAACCAAATTCATATGGGTCTTCATCAAACATAATAACACCAGATGCATGACTTCCACGTCTACTAATCAATCCTTCAATTCCGAACATAATATCAAGTAAACCCGGATAACTTTGAACTTCATTAACAAAAGTTTTTACAGGTTTTCTATCTTTTTCAGGATTGCCATAAACTACATCATTTAAGCTCCATACAAAGCCTCTTTCTTGAGGTATTAAAGAAGATAAATATGCAGAAGTATCCGGGTCTATTCCATCAGGATACTCTTCACTTCTATATCCTCTACAAGCTGTTCCTATTGTAGCTTTTGTACTTTCTGTTCCAAAAGTTGCAATTAAAGTACAACCTAAATTTTCTTTAGATAAATCATCAATATCTGAATTAAAATTCTTTCCACGTTCTTTTTTAATTTCATTAATAATAGCAGGTCTTTTACTTGGACATAGGTCTAAATCAATATCGCCAAGTTCTAAACGTTTTTTATTCAGGTACCTCCAGAAAGGTAAATCCCATTCCAATGGGTCAAGCTGAGTAATACCTAATAGAAAATGATTCAGTCCTGAACAACTTGAGCCTCTTCCTGCACCTACTAAACTACCACAATTCCAAAATAAATCAATATAATGTTGCAAAGTTACAGGATATGAAAACATATTAGTTCCTAATTCTTTGCCTACAACTCTTTTTATATCAGCTTCTTCTTCTAATCTATCTAAATATTTTTCTTTATACAAATTTTTATCTACTAAAGCATCTAAACATTGATTTACCCAATATCTTTCCATTTTATCATCAGATGTTAGCATACTTTGTAAAATAGGATAATTTTCATTTATGTGCATTTTTCTTGTAATCTGAAATCCAGGTATCCAATCTTGATTTTTTGGATAATCTTTAACTGCTACTTTTGGAATTGTTTGGTTATGTCTTAATGAATAATTTTCAATCTTTTCATATATTTCATATGAATTTGCAACCATTTGTTCATAATCCATACTTGATGGAGCTAAGTTTTTCTGAATTTCTTCTTCTGATTGAAGATAAGCAAATTCATAAAATTCATCAACTTCTCTTTCTCCACCTTTAGAATTTAAAAATGCTTTATGTACAAATCTATCTTCTTTTGTTAAATAATGAGCATCAGTACCAATTACCATTTTTACATCAAATGCTTTTGCTATTGCTTTTAATCTAATATTTGCTTTTATCTGGTCAGCACTTGTCCCAGGTGCACACTCTACATAAAAATCATCACCAAATAATTTTTTACAGAATAACATAAAATTAACTATATGTTGATGTGCGGCAGTCGCACCCATGTTATCTCCAGTAACTTCACAATTTACTAATTCAACTGTTGCTGAACTTAACTCTCCTCCTAAACAAGCTGTTGTTGCTATTAATGAATTAGGATATTTATTTACAATTTCTTCTAAATCTGAATATAATGTTACAACTCTTTGCATACCTCTATCAGAATATGCGTTCATCCAAGCTCTTGAAGATAATTCTCTTAATGCTCTATGTCCCATTTTATTTTTTGCAATCAAAATAAAATGATAATATTTTTGTCCACTTTCTCTGGTTTCACATAAATAAATTTCATTACCTAAAGCAATTTTAAAGTCAGGATTCTTCTCTCTTATTTTTTCTGAATATATATTTACTTGCATATGAGAACTCAAACATTCATGGTCTGTGATTGCAATCCCAGATAAACCGAGCTCAATCGCTCGGTCTATAAGTTTTTCAGGTTTATTAATACAATCAAGCAAACGAAGATTGCTGTATTCTGTATGTGAGTGCGTTTCAAAACGTTTAATTATATTACTCATTTAATCTACCTTTCTATTTATATAATGTGGATGTTTGTTTAAAAATAATTCTGCTTCTTTAAAAGTTTTAAATCTATAATTTTTCCATAAAGACATAGAATCCACATTTAATAAACGATACTGATAATCTTCTGTATCTCTTATTATTATCATATGATAAAGAAAACTTTTTTCTTGTTGTGTTTCTTTATCTTTGTAAATTTGTTTAAAAGTTTTAATACATTGCTTTTTCATAATTTACTTTCTCCTGTTTTTTATTCTTTAATAAAATTATATCATATTTTTAATAAATTGTCAATTATCTTACTAGTACCAATTTACTTGCTGCACGAGTACAAGCGGTATATAGCCAGCGAGCATGTTCTTCTTCATCAAAAGGAAAACGCTCTTCTACAACTAAAACTTTATCCCATTCTGAACCTTGTGCTTTGTGGCATGTAACTGCATAAGCATACGCAAATTCTTTAGGCACTGGATTATTTTCTTTATATTTTTTACTTAACATAAATGAAGTTTTCCAATCTACGCAAGGTTTTTCTGTTGATAACATTTGTTTATCTATTTCTAAACTACCAAAATTGATGCCATCATCTGTTGTAAAATTAGCATTTAATACATCTATATTTATATTTTTCCCTGGCAATTTAGGTTTAACAGAATAACTATAACAATCTTTTATATAGCCAACAGTACCATTAACTAAGATATTTTCGCCCTTCATATCACTATTTTCCCAATAGTTTCGTAAACAAATAATCTTATCGCCTTCTTCGGGTTTATCACCCTTGCCTAATAATTGTCTCATCTGCTGGTTTATATTATTTCTAGTGTTATTAGTTGCTACTAATATCTGGTCTGCCCATAATAACATTCCCGTATTTAATTCTTCTTTTTTAATTACTTGCACTTCTTTACCTTGCATAAAAGGAATAGGTTCTTTATTTCTAATTTTCATAGTTAATTGAATAATTTCAGATTCTGCAGCTTGACGCATTACTTCATCTAAAAAAATATGTGGATTATCTAATAAATGATTATCTTCTTTTTTGTCTATAGGCGGAAGTTGGAATGGGTCTCCTAAGCAAATAACATAAACATTATATTTAAACAATCTTTCCATCAACTCTTTTGGAGCCATAGAAACTTCATCTACCACTACAATTTTATATTCTAATTCTTCTTTTGGTTTTCTGAAAAAAGTACCGTCTCTTTTAGGAAAGAAATCATATAACAATTTATGCAATGTAATTGCATTTTTATTACCTTTTTTTCTTAACACTTCCGCGGCTTTTCCAGTGTATGCTGCATAGCAAACTTCTGTTTTAGCATCAATATTATAATTAGATAAGGCATCTATAATAAATTTTACTAGAGTTGTCTTACCTGTGCCCGCATATCCAGATATAACGGTATATTTTTCGCCCTTTGTATATCGGTCAATAGCAATTTTAAGCCCTTTATTTTGTTTATCTGTTAATATCATTTTATATGCCTTTCTTATTCTATTATTCTTCTTTACTTATATTATACTATATTTTTTATATTTTTTCAAGATAAAGAAAAATTGGATTGAAAAAAGTCAAAACCTATTTTCAATCCAAGAAGCGACCACTCTCGCTCCACTCATTAAAAAAAATATTTTGCTGAATCTATAATTTCATAATCTTCAATCATTATTTGAGCATTAATCCAACCATTATATTCATTTACGTTACAGCGTCCTACAACATTTAATTCAATAAAACCATCTGTCTGAAATTTATTACATTCTTCTTCTGAAACGTTAAATTTCATTAAGCTAACTTTACTAGGCAAAGTTATTTTTAATGTATTTGTTGATTTAGCATATATAGTAATCATATCTTTAGTTATTTTTAAATTTTTAATAGCAACATATGGTTCATCAACATCTTGTCCCCATAAATAATCTAATGCACCTATAGCTAAAATATTTTGAGGATTTACATTATTACCTTCATATATATAGTCAACGTTATAAACAGGTTCTGAACTTATATTTTTAAAATATTGATTTATATATTCTAAAAATTCAGTAATAGCCTTCTCGCCTTGATAAGTAAACTCTATACTCAAACCAAAAGCATTTTGATGTCCTTGTGCAAACTCTACATTAGGTCCTGCTTCGCATATATCTTTAAAATTAGTGACGCCTGATTTTTCATATCCTCTTGCTGAACCTCTATAATACATATGAACAAGGCCTTCTTCATCTTCTTCTTCAACTCTTGTCAAGATACAACAAGGTCTTTGATATTTAGCCATAAATTTATTTGCAATTAATCCCGCGATGTTTGTATCAATCTGACCTGGTTGTAATAGAAAAAGAAGAATTTTATTTTCTAACATATTATTTTTTTCAATTAATCCTTCAAGAGTTTCAAGACCTTTATTTTCTTCTCTTGTTTGTCTATTTTTAACATTTGTTGCTGTTCTAATTGCTTGTTCAACTAATTTTTCCTGTTCTCCTAATTTATGTCCTCTCTTGGTTGAAGGCACCATTTGAAAGGCTTTATAATTTAACATTGATTCAAATAATAATTTTTTCTCTATCATAGTTCCACTCCTATTCATAGCATTAACAAAAGGAGCAATATAAAAGGCTGCGCCCATTGGGGTTATTTCCGTACCTAATTTAAAAGCATTTTTTTGAGCCATATAATAAATAAATGGATTTTTTATATTTTTAAATCCCTTATTAATCAAATATTTTGTTTCATATGATTTTAAACTCATCATATCAGCTAAATTGCCAAGAGCAACTAAATCTAAATATTTATCAGCATAAGAAGTTTTCATAATGCTATCTATATATCTGCAAAATTGCCATGTTACACCAACTCCTGATAAATCTTTATTAGGATAATCTGATAATTGATTATTGATAACAATAGCATTTTCACTAATTCTTTCAGCTTCGTGGTGGTCTAAAACAATTACTTGAGTAGCATTTTCTGCAAGTTTTTTATGTTCTACATAATCATTACTAGAACTATCTGGACATATAACAAGAGAATAATTACATTCCAGTAAAGTTTCTATATGGTCTGCTAATCCATGTTGTTTTCCTTCGTGGAAAGAATAATCTAAACAATTTTCAACCCAATAAGGAAATAAATCGTGTAAATAATTAATAAGTAATGCAGAAGATGTAAATCCATCACAATCTGAGTCCACTATGATTATAACTTTTAAATTGTTTTGAATTGCATGAATTAATGCCGCGGCTGCCGCCTTTAAGTTATTTACACCAAGACTTTCAAAAGAATTTATATCTTCATCAGAAGTGTGTAAATAATGTTCAATATTTTCTTTTTCTATTCCTCTATTGACTAAAATTTGGACAATAACTCCCCAATTTTCAGTGGGGGTTGTAATTAATTTAAAATTCATTTATTTAACTCCTTAAAAATAATGTATTCTTTCTGTATAGTTAGGTAATATTTCACCTTTCCTAGAAATACGTGTAGCTTTTGGAAAAATTAATGATTTTCTATCTGTTATTGGAATGAGATTATCTATAAAACATTCATCCCACCTAATACCTCTTACACTATCATTGCATTTTACTGCATTAAGTGTCATTTCATTTTCAAATACTATTCGAGTTTTTGTTCTTTTAACTATTTTTAATTTTTTCTACATATAAAGCAATAAAATTCATCATATTAATTGATGAAATTAAAGTAGAGCCATATATATAAATTTTTTTATAAGCATATCTTTTTTTAAATTTATAATTTTTTAACCATGTCATATAATTACCCTTTCTTTAAATAATTGTAAAAATATATCTTTTCCTTTATCTATTGGACTATCTTTATAATCTAATAAATTTTGTTTATCAAACAAATAAGAAATTTGAACATATGAGCCATACTTATCGTGAATATTATATAATTTCTTAACAAGCTTTTCCCATTCTGCATCTCCTTGCTCTTGAAATTGTTTATCAAAAGCAATGATAATTTCTTTTGCTCCGCAGGATATTAATAATTCTACTTGATAACTTAATAAATTAAAACCACAAGTAGCAACAGAAATATCATTATCAGCTCCAAAATAAGAAGCATAAAGAAGCGGCGACTTTTCGCCTTCAAAAACAAAAACTTTTTCTAATTTTTTAATATTATCCTTACTATTGTTTAAATTATAAAGATTAAAACCTAATGGATGATTAAACATTACTCCATTCAAAATAGATGGTCTATATTTTCCATATCTTTCATTGTCCTTAATTAATGTTCTTTCTCTAATTCCAACTAGATTATTGTCTATATCATAATGCGGAATAACAATTCCATTAGATGAAGGATTAAAAGCGATATTATGTTGTTTCATTACCTCATCTGTTATGCCTTCCTTTTCCCAAGGAATTATTCTTGGTTGAGGAAGATGTTTTAAAAAAGTATTATCATACTTTTTTAATTCTACTCTTTTTTTATTATCATTTTTTATATCTATTTGCTCATATTTTTCAAAAATTTTCCAATCATTAAGTTTTGGTTGTAAATTTGAAAAATTTTCATTTTTTGGTGTTTTATTAAAATATTTAGCTACATAATCAACAGCATCATATAATTCCCACGCTCTCGCAGCAAGTCCTTCCCTTGTTTGAAAGAAAATGACTTCATTATTATGATTTTTAATTTTAGCAACTAATTCAAAAATATCAAAAGAAGTCCCACAATCAGTGTAGCATTTAAACAATTTTGTATTGTCATAATAATATAACTTATGAGAACCTTCTCCAAAATTATTATGACAAATTGTTTTGGCAGTGAACAAACTTTCACCTTTCATAATAGGTTCACCGCCAAACTCCGCAACTAAATTAAAAACTTCGTCTATTGTTAAAGAATTTTTTATTTCATCTTTATCATAATATTCATGCATTTATATTCTCTCCTAAAAAGCACTTTGTTGTTCTTCTTGTCTTGGTTTTACTTCTATCTTTAAATCTTCAATATTAATTAACTCATACTGATAATTTGTTGCGAACATTGGTTCAATTTTACAAGTCCCTCTGTCATCTTTACACCACAATAATATGTCTTTATAACGACCTCTTCTGTTTTTATAAACTGAAATTTTTATTGTCGGATTAGGGTATCCGCCTTCTCTTAAAACTTTTTCAAGAGCAGTCATATCTTCTTGACTTGTCTGCAACATAATCATACCACAGTCAATTTTATCTGCAATAGATTTTGCACCTCTTAATAAGTTTTGGTCATATTGACTTGCAGTTTTATATTCTGCATTTAACTGGGTGGCAGACATAATAAAAATGCCATATTGATTACACATATCTTTTAATTTAATAGACATCATAAATAATACATTATCTTCCCTTAATCCTTTAATACCCGTCTTTGAAGTTACTTCACTTAAGATTTTCATTGAAGTATGTATATAATCAAAAAAGACATAACGAACATCATAATCTCTAATTCCTCTTTTAATAGTTGTTTCAATATCTTTTAAAGAGAAATCAGGTAATTGTTCAATATATAAAGGACTGTCTTTAAGAACTGTTGCCGCCTTTACTACACGCTCCCATTCGCCTGCATAATAATTTCCATCTATAATATGTTCTTCATTTACATTAGATAAAAAAGCTAACATCATTGTCTGCACTTCTTCTTTATCTTGCTCTGTTGCTATAAATAAAGTTGGTTCTTTTGTTCCATTAACTTCCCAATTTTGAGAATAAGGATTATAAATTTCTGAACAAGCAATAGTGCAAGCATCTGCTATCATTGCTCTTGTCTTTCCTACACCTGTCGCAGCAGAACGTAAATAAAACTTTTTTAATCTTGCTCCTCTTGTAATAGTATTAACTAAAGAGCCAAAAAGCGGATAACCTATTTCTGGAGTTTCTTTTAATCTGGAAAGAAGTTCTAATGCTCCATCTCCCGCCTGAACTGCACTATCATTTGAATCGTCTACATATTTTAATCTTATATCTGTAATTTTATCATTAATTAAATCTGCTATAGTATCTAATGAAGAATTATCTAACCAATCTTCTTGAGCTTGTTTTTTCTTAACATCTAAAATATTATCTATATCATAAAGCCAAGATAAATCCATTCCGCATTTTTCATTATACATTCTTAATAAAGTCATTTTTTTCATTCTATTGTAGTAATAATCAAATGCGGCAACTTGAGTGGAGTTAGACAGTTTTATCAAATAATCTTGACCTTTATTAACTTTATAAACTGCTAATTTTTTTGGTCTTTGTTCTAAATAATCTTCAATAGCATTAATTGTAATTTCTTTTGCTCCTAACATATGTAAATTATAAATAGAACCAAAAATAATTTTATGAAATTCTTCTGTAAAATCTTCTTCACAAAAAAAGTATTTATCTTCCATATCTAATAAATTTGGATTGGCATAAATACCGCCAATAACTTGCATAATAGATGGTATATCTACATATCTTTGTGCCATTAATTCTCCTCCTCATCAAGATTAAATAATTTTCTTTTTTTTATATAGGTTCTTGGAGAAAAAATTGATATTATCCTCTCTGTTGGTTTATATTCTTCTATGTTTTTCTCTTGATTTACTAATTGAGCTAAATATAAAGCATAATAATATTGACATGCTTCATCATAAACATATGGAACAATACCTATACCACCATTTGCTTTTTCTATTGGGTTTCCTTTAATTTCAAAAAACCAATGCAAAGTTTTTTTCATACCGCTATAACTATAATTATAATCTTTATGAAATGTATGTATTTGTTTTCTAATCTTTGCACTTATAGTATTAATTTTTAATAATTCTTTTATATAGTTTTCTAATTCTTCTAAATCTTTTTCATCTTGCGTTTTTAGAGCCTCTTGTTTTTCAGCACAGGCTTTATGAGCATATCTTCTTTCAGATATTTTCACTGTTGGCTCTTTATCTCTATCAAAATATTCACAACAAAATTTACATTTTACTTTATGCAAAGTTATATCTCCTTTACTAAGTATTCTTCTTTTATTAAACTATTAAAATCCGTTATTTCATTATAGCTCCAATATGGGATTCGATATAATTTAATATTATTGTTTAAACAAAAAATATTTTTTTCTGTGTCATGTTCTACCATTTTTTCAGAATAAAATAAACTATTTTTATTAAAATGTTGTTCTCCATCATATTCAATTAAAGCTTTTAATTCATTATTTTCAAAAATCGCAAAATCAAAATATCTTTTTGGTAAATTTTGTAATTCAAATTGTGATTTAAAAGAAATTTTTTCTTTTAATAAAATTTGAGTAATTTTAAATTCACCTTTTGATTTAATACATCCACATGAAAACTGTCCCGCTCTAAGTAATCTACCATCTGCAACAAAATGTTTTCCACAAAGTAAACACTTACAATTCCAATGAATAGCTCCATTTTGTTTATTATCATTCTTTGAAATAACATTAATATAATTTATTGTTTGACCTGTCATATCTTTTTGTAATTTAGGTCTATCATATGTTCTGTCTCTTTCTTTATTCCAACACCCACAACTCTTTGAAGTACCATTTCGTAAATTTTGTCCTAGAATTGATTTTTCAGTGTGTTTATCACATGAACATTTACATTTCCAATATACTCTTCTTCTCATTCTTTTGCCATCGAAGTAACTATGTTTTTTTGTTTTTTCTTCATCAACTTCAATAACAGTCCATCTACCTATTTGCATGCCTGTCATATCAATAAAGTTTTTTGGCCTTTTATTCATAAACCTACTCCTTTTATACTATTTCTTTCTATAAATATTATATCATATTTTTTTATAAAAATCAAAAAGTTCTTAGTTTTTCAACTAAGAACTTTTAATATCTATATTTTGTAAAATTAAATTGTTGCTATTAAATCTTTCATATCAGTAACAATTAAATCTAATGCTTCAGTTTGTTCTCTTGAACATTGATTTACTTTTTGTCCTCTACCCAAATATCTGTCAGTAATTTGACTAATCTTTGGAGATATTTCTTTTTCAAAAACATCTTCAGGAGTTACTTCAATTAAATGATTAACCATTGTATTAAATTCATTTACTAATTCATCAAAATCTAATTCAGTCTTACCATTGTATAAATTAACTTTTTCATCAGTGAAGTATTCAGAACCATCTTCCGCTGCTTGCTTATCTATTGCTTCTCCAATTGCTTTAACTAAATTTTGATAGCTAAAATCAATATAATCTGGAGTATACTTAAATCTACTTCCCGCTACATATCTTGGAGTTCCTCTCATAAATAACTTTGTAGAAACTTCACCTTTTTCATCTTGGACTGCTCTTGAATATCCAATAATATCACACATTCTTGAAACAATATTTCTTGGTTTACTTCCTAAAGTTGGCACTATCTGATTATATTCATGTCCTTGTTCATCTTTAAAAGTCTTATCAACAGAATGACTAATTAAAACAAGACCGTAGTCTAATTGAACAATAGAACGAAGACATTCATCAAATTCTTTAGCTACTAAAGTATAACCCTTACCAAAAGCAATATCCCCAATTGAGTCTACTCCAAAACCGCCGTCTGGTCTCTTCGCATTATCACAAATATATTTTTCGCATAAGTCATAAGCTATATCAACAGTATCAATAATGATAGTTTCAAATTTCTTTTTAATTTCTTCATCCTTTAACTGTCTTAAAGCCTTTCTAAAATCTGCCCATGAATTAATAGGTAAAGCCATTGCTCCCGGAATTGCACTATAACCTTTTTCAAAAGCAAATAATAAATGATTTGGGAATTTTGTGGCGGTTGTGGTTTTTCCGCTCTTTGGTTCTCCATAAAAGAATACACTATATCCACGTAAATCTCTACTAACCTGATGAGGTTGTATTGCTGCTAAATTTATATCACTCATTTTAAATCTCCTTCTTATTATATTTTAAAACTAAACAATAAGAGGTTTCCCTCTTATTGTTCATTGTTGTTACTTTTGTTTCTATTTATTAGAAACTAAAATTGCCAGCAGCTACTGCACCAACTGGTGTTGCAGGAGAAGGAGTATTATTAGCTGCTTTCTGTGCCATATATTCGTCACGCTGCTTTTTAACATTAGCAAGATAAACCTGTCTGTTCTGATTTGCTTTTGTTACATCTTCAGCTGTTAAAATCTTTTCATCTCCGAAATCATAAGGAACTGGACTAGCTCCTGTAATAAGATATTCTTTTGTTGTTCTCTTTGAAGTTCTTACTGCATTTTCGCCAAATGCTGAAGCCTGAGTATATGTATATTCCTGAGTGAAATTACGTACATGTCCCCATACCTGTGTAAATAAAGGCTGTGCTTCTGTTACATCTAAACTTTCAAAATATTTCATTCCATCTTCTGTTCTAACAGAAAATTCCATTGGTAAAATATCACCTCTAAAATTGAAGATTGCTCCTCTAACAACAACATAATCTTTTTTGATATTTCTATCTGGATTAGCTTCAATATGAGCAATGTTAGTAATAAGCATATCTGTATTGAATTTTGTTCTTGCAGTTTCATCTTTATTAAGCTGATTTAAAGTAATGAAGTTTACAAATCCGCCTTCATTTCTCTTTTCTGATACTAACTGGTCTTCTCCATTGTCATTTATAAAAAAGTCATTTAAAGCAATTGATGGAGTTACCTGAACTAAAGTAGCATTATCTTTGCCATCTGCAATCCAAGTCTTTCCTTCTTCAATAATACTCTTTAAATTTGTAAAAGTGCTATTCTTTCCGCCCTGTTTTGTTGATTCAGATACATAAGTATAATGAACTTTAACAACATTCAAACCAGCTTCATCAGTTGCAATTTCAAGATTACCTTGAATAAAAGCTTTTCCAAAATTTGGAGACTGTGAATTTTGAACTGTCTTTATTTTTAAATCATGTTGAAAAACTCTTCCTTCAATAGTTTCTGTGTTAATCATTCTTTTCATAATTATTTTTTCTCCTTAATTTTTCTTTTATCTTATTTATTTCATATTTATATTATAACAAAAAATTTTTATCTTGTCAAAATTATGCTTATTTACTTCTAAAAGTATTAATTATTATTTTTATCTATTAATTCATCTAAAAATAATAATTCTCCTGCATAAGGCAATGTTCTTGCCCATTGAATAAAAAATTCATCTACTTTAGTGTGGATTCCACTCCATTCATTTAATAAATCAATTATCTATATAAATCCATTTTAATGGCTCTTTTGTAATAGGGTCTCTACCAGCAAAATTTTGTTTCCCTTTTGCACATTTACATATTCCACTTTTATCAACTTTGCACCAATCAGCTGCATCTTTAGCACAAAGAAAAATTTTATTATTATTTAAACATTTTATTTTTCTTGCTCTTGGATTTTTAGCCCCAGTTACCGCTTCACTTTTACGTCTTTTAGTTTCATTAGAAGCTTTTTTACCAATATGAGATAGCCTAATTTTATCTTTTGTAACTTGAGATAATTGTCTATTACAACCTCCCTGCTTTAAATTATATCCATTACATATAGGGTCATCGACCCATGTATGATAAAATTTTATATAATATTCTTCCCAATAATTCGCTTCATTTAAAGTTAAATTATCTTTTAAAATAATATGTTCAAAGTTATTCCATCCATATTTTTGAATTGCTCTATAAAAAACAGTGCAAGGTTTATAGTGGATTCCATTTGATTGTGCTCTTTGCTCAAGAGTTTGGCATGTCTGTCCTATATACATTTTACCATTTATTTTATTCTTATGCATATAGATTATATATTTTTTCTCGTTCTTCTCCATAGAATATTAACTCCTTAGCATATGGCAATGTAGTACACCACTTAATAAAACCATCACACCATTCTGCTTTTAATTTATGATATCCTCTATGAAAAACTATTGAAAATAAATTTTCATAATTCATTGTAACGGTTCTAGTTTGAAGCCATGATTCTGGTAACCAACGAATAAGTTCTTTCCAATATCTTTCATCTTTAGTATCAAGATATTTTTGACGAAGTCCTTCTAACATATCTATTAAACGTAAAATCGTTTTTTTGCTATCATAACAATTCACATTCTCTCCAATAGGAGCTCCTGTCCAATCTAAATTATCTACATAATCATCTATTTCAAAACAATCAAAAGTGATAGGTTTTGCAGTTAGTTTATGCATTGTAGAAGTTGAATTAGCTACTGTTCCAACTTTATAAGTATCAAATTCTTTCCACCAGTATAGTGGAGCTGTAATATCAACAGAAACAATAATCTGACGCATAAACTTACGGTGCTCTGGGCCGGCTTTAATAAGACGCTGTGCTAATTCCAAATCTTTTGGTCCTATAAAAGCAACCTCTGCAATCATGTCATCATTATTTCTATATAAAACTCCATTGTCTAATAGCCATTTATCATACTTATCTTCTAATGCTATTCTTTCTTCTTCATAATCTCCCAAACTATCATAATATTCAGGTTTTTCATTCTCTGCCCATACACTAGCCATATCATAATCAGCTTCTGTATATTCATAATCAATTAGTCCAAAAAAACTATCACTTAAGTGATAACTTTCTTTAGGATTTCTCATACCTCTTAGGGCACCTTCAAAATTCATTACTCTTGTATTATTAAATTTCATTATTTTCCTACTCCTTTATTACTATTATAACCAAAATCATTTGTCATATATAAATCTATATAATACTTTTCTTTTTCATTTAATTGTTCTCTTGGACATTGTTCAATTAATTCCCAAGAGAAATTCCAAATACCATATTCTTGCATTGCTTTATAAAGTTTATTATTTGCGGGAGCGTCTATTCCTAATCCGCACTTAGCATGGTCTTTCCATCTTTTAGCTACATCTACTGCTTGACCAATGTAGCTCTCTCCGCTTATTTGATTAGTAATTTTATATATACCTGTAACAGTAGAAACACCTAAAACATTATTGCATAAAGAAGTCATAGGTTTTTGAAAGAAAGTTGACCAAATCAACATACTTAATACTCTTGGTTTGTTTAAATCTTTCTTTACTCTTTCAAGAGTTTGAATATCATTCCTATCAGCAACAGAACAAGGTAAACAATAAAAATCTTTTTGTTCTTTAATTTCTTTTTCTCTTGTTATTGCCTTTTGTGCGGCGATGCGAGTTTGACGAATTGTATCTAGCTCTTTATGTTCATCATCCATCTTTTTTAAAGTTTCCATTTGAAAATCAGAATAAGATTTTTGTAATAATTTTTTACTATCTTCCCAATCTATCTTTTCATCTTCATACTTTTGTTTAATATTAGCAATATTGGTTTGATATTCTTTCTCTGCGATTAATATACGCTTTTCTTTTTCTTCTTCTAATTGATTTGTAATTTTAGTTAAATTATCTATTTCATTATTTCTTTTGAGAATTAAATCTTCATTCTCTTGTTTTAATAACTTATTTTTTATTTCAAATTCTTTATTTTGATTTTTAATATTTTCATTTATTTTTTGAATTTTGCTACCTTTATAAAAAACAAAAATCAAAATAAGAATACTAATAACTAATATTATATATTCCATAGTTCCTCATTTTTTGGTATAAAAATAGAGTTGAATAATAATTCAACCCTATTTTTTATTTGAAATTAAAATTATTCAGCTGTAGCTTCAGCATCTGGGTCAAATGCAGCCCCAGCTTCTGTAAGTTTAATAAACTTAACTGGCTTATGTGTTCCATCTTCTAATTCAATCTCTGCTGGAATTCTTTCCATAAGACCTTTTCTCTGGAAAGCTGAAGTAACAATACCATTAACCTGTCTTACTTCAAGACCTGTAGCTGTTGCAATATCAGCTGCTGTAATGTTTTCTCCGTTTACACTCTTAACATAATCAAATACTTTTCTTGAATTTTCTTTTAATACTGCCATTTTTAATTTTTCTCCTTTAATTTAAAATATTTTTTATATTAGATACTTTGTATCTTTATATGAATATTATATCACAAAAATTTTCAATTGTCAAGAAATTTTTGTTTTAATATAAATTCATCAATATACATAATTTCTTCAAAATTTAGTCCCGCACTTAGTTTTATAATTTCTGACTGATAATACTTTATCTGCTCAGCATCATTATTTTTTTGAGCTAAAGCCAATTTTTTTTCAGTTTTAACTAACTTATGTGCGATACTTTTTAAGTTTCCTTTATTTTTCATATTTATATTATACCTAAAAATTTTTTAATTGTCAATCATCTTCTTCAATTGTTCTTCTGTAATAATCGGAATACCTAACTTTTGTGCAGTTTTATTTTTCGCACTTGTAGAATTAATATCATTATTAATTAAATAATTTGTATTTCCACTTACAGAACCAGTAACTTTTCCACCTAAATCTTCGATATAACTTTTTATAGCATCTCTATTTTTAAATTCTTTTAATTTTCCTGTTACACAAAAAGTTAATCCTTTTAATGTAATATCTTCATTTTTTATAACTATTTTTTCAAAAGTTAAATATGGTTCAACTTCTTTTGCTATTGAAAAATCAAAAGAGTTTAATGCTTTTTCCATTTCAGGACCAAATCCATCTAATGCAGACCATTGTCCATCTCCCACAGCACTGATAAAATCATCCCAAGTTGCAAAATATTTTACAATTTCTTTTGCAACTGTTTTTCCTATAAGTGGAATACCTAATGCGGAAATAAAATTTTCTAATTTGCATATTTTACTATTTTCAATAGCTTGAAGAATATTAGTAACTGATTTTTCACCAAAACCTTCTTTATCTATCCATTCTTTTTTATACTTATTTAAACTATATATATCAGTAATTTTATTTACCCAACCCCAGTTAATTAATTTTTCAAGAGTCGCTTTAGATAAACCTTTTATATCCATACCTTTTTTACCACAAAAGTGGTCTAGTTTATTGATAAGCTTGCCTTCACATTGTGGATTTTCACAAACTAAATTTTTCACGCCAGAAGCTGAAATAGAAATCTTTGTAGCGTTCCCGCAAACAGGACAAGTATTAGGGATATTGATATGTTTTTCTTTAGAATAATCTCCTATATGTTCCCATGATTTAACTTGAGGTATAATCATATTAGCCTTATAAATATGGAGAATATCTCCTCTTCTTTCAAAACCTCCGCTCAATTCTTCCATAACACTAATATTATGTAGATTTGCTCTTGATACAGTTGTTTCTTCCAGTTCCACAGGTTTAAATATAGCTACTGGGGTTAAAACTCCAGTTCTACCCATCATCCATTCAATATCTAATAATTCAGTATCTACCTCTGTATCACTAAATTTAAAAGCATAAGCTGCTCTTGCATGATGACTAGTTGACCCCAATGAAGTTCCATATTCTATATCATTAAATCTACCTACTAATCCATCAATAGGATAACCTAATTCTTTACAAGAATTTACAAGAAAATCTCTAGCATCCCAATCAAAACTAGAAGTCCAAGGTGGTACAGTAAAGCCTAATTTTCTTAATGTAGTAAAATTTTTTATAACTGTAGATTCTAAACCCTCTACTACATTCCATACTACAAATGTTAATTTTCTTTTTCTACACTCATTAGCATTTAATAATCTAATAGAGCCACTTGCAAAATTTCTATTATTTTTATATTCTTCTTTAAAAGGTTCAAAATCTTTATCCGTACAAATTATTTCGCCATCAATAATTAATCTTTCTTTATATGGAATAATATAAGGAACTCCTTGAACAGTTAAAATGTTATGAGTAACATCTTCACCTATTTCTCCATCACCTCTTGTTTCAGCAGAAATAATTTTACCATTTTCATATACAAGAGATACAGTTAATCCATCTAATTTTGGCATACCTACAACATCTTTATTTTCAAAATATTCTATAAACTCTTGCCAATCTTTTGTTTTATCAAGAGATAACATAGGATGATTATGTTTTACTTTTGTTAGGCTTGTCTTAAATTCATAATAAATATTTTGAGTTGGAGAACCCATTAAGCATATTCCTGTTTCTTCTTCTAGTGCTTTTAATTCAAAATAATTTTTATCCCACTCAATATCTGAAACTACTGGATAACCTGCGTCATATTTATTAGTCCAATCATTTAATAATTGAATTAATTGTTTCATTCTTTCTATCTTAAAAAAATTATTCATTAATTACACCTTTCTTTTTTATCGCTTTATCAATTGTTATTCTATGATAATTTTTAACATCTTTTAAATATCCAGCTTCTAAAATATCTTTTAAACTTATAATAGTATTATTTTCATTCCATCCTATTACATCTGATGCAAAGTTTAATCCTTCACCATCATAAAAAGTACCATTGTGAATATGTCCATGTATATTTAAACACATTTCCCCTAATCCACTAATTGGTTCGTGACTTAATAAAATTCTATCTGCTATGAATAGCGGACCCGTATAAATTTCATCAAAATGACTAATCATTTTACTTCTTACATCGTGATTACCTGTGATTAATACCTTATAACATTTTAATTCATCCATATATGCGGGATTACCTACATCACCTAAATGAATTAATGTATCATTTTTATGGACTAATTTTTTTAAATTTGCTATATGTTTTTCTGGAGTAATCCAATCTGGGTCCATAAACTTACAGTCTGCATCTTCAAAATGTGTATCTGATACAAAATATATTGAACCTTTTTCTGACCACTTCTGAAAAATTGGATACAATGTTTTTATCATAAAATTACAACTCCTTTTTATTCTTATATAAATATTATATAATAATTTTTATTAAAAATCAATAAGAGGGTTTATATACCCTCTTATTTTATAACTTCACTACTGATGTTATTATACTATCTTTAATCATTAAATTACCAGCTCCGCCTCTTTTTATAGTTGGAACTTCTCGTGCAGATATGCAAATAGAGTTTGGTCTACCAATAGCTAAAATATTATCTTCTTCACTTAACATTAAAGCTCCAATAATATTACCTGTGTTTTCTTTTGGTTTATAAATCATTAAGCCTTTTCCACCTCTACCTTGGCAAGGAAATTCGTCTAACTCTGTTTGGGTCATTAAACCTTTTGAAGTAAATACTGCAACTTTATCTTTCTCATTATGGATAGGTAACCCAATAACAATTTCATCATCTTCATCCATCTTAATACCTTTTACTCCAGAAGTTGTCCTACCAATAGGTTTAATATCTGTAGTAATAAAATGAATTGATTGACCTTTCTTTGTTATTAAAATTAAATCTTCATCCTTTAAAAAAGTTACATTTGCTATATCATCACCATCTTTTATTTTTATGGCGGCGATACCTGTACTTCTTTTTATTTTTGTATATTCTTCTAACTCTGTCTTTTTAACTAATCCTTTTTTAGTTATAAACACTACATATTCTGCATCTGTTTTTCTATTAAGAGAGGTAACCGCAACAATAGATTCATCATTTCCGCAATTAATTAAAGTTGTTAAAGGTACACCTTTAGATACATTTGTTCCAGTAGGAATATTATCTACTAATATTTTATACATTTTACCTTTTGAAGTAAATACCATTAAAGTATCAATAGTATTAGTAGAAAAAGCATCTAATATAACAGAATCTGCAGATTTTACACCTTTACCTTTTTTACGCTGTACTTTAAAACTCTTTTTTGGAACTCGTTTGATATAACCAGTTTGAGTTGTAATTACTACCACATCTTCTGGAATAACGGCTTCAATTTCTTTATCATCTTTTGGCACTTCAATTTGTGCTAATTCTGTTCTTCTATTATCGCCATATTTTTTAACAATAGCAACAAGTCTTTCTCTAATAATAGATAACTGTCTACTTTTATTAATTAAAATATCATTAATATCATTAATTGTATTAATTAATTCTTTCTTTTCATTTTCTAAAGCAATTTTTTCCATATGTGCTAATTTAGATAATCTCATATCTAATATAGCTTTAGCCTGCTCTTCTGAAAGATTATACTTAGACTTTAAGCCTTCTTTTGCTTTAGCTGAATTTTCAGATTTTTTAATTAAAGTAATAACATTATCAATATCTTCAAGAGCAATTAAAAGTCCATCTACAATATGTAATCTTGCTTTTGCTTTCGCTAAATCAAATTCTAATTCTCTTTTTAAACAATCAATATTATGTTCTATATAAATACTTATGCAATCTTTTAAATTTAATTCTGTAGGTGTTTTACCTACTAATCCAACTTGATTATATGAAAAAGAAGATTGTAAATTTGTTTTTGCAAATAATTTTTTAACTACCCCTTCAACATTTACATCTTTTTTACAAGAAATAACAATTCTAATCTCTTTTTTACTACTTTCATCAACTACTTCAGAAATTCCTTCAATCTCTTTTTCATCACAAGCTTTGCCTATTGAATTTAATATCGCTTCTGTACTAACTCCATAAGGAATTTCATAGAAAACGATATTATTTTTTTCTATTTTATACTGTCCTCTAATTTTTACAGTGCCTCTACCTGTTGCCATAATTTGTGGAATATCATTTTTATTTATAATCAAACCACCTGTTGGAAAATCAGGACCTGGTAATGTAGGCTCTTTTCCATCCATTACATCATATATTGCTTGTGCAACTTCTTTTAAATTGTGCGGTGCCCATGAACAAGCCATAGCTACGCCAATTCCGCTATTTGGATTACACAAGAGATTAGGAAAAATTGCGGGAAGTGTAATTGGTTCATTTGCATTTTCATCATAATTAGGAATAAAGTCAACATTCTTTTTCTTTAATCCGTTTAATAAACCATCTTCTGTAATTTTTGCCAATCTTGCATTTGTATATCTATAAGCAGCGGGACCATCTCCACTAATATTACCCATGTTTCCGTGAAAATCAATTAAAGGGTAACGCATTATCCAAGGTTGAGATAAACGTACTAACGCTCCATATATACTAGAATCACCATGGGGATGCCATTTACCCATGACATCTCCAACTATTCTTGCACATTTAACGTGTTCCTTTGATGATGTATAACCACTGTCATATGCTCCCCATAAAATTCTTCTTGCAACTGGTTTTAAACCAGATTTAGAATCAGGGAGAGCTCTATCTGAGTTAACCGCAACTGCATATTCTATAAAGTTTTGTTCAAGTTCTCTCGATAAATTGTGCATTTAAAACTCTCCTTTTTTATTTTCTATATATATTATACCTTATTATTTATAAAAAATCAATTTTTATATATATTGTGCTTCATGACTATGAGTTTGAATAAACTCTTTTCTTGGGACAATTTTAGTTCCCATTAAATCATCAAATAAATCATCTGTTTTCATAATATCATCTACAGTAATCTGTTTAATAATTCTTTGTTCTGGGTCTACCAAAATTTCAGTTTCATCAGCGGACATTTCTCCGAGTCCTTTTAAATGTTTAACCTGATATTTCTTTGTAGCTTTTGTTCTATATTTTTCTAATTCTTCATCATCTTTAAGATAAATATATGTATCTTTCCCTTCAGTTACCTTATAAAGTGGTGGTACTCCCGCATAAATGTGTCCATCTAATACCAACTCAGGGCAGAATGTCCAAATAAAAGTATAGAAAAGGTTCTTGATGTGAGCACCATCTACATCAGCATCTGACATAATAATAATCTTGTCATACCTTAAATCAGCTGGGTCATATGTTAATTTCATTGTTTTCATGTCAACAGTTAAACCAAAAGCGTCAATCATTGTCATAATTTCTTGATTTTTTTGTATTTTTTCTAAAGTTGCCTTTCTTACATTCAAAATTTTACCACGAATTGGCATGATAGCCTGAAACTTGTTATTACGAGCTGTCTTTAAATTACCACTAGCACTGTCACCCTCAGTTATATATACTTCACATTTACTTCTATCTTTTGAATTGCAATCCGCTAGTTTTGTATCAAATTTTAAAACTTTTTCTTTTCTTTTTTTCTCTTTCGCTCTGATAGATTCTCTTGCTTTTTTAGCTGCATCTCTTGCTTTCTTAGCATTAATAGTTTTATCCGCAATTTCTTTTATTTCTTTTTCATTAATAGATAACCATGTCTGAATATTTGCAGAAATAATTGAATTAAATGGTTTCATATCAATGCTTGTAATTCTACTCTTTACCTGTGCATCATATTTAACATTAGGAGCAGTTAAATTAAATACAAGAAACATTCCTTCTTGAATATCTTCTCCGCTTAAATTATCATCCTTATCTTTTAACCACTTTTTCTCTCTAAAGAATTTATTAAATTCTCTAGTTATAATAGTTTTAATTTGAGAAATATGATTTCCGCTCTCTGTTAAACCTGTATTTACATAAGGAACAATAGTAGAAGAATAATTTGAAGTATATGTTAAAACTAAATCAATATCATTTTTGCCATCTTTATCTTTAATACATAATCTATTATTTATAATTTCTTTATCTTTAACTAAATCAGTAACTAAATCATTTATACCATTATCACTATAATAATTAATTACTTTATCAGTTTTTTTGTCAGTCAAAGAAATATTTAATCCAGGACATAAACAAGATAATGTTTTTAAATAATCTTTTACCTTATTTAATTCTACATTAGTATGAGTAAAAAATTCTTCACTCGGCTGCCAAGCTACATAAATTCCTGATTCTTCTTTTGTTTTTCCAACTTCTCTTCTATCAAAAACACCTTCTATAAATTCAATAGTTTCATATTCTCCATCTCTATAAGAAGTTACAGTAAGATTATGAGATAAAAACGTAGGAAGCTTTGAACCTATACCAAAATTACCAAGAGAAGTTCCTTCATAAGTACCATCTTCTCTATATTTTCCAGAAGTATTTAATACACTAAATACTGCTTCTAATACTGTTTTTCCATCTTCTCTCAAAGAATTAACTAATATACCTTGTCCATAATCTCTTACAGATATAGTATCTTCATTTATAAGAGTAATATCAATTTTATCACCATGACCTAACTTAAATTCATCAATAGAGTTAGAAACTATCTCAACTAAAAGTTGTGTTGAATAAGTTGTATCACCACAATAAACTTGAGGTTTTAATCTTGTAAATTGTAGCGGGTCTAAACTCTCAATACTTTCTTTATTATACAAGTTATTCATATTTTAACTCCTTTTCTTCTTTTTTATCTTTACTTTTTCTCCATACTTATAATTATATCAAAAATATTTTTATTTGTCAAAATTATTCCCATAATAACAAATCTAATCTTACTTCATCTTCAGTAGCAAGAGCATCAGCTATCTCATTTCCAAGAATACCGCTATGTCCCTTAATTTTCTCTATTCTAATTTGACAATTGGAAAAATTTTCTATATAATTATTATAGATTTCTTCAAATACATCTTTATTCTTTACTTCTTGTTTTTTACTATTAGTCCAATTATTTCTAGCCCATGAATATATCCATGTGTTTAAGGCATTATAACAATAGGCGGAATCTGTATATATTGTTGCAGAAATTTTTTCTCTTAAGCAATATTTTATAGCATAACTAATAGCCTTTATTTCTTCTCTATTGTTAGTGGTATTTTGTGATTGTTCGCTATGATAGTGAAGTATTTTTTCACCATCAAAGACTACCACTCCAAAACCGCCAGGACCGGGGTTTCCACTACAAGCTCCGTCTGTATATATCTCAATCATTATTTTCTCTCCTTATTATATACTTCAGATAGCTTATCATATATTAGCTTAAGTCTATCTATATCTAAAACATAATCTTCATCATAACAAACTAAATCTATTAAACAATAGTCTAAAAATATTTTAGTTTGTGGATGCATTGCTAAACCTTTCTTTTTCTTCTCTTTCCACCAATCTAATTCTTTTTCATAGGTAAATTGTTTTCCCATATAAGCACGACCTGCGCCCAAATAATCGCATAGCATTTCAAGAACATATTTAAAAGGCATCTGTAAAGGTTCTCCACCCTTATCAAAATTATCTTGCCAATATTCATAATGATGTGGGTTTCTACCCTTATGATGTAACCATGCCATCGAATAGCCTTTATCTTCTTTACAAGCATCTATTGGACTTCTATTACCTTGATAATATTTTACACTTTCCCAAAACTCTATAGGAGAAAATTTAGATATATCATGTAATATTCCTTGTTTATATAATCCTAATTTCCAGCAATATTGTCGCACATAGTGTTTATGCTTGCAAACTTTTATAAAATGTTGAACAACTTTTCTCATTCTCTTCACTCCTTTTTTGCTTTGAAAATTTATTTCTAATTTATCTTATAATACTATTATAACAAAAAAATGATAAATTGTCAATAAGAAATAAAAAAATAGGCAAATTTAATTAAAATAACTAAATTTGCCTATTATAAAACTACATTAATTCTGCGGTTGCCGCAATTTTTGACCTATAACAAGTTTGTAAAGTAACTTCTCCATAAAAAGGTTTTCCTCTAAATACTTCAGATAATCTTGATAAACCATTATTATCACCACTATAGCTTACCATATCTACTTGACTTTTGTCATCACCTTCAACTACGCAAACAGCATCTTCACCGACTCTTTGTAGCATTAATTTCATCATATCTATTGTACTATTTTGTGCTTCTGTAATATATATACCAGCTTGCATACCAGTAGTATCCATACCTCTACAATCTGCAGCAGGTACTAACACTAAATTGCCTTGCTCAATCATCATTTCAACTTGGTCCATTCCACCAAATTTAGCAGCAAGGAAATTACCAATTTGAGAATCCAATAATTTTTCATCCTTATCTCCTGGATAAAAACCTAACTTAGCTGCTCCTCTTACTGCAACAGTATTACAGAAAATAATAATTTTATTAATTTTACCAGCTTCAAATAAAGATATTAATGAACCTAGACCTAAGTAACTTTTACCGGAGCCCGCCTTACCTCTTAAAACAGTGATTTGGTTATTAAGTAAACTATCAATAGCTAACTGTTGATATGCGTCGCCATTCATTGGAGATATATCCCCAAAAAATCTAGATGGAATCTTTTTATACCCAATTCTAATATATTTTCCATCTTTCCATTTATATTTATCAACAATATTTCCATCTTGTTTAATAATTACATATTCATTTTCTAATAAATTAAAATGATTAATATAATTATCATTATATATATCATTATAAAAATGTGCTAAATCTTCTTCATTTAATTCAATCTCCTTATATCCTGTGTATTCTTCCTTTTGATTATTTTCATCAAAAGACACTGGAATACCAAGAAGTTCTGCAAAATGCTGACATAATAAATCATTAGTAATAAAAATAAAATCTGTATTATCCTTTTGTGCCTCTAAATAAACTGAGTATGCACATGCTAATATTTGAGAATCGTTATTTCTAGGTAGGTCATCAAATAACTCATTTAATTCTTCATAAGAAAATTTAAAAGGGATAACAGTATAATTAGAACGATTATCAGTCAAAAAACGGACTGCTTTTCTTGCTTTATATTTTACATCTTCATCTTTATGAATAGAAGTTTTTATATTCTCTAATTCTTCTATTGTTACACTACTAATATAAAAATGGTCATTTATTTTATCTAAACTATTTAATAAATAACAAGTGTCTATAAAAGTTATCATTCTTCTTCCTCCTCATAATATTCTTTTTCTGTTTCAGGAGCTTGAAATCCTATACAACAAGTATTTTCAGGAGGTAACTCCGCTTCTTGTAATTCTTTTTCAATCAGATAATCTTTATAAGCGATTTTAGTACAAATATGCTTTGTTACTTGAGCTAAAATATTATTTAAACTATCAATTAAATTAATACCAAAAAGTCCAACTAAAAGACCTATACAAAAATTTATCATATATTCGCCTTTCTATAAAAAATATTTTTCATATTTAATATAAAGAATACTATAATAAAATTATTTATTTTTGGCTTGTTTCTTTTGATTAAAACTATTTAATATTCTTTCTCTTGATTGGATTTTATTTTCTAAACTTTGTTCTAATTTTATTTTATCTTGTTTTAAATCAGTTAGTTTTTTAATTTCTTCTGTAATTTTTCTTTTTACTTTTTTACTTTCAATAGAGTTAATATTTACATTATCAGAATTTTGATATTCTGCAAGTAATTCTGTTAAAACTTTAATTCTATATCTTTGAGATTTTATTTGTTCTTTTACACTTTTTATTTCAGCTCTAATATGAGCATACTCACATCCTGCATATCGACTGCCTCTTTCATTTTCTTTATCTTTTGGATGTAATGCAGCAAGAGCATCAAAAGTTCCAAATTTATTTGCTATTTTTACATATGATAAACCAGATTCTTCATCATAATGTGCTGTTATTAACTTTGATTTAACCATAGTCTTTCTCCTTTTATTATTTATATACCCTTATTTTATCAAAAAAGAATTTTAATGTCAAACAATGAATAAAAAATCCCATATGCATGCGTAAAATCAGCACCGTCAACGACAGCCAAAAATAAAAGAGTAGCATTAAATGCTACTCTACCATTCACTCTTTTTATTTTTAAGCTCTCTAATACTTGATACAATTTCAGACTTAAATAAACCTGATATAACAGATAATACCGCCCATATAATTGGAATATCCTTTAATGCAATAGTAATTCCCATTGCCGCAAGTCCTGATACCATTAAAGGTCCAATAGTAATTTTAAGTATTAGTCCCATCAGAAAACCAAATCCAAAAGTAATAAAAGGTTCAATAAATATTATAGCAATAACTATAGCCCATATTCCAATAACGCCTAAACATCCAATATTTTCATCTAAATAATCATTCATATTATTCAACCTCCATATAAAATCCTTTTATGTCTTCAATAATATCATCAATTAAAACAGGTCTCATGCTATGAGCATCCAGTTCAACATGATAAATTAATCCATGTTCATCCATATCCCAAAACTTATCTGTAGTATGTAAATGACCACATAAATTAATGATACCGAACAATCCTTTATCATCATAGTTAGATGTCATAGTTGGATAATGAGATAAATAAAAATTATATTTTTTATATCTTAGCATAGTTGCACAAGTATCTACAGATACTACATTTTTTGCTGTTGCATATAATTTAACACGCATATTTGTATCGTGATTTCCAGTAACAATATGTAATCTTCCATTTAAAGATTCTAATAAATTCATACCTTTTGCATTATTGTTTAGCATACAATCGCCTAAAATAAATACATCATCATCTGCGGTAATTAGGTCATTCCAATTTTTAACAATAGTTTCATTCATATCTTCTACACATTTAAAACCACGAGGCTCATAAATAAAATCTTTATCGTGGCAAAAATGTAAATCTGATGTCAAGTAAATTTTTCCCATAATTTATTCTCCTTTTAATATAAATTTATTAAAGTAATTTCCCCATTTTCATCTGCTTCATAATAAAAATCGTTTTCATATACAGCAGGTGGTTTAAGACTCTCCCACATATTTTTAATAACCTCTGGCGGTACATAAGATTTAGTACCTTTTCTTAATTCATTCTGTTTTAAAGCCTTTTCTAATGGTACTTTTACATATACTATTAAAATCTGGTCTGGCTTTACAGTTAAATTATTAATTAATTTTTTTCTACTGCCCCAATTAAGATGAGTCGCATCAGCAATAACATTTTTACCTTCCGCCAAATATTTATCAATAGTTTCAGTAAAAGTTTTAAAAACTTTATCTTCTTTTGCAAAATATTCATCACCTTTTTCAAGTAAAGAAAATCTAATATTATCTCTTGATACTCTTACTGTATTTGGCTTATCTTCTACTAATTTCTTAGCTAAAGTGGTTTTACCTGAACCAGGCACTCCCATCATTACGAATAAATCTCCCATTATTAATTCTCCTTATCAATTCTATATTCACAATCAAAACTATAACTACAATTCCAACACCTTTTATTTACATTAAATTCACAATCTTCTTTTGAACAGAACATTAAATCTTCTTTTTTAATTCTATTACCATTGACAAATCTTCCTAATCTAAATTCTTTTTTAAAATCTTCTTTATTATACTTACCAAAAGGTCTTATTTCAGCATGATTTGTTTCTTTCTGGCAATATAAGCAATATATTTTTTTTAAATGTCCTGCTTCTCTTTCTTTTCCCGCTATTCTAATAATGGGGATGCCTTTTCTTCCACATTCTGTACAATAAAAATCACTTGGTAAAAAATTATTAGTTTTCATAAGGCACCACCCCGCCATTTTTAATACCAGTTTCTAACATTTTTTGAGCAAGAGCTTCATAATCAAAAGTTTCATCATCTTCAGGAATATTAAAATCTTTCTTTGCGTCTTCCAAGTTTAAGTTCAAAGATTCATCATACCAACTCCAGTTATCTACCCCACCAGCTTCTAATGCATTAAGTTCTTCCTCCGCTCTGTATAAATTTAATAATGTTCTTTCACTTATAATATAATGTTTCATTAAATATCAACTCCTTTATTAATTTATATAAATATTATA